GGAATCAACTATCTTGAAGATAGTCAAGTACCTGATACAGTTACGGCAGAGTAAATCTTTGTCGTAAGGGGCGGTGTCAACCGTCCCATGATGCGACCCCACGGAAGCTATACCGATAAAATGTAGGAGTTATTGCAACGAACTACAGGGGAGTCGCAAGCCACGTACCTTTAGGTGCGTGGTAGTTGACTATAAACTATGTAGAGTAAGAAAATCAACAGATTTAGAAAAGGATGACGTCCTCATCATCGTCAGTGTATTTGCTGAGCACATGTTCAATAGCAAGAAGCGACGAACGGATTTTATTGAGCGTGTCAGCATCTACCCGCCAAGCAATACGAGCGAGATTGGTGCTGATGGTAACCGCGTCCTCGTGGTCAATGATTGCCTTATTCTTCTGTTTATCTGCCATGTAGTTCCTTTCCGTGGTTAATCCCACTCACTTGTGCCCTCGTAGTAATTAGTGAACTGTCCCGTCCACCTTTTCCCGTCAGCATGGTTGTTATAACATAATCCTACAGATACTGTTCGATTATGGTATCTCGCATCCTTGCCACAACGTACACCGTCGTTAAAAGAAATAAGCCTGTCGTGCCCTGCACCGCGCTGTTGGCATAGGGCAACTTCAATCATGCTATCTCTGAGATATACATAGTCTGTTGTAGACAAATGGTTGTTCTGAAAACTGCCCTGTACGGTGCGTACATCGACATTAGCGAACTGTGAAATCTCGGCAAATGTAAGAGCAAGCTGAACCTTAAGTCTTTGCAATTTCTTATTCAGAGTTAATTCAGTACATCCCATGGAGCATTATCCTTTCAGTGAAGCCTCACACGACTAAAGTCGCGAGCGTGCGCCGCTTTAGAGAACTATAATTTTTTGTCAAATGTAGGAGATTCATGATATACTTCTTTATACCATAATCTGAGATACCTGCCTAAGTTCTGCTTAGCCGCCGCGTCGGACGTAAGCACAAAGGGTTTGTCACGTTTCATGCTCTCGACAACAGGTCTGCCCGACAGATTGATAAAATCATCAATAGGCATAGCGTTGAACTTTTCACCACGATAAGAATACACATCTGAATTTCCTGTAGATTCTTCGTCACGAACAATAGTCACGCAATCAATAGTGTTCCTGTTCTCGTAGACAAATTCCCATATGATGTCAAACCAATTGAAGCCTCTGCTCGATACTCTGAACACCATCTCTTTAGAGTTGTTGCGGCTATTATACATTCCGCCATAACGAGCACGCAAAAATTCTTGATTAAGTTCAGCATTAACTAACTCGTTATAGTCATCGATGTCCACGGTGTTAGATAATGCCTCGGAAGACAACGACTCGACAAAACCCTCGGATAAAAATCTGTAGGGTACATTGTGGATAAGTTTGAGAAGCATATTCTTACGCTCTTCTTCCGTACTTGTTTCCTTGCCGAAAGCAGGGTCAGAAGTACACATAAAGTCAGCATAAGAGGCTATAAAGTCAAGACAATCTTTCTTAACCTTATCATACTGTGTATGCTTGTAAAGCCATTCAGCCGCGAAGCAGGTCTCTTCGTAGTCTTCATTTCCACCACCATAAATGTGCTGTTTTAACTGAAATACCTGCTTATCATTTCGTATCATGTAAGCATACTCCGAACTTTCTACTAACCTAAATTTCATAAAATCACCTCTATCATTAGTCTACTATATTGTACGCTAGAAAATCAACAGAAATTAAAAAGCCCGCATAGGATAAACCCTACGCGGACTACTAATCACTTTTTGGGCTGTCCCCTATCATTGTCTTTCTCGGTAAAATACTTCTTGTACCGATTTAAAACACTTACCACATAATTGACCGTTACACACTTTGTAAAAGGCTCTTGTGCGGGATATATGTAGTTCGGTCCATCTTCGATGTCCTGTACCATTTTATCCCACGGATGAAAAAGTGGCTCTATAGGGGCAGTAGGGATGCCCTCAAGGATATCGTCAATACCGCTCTGAATAAAGTTCTTCACGGCAATCAAGTCTTCTCCCACAAATTCCGCCTGTGCCCCCGAGGTCATCTTCTCAAGAGCATCAAGAGTATCAGCAAGAAGCACAAGACCATTAACGGCTATTTCGTATGACTTACGGAACTCTTCGTATGCCTTATCATCAGAGAACACGTGGTTACTCTGCAAGGTCACGATAGCGTCACGTATTTGTTTGTTAAAGCCCACAGTAATCTCCTTACGAGGGATTGCCCCTCAATGCTAAATTATATAGTTACTATGTAATTATACAATTCAGACAAAGAGGCTAGGAAACTGTGCCTGTTCGACCTTCCGCTCAACAGTGCATATCGTGTCGTTATGCACTCCACCATGAGGGACAAGTAAGACACGCTCCATCGTGAACCCATATTCCATCCCTATACCCATGCTGTTCCAACCGAAGCACAAGACCTTGCCGTTAGGCTTGACTATCCTGCCTATCTCTTCCTTAAGGTGCTGATAGAAGTATTGTGCGGCATCCTGTGTCATGACCATGCCAAACCCTTCGTAGCATTGCTTAACTTGGGTCACAGAATATGGCGGGTCGAATAGCACCCCGTCTATGGATTCATCCTCGAACATCTTCAAGAAGTCCAGAGCATCCATATGATAGTCTGTATCATACTTGGGGTTAAGGTCATTTGTTATGTCTGCGTATTTATTTTCGTTAGCAAACGGGTCAATCCATTTTCCATTTGTGATTTCCTGCAATAGCAGTTCACGTATCGGGGCTATGGTAAACGTGTTCTTGTTCGGCATAGCCCATACACGCTGTATCTTAATATCTCTTGGAGCATTACGTTTCATTCTTAATCCTCATCACGGAGTCCTGTATGACCACTTCTCTTGGCAAAAGTTGTTCGTAAAAGTTGTTCGTTTAAGTATTGGTCTATAACAGACTGAGCCTTAGTTGTAGGGGCTATGTCGCTTAAACTCGAAGCATCAATAAGGTTATCAAATGCTATAGTCCTTGCAGTCTCAAGGAATACGTCAGAAGAAACTCTTGTCTTTTTAGTGTTTTTTGAAGACTTGCGATAAACAGTGTGCTTAGGCGAAGATGCAGGTGTGGGTGTTTTGTTCTGCTTTAATTCTTCGGTACGCTGTAACGCCTCTATCGCCTGAGCCATACTACCGTTACCACCAAGATTCTTATACTGCTTTACCCTTCTTGTACGAGCCGCACGCTTAGCCCTTTCCCTGTCCGCCTTTTTAAAGGTCTCTTTCAACCATTGACGGAACATAAACTCTGTTTCTGTCACTACAGAGCCACAGGCTTTGCAATAATAGCCCCCGTCCCATTCATCGGCTGTTATCTGTAACCTTCTGCGGAAGTCCCCACAATGAGGACAATAAAACCTCGGAAGCCTGCTTTTGTACTTATATGTAACTACCTGCTTCTGTGGGGAGTTCTGCTTACGGTCGCTTCTAATGTCTTGAACTAACTCGACAATAAAACCAATCACGGCGATTATAAGAGTGATTATAGAAATGATTTTGAATAATTCCTGCATTGAGTTATGTCCTTTCTTAATCATCAAAAAGTTCTTCGTATGCTGAGGACGAGCCTATTCCATCATATTGTTCTCGGGCTTCGTTATAGCCGTCGTTATACCCACGCTCGTACTCTTTCTTACACTTCTTGGTCAGTCGGTCAACCTCTGCCTGTAGTTCGCGGACACGTGCTCTGAGGCTGTCGTTCTCTGCGGCAAGTGCACTGTTGTGATATGTCAAGCCAAAATACTCTGTAGGCATTGTTATACCCCCCCCCTCAGACCGCATACTTGGCAAGGTCACGCACCAACTGCTTGCCTGCCTGTCGGTCGTAGTCCACCTTACTCTTGTGTGTACGAGTACCTGTGTTCATGCTGACGAACACTCTGTGACGCTTTGCGTCCATCTTGCGTTTATTCTTATCTACCATGTTATCCAATCCCCTCTCTGCTGATTGTTGCAAGTGCATCGTTTATGATATGGTAGCAGTCCTGCACGGATATGTACAGTTGATACTTGCCTGTCTCGTCGGGAATGAGACGAGAAGAGTTACGGATATCTGCCATAATAGGTGTCCACAGCTTGACTGACTGTTCTGCAAACGTCTTCGCCTCAGTGACATCGTGACTCCAATATGACTTAGGATTAGTTAGTACATCAACCGCTAAGTCAAGGTTTATGCTTCCATGAAGCTGTTTCATGTTCATGCCTCAATCCCCCTCAACAATCATAGTATACCATATGTTGACACTCCACACGACTAAAGTCGTGGGATTCTTGCTTCGACGACCACTACATTGCTAAAAAGCGTTAGTTTTACATGGTCTCCACAAGCGTTAATTCCCGTATGCCCTACGGTACTGCTTATGTTTTAGGCTACGGATAGCCCTTTATGTAAAATATTTATACTTGCATTGGTATCCCTATTATGTTTTGTATGACATTGTGGGCATTCCCAACTTCGTACTGATAAGTTCTTTACCAAAGGATTTTTATAACCACAACAACTACAAGTCTGGCTACTTGGATACATAGTAGGTACTCGAACTACGTCATTTCCATACCAAGTTGCTTTGTATTCAAGCATTGTAAAGAACTTGCTCCATGATGCACTTGCTATAGATTTAGCAAGTTTATGATTACGCAACATTCCCTTTATATTTAGGTCTTCTATGCAAATAGTTTGGTTTTCGCTTATAAGCATAGTTGACTGTTTTTGAAGGAAATCGTTACGTTGGTTGGTTATCTTCTCATGGACACGAGCAACTTTAATTCGCTGTTTATTGCGATTATTTGAATTTTGATGCTTGCGTGAGAGTCTGCGTTGTTCACGAACAAGTTTACGCATAGATTTTTCAAGGTATTTAGGATTATCTACCACATTACCGTTGCTATCAGAATAAAACTCCTTAATACCAACATCTATGCCTATCATACAGCCATCATTATGACGAAACTCCGTCTCAAAATCTACGTTAAGAACTACAAAGTATTTACCTGTAGGAGTTCGTTCTACGGTTACATTATTGATATGTCCTACTTCCATAGACTGCTTGATTTTTACTCAACAAATTTGCCGAGGGGAGATTAGGGCAGTATCTCAATTTTCAGAACGTATCCATACGCAGGTATCACAAACTCAACCGCATAATCAAGGTACTGCTCTGCTTCTTCCCAAGCGTAGAACTCGTCTACAGTTCCCACGAACAGAGACTTATCATGGAGTCTGAGATGTATGCTCTGATTTCCTGCAAGCAGGGCACACAGGTCAATTAAAACAACAGGATTTGCCTGTCTTATTATTTCGAATTTGTCTAACATAATTATTACCTCTCTTCCACGTAGTAGGCAAGTGACTTACCTGTCTCACTATTGCAGTTGTAGTATGCATAGTGAGCACAGAAATTTTCAAAGTCTGAATCAGCAGGAATAACAGCAGGTGCTTGCCAAATACTGTACACCCACATCCTGTTGGGTAAAACATAAACCGTCTCACCCTTCTTAAAACGAGAACGCGCTCCACGCACGTTAACCTTCTTGAACTTGATTTTGTCAGTAGGTCTCTCTATCATATACACTCATCCCCCTTCCCTAATCACCAACGCGGTCTAAAGCCCCAAAGGTCTTTGAACACGTCGCTGTAAATCTCGCTGTAGTTCGGGTTAGCGGGATTGTTGGAGTGTTTGTTCAGCCACTCTTCTGTGTCCCTACGCCAACGGAGTTCATCAGCGATAGTGCCTGTGAAATTACCTTCCCAATCTACTGCCTGTGTCATACGGGCAACCTGCTCGATGTACTCACCCATATCATCAACCATGGGTGTCTCGTTGCTCATGTCTGCGAGTGCCGCGTTAAGTGTTTCTGCCGCAATAAGTGTTCTTGTCATAATGAATACCCCCTGTAGTAGTTCGCTTGATTTATCTTACAAGTTCATTATAAACTACTACAGAGGGTAAAATCAACAGATTTAAAAACCAAGCATATCATTCTCGGGGTTAATTGAGTTTTCAAGGAACTTAATAGCCCGCTTGATTCCATGCGCCTGTCCTTTTACCCATGCATCAAGGTCAGCCTCGGCTACAGTATTAGGGACAATATCTTCTCGGGTCTTAACCATGTCGGGGAAAGTGAGTTCATTCGCAACAGCGGTTAATTTAGACCCTAAGCAACAAAAGCCGAGAGCGAGTCTAGCGCAAGTCTGAATTGCATCTTTAAGTTCGTCATCCTTGAGTATGTTATCAATCACACTCTCCTTGAACATCACTGTTTCAATTGCATGAATGTAAGTGTGCAATTCATCGGCTTTATAAGTTTCGAGTTTCTTCATACTTATTATTCCTCTCTTTTAGTTTTTCTTACCAACACAGGTGTGTCAGACTCATTGAACGGATAGATGCCATACTGACAAGGAAAGGCTTTTCCCGTCGCTAACCACTCGGGGTTTGTAGCGTCCGTACCAAGTTCACCGTTCTCTGTTAGATACACTCCGCGAGCGGTGTACCCGCCCATTACTACGACATCACCCTCATGGATTTCCTTACCGTTCATATCAAAGTATCGAATAGGATTGGCGTCCCTATCTATTCTCATACTCTACCCCCTAACTTGTCGCGCTCTTCGTCTAGTTCCTCAGTTCTTTTGTACCCGTACCATCTGTGTTCCGCACCACAGCGTTCGGAGCAGTTGTCGTGCTCCTTGCCTTTGTAATCTGTCCACACCCAACCGCACACATGGTCACACTGAATACAATCGGGTTCTTCGTCATCGGCTGTGTATACTATGTGCATCATGAGTCCACCCCCTCATAGGTGGCTCTTGTGTTCCATGCCTTAACTGCACTTGGCATGTTTTCCCAAATATGGAATGTATGGATTGCAGAGCATCTACAATCACTGTTAGAGCAAACAATCGCACACTTACGGTCGCCTCTATAGTCAAACTCACTGTATACTGCTTTGCCGCCGCAAAACGGACAAGGCTTTAAATTCTCAGCACCGTTTGTCATACTCGTCCCTCTCTAGATTTCTGCAAGAATGCTATCAACTTGTCAATATCATAGTTAGTAAGTAACTTAGTACAGATAACCATCTGTGAAGCAAGGTAACCGTTCTGCTTCCATGCCTTATAATCTTCGTCATGCGGATACGACCAGTCCACAACAATGTCAAGTTTATTCAAACTCTTTAGGATACGTGTTAAGTCAGTGAGTTTGAACGCAAACGCAAGCGTATTATCAAGGTTGTCCTCAATCCAACTTGCCCAACCTGTACGGAATCTACAACCTGTATTGTTTAAATCATTGTTGGATACCGAAATGTTATATTCTGCCCCCATAGCATTTAAGGAGCGAATAAGAACGTCATATCTCTCGGGAGAAATCTCAATCATAATAGATAGTCCTGCCTTTCATTCAGTCATGGATTGTATTAGTGGTTCTGCGTAGGTTGCCCTTGTCGTAGTCAAGCTCGTATTCACCCTCAAGCCACCCAACAAGCATGAAATCATATTTTTCAAGATTAACAAGCATGTGAGCACAGGCTAACGTGTCATTTGTAATGCCATTGCCCACAGGCTGACAGTCAGCATACCTCGACCAATCAACTTTAATCGCAAGACCGTTAAGAGAATCGGCAAGCACTCCTGCTGTTCCGAGTTTATAGCCAAAATCACGAGCTACCGCAGGGGTTTGAACCCCTTTAGCACACCAATTAACCCCGAACTTAAAGACTTCTTCTTTAGATGAATTGATACGCTCAAGGCTAACATCTGTGCCAAGCAGTTCTGTTATTGCCCGCCTAAGAACATCGTACTTGTAAGATGAGATTATAGTCATATCTGTTCCTAACCCCCGTTCAGTAAGTGATAATCAGTAACTACAAGTACATTGTAGCATGGGGCGAAATAGAAAATCAACAGATTCAGATGAGCCTACAGCCTAATTACCTCTTTTAAACATGCAGTCGGGAGCGGGTACAAAATCCTCTTGCCATTCTCGGTTAATCATCTCACCAAATATAAAACTACTAGGAACTCTACCAGTAAAATCATAAATACGGTTCATAGGTAACTGTTTGATTTGGTCGTAAAAATATAGAGTCCTTAAACTTTCTACATCATCCAAATCCTTTACTGAGATATTCACTCCGTCAATATCGTGTATCTTTCCACCGTGACGCAAATACAGCAACAACTCTTTGGCGTTCGTATATACGACTATCGACTTAAGGTTTGGATACGTTGTACGATATCTCTTCGCTAGATTACAGGGATTGGCATACACAAACGGCTCACCCCCTGTTAGGCACAGCATATCAGCCTTACGAAAATCATCATCAGTCGCATACTCAAGGTTCTGAATATCGTACTTGTTGTTACAGCAATATTTGCAATGCCTATCACATAGAGTTGTTACTACTAAGTGTAATGTCATATTATTACCTCATTATAAACTAATGAACGCTCTCGGCTCAGCATTTATCATGGTTACACAGCCTTTTCGTACTACAGTCTCCGAAGGGTAAACATTCCACCTTTTAGGATTCTCTAAGTCGAAATCGGATATATCTCCAAAGTAAACCCAATCACCTACATTAAGTTCACTCTTATCTGCCCAAATGATTGTGCCACATGTAGTACCTATCTTCGCAACATACTTGTACCAAGCACGCAGTTTAGGCTGTTCATCCTTATACGGGATGCACACCTTTTTTCTTATCTGTCCTATAGGTGTCATAAGGTATCCTTTCTGAGTGTGTGCTTTTCTTGGAAATCCATAATAGCATTTCCGATTTTAACCGTGGGTAACTTGTACGAATACAGTTGTATCATTTGAAGTATATAGTCAATTCGTTTTCTCATTTGCATTTACCTCGTGATTTGTATGGGTAACAGGCGGTAACTCGTCCATGTCTATAGCACAGTCAAGTTTCTTAACCTGTCCTTTAACCATCATAGTATCTTTAAAGAAGATAGTAACTGTCTGCCCAATCTGAAACTCGGGTACATCAATCTCTATGTATGCTTTCACTTTAACTTACTCCTCTATTTTGCTTTTCAAACCATTCAACAAATGCACCACACTCTTTTGCAAAGGCTTCTTCGTTTTCTCGGCACATCTTAGCTAATTGCTTTCTATTGAAGATGCAACCTTCACCATCTTTTCTCTCATAATCATCTGGAATACCATCACCAAACACTAAGCAAGATGTATAATTGCTCTCATACTCGGGGTAGTAAAGGTAGGGGCAATGTTCACACTTCATTTATTCTCTCCTTTTACAAGGCGCTCACCGCAACGGTGATTACATCTTCCCATGGGATTGCCTTTGCCTTTTCTGCAAGTTCCTCGTCTGTCCAGTCATCTGCTTCATATCCGTAGTAGTTAAGGCAATCTTCGTAATCATAACCCTCTTTGGCGATATATGCGTTATCGTAATTAACTGCTATGGTTTCTATTCTCGGCTCACATAAATTGCCCGCCATGTAACTATAATCATCGCTTATTCCGTCCGTATCTATCCATGCTACAACTCCCAAATTTGGGTTAGCCAAAATGAGTTCAGACAGTTTAGACGCACGCTCCTTGTTTAATTCATATTCTGTTTCCATTCGCTCACTCCTTCCTTGTACGGCTCTACATAAAACTTAACGATTGAGTGGCACTTTAGACATCGTGGCTGTCCGTATTTGAAGCCAATATCTTCTGTGGTCTCAACACATTCATTGTCCTCATTAAATATACCCACTCTATGCACATATTCCTTAATGCCGTATTCCATCACCCTGCCGCATTTTGGACATAGTATCATTCGCCCTCTCCTTCCAGCACTGTAAACCTTTTAACTTTGCCATTTGGTGTATCAACCACTTCGTTCCACATAGACGCAGGACGCACCCACATATTTCCTTTATTGTCCGCATATATGACCATAGATTCGAGCGTTTCAGTGTGAGTAGCCATGCCGAGTACCTCATATATTCCGCCTTTGTAATGTCTATACTTTACACAAGGAATTGTCATTTGCTCTCCTTTCTTATTCCATCTTTGTGCCACAATTAGGACAATAGTTATCGGGATAGGTATCTATATCACTACATTCGGAGCATTTATAGCTATTTTCGTTCCCCAAATCATCATAATTACCTAATGGTATCCAATACCCTGTTTTCGGCTTCGGAGTGACGGGCGGCGCATCGTCAATAGCCCGAATAATCTGTCCGTAAATGTATGCTTCATGCTTCTCTTCCTCGGACATTCCCTCATACACTTCGTCAAGATGATTGAATTGTGCTCTTAATGCCTGACGGTCAATTGCATCCTCGCAAGGCTGTACCTCATAATCATATCTCGCCTGTTGATAACCATGCTCATAGGCATCCTCTAGCATTCCATCTAATTTAAGCCTGCCGCAAGGCTCGGCTTCCGCTAACTCTTTTTTAAATTCTGCCATCTGCTCATCACTCATGCGTTCATTTTGTGCTTTGAGTGCTTCGATTGCTACATTAAGAGCTTCAACGGTTTCACGATTGCTCTCTTCTGCTTCTGCACAATCTTCGTCCACGTTAGCTTCATCAAGAGATGATTGATGCATGAGGCGTGTTGTTTCCAGTATCTCTATCACTTTTTCGTTAGTCAGCATTCTTCACCCTTTCCTTCGTATCACAAACAAATGCTTCTAAAGGTACTAACCATCTACTCATTCTTGCTCTCCTTCCTTTTCACTCAGTTCAGTTAGTGTTGAGCATTGCCCTGTTTCGATTACTCTCAAACAAGGCAAGCACATTAACCTACATATTACCCATCGCATGTCCTCTTCGTGGTTCTCACAATCGCTTCGCCAAGGACACGTTTCAACAGCATGTTTTATTGCATTTTTGGTCATTCTTCATCCCCTCGGGCAATTATCGATTATTCGATAGATGCTTCTAAAAGTAATATTGTTGCAGTTTTTGCAATTGTCGTCTTCTGAGAGATGATAATTGCAGTCGGCTTCATAGTCTTCTATCTCTGCTTTTATACCGTCAAGCACCTCGTCAAGCGGCTTGCCCTTATCGAGCACTGCGGTCAACGTGGTACTGCCACAGCCGAAAAAATCATCGTAATACCGTGTCTTCAATACTTCTTCGGGTATTTTAATCACAAGTTCAACGTCTGCCATAGTCAATCCAATCCTTCCTTTCTGCCTCATCAACTATCATCACACCACAGCCCTTGTGTGCCTCACTCCACACCAACTCGTTATCCGTCTCAAGCAAAGTCATAACTGCTTTTGCCACTCTGACTTTAACAGGATAAATCTTTACTGTTTCACAAGTATCAATATATATAGTCATTTAATCATCACTTTCTGCCTTGTACTTGTCGATAATTCGCAAAACTCTCTCAATTCCATCGTTATACGCCTTAATAAAGAAATTTGGGGAGTCCTCTAGTTTCTCCATTTCTATCTCTGCCTTTATCTCGTCAAGCACATTATCAAGCGGCTTGCCGTTCTTAATTGCTGTCAGCATCACATGACCGACAGACTCAGTGTACAGACGGTATTCTTCGTTGTTATCTACTGCCCGCTTAAGTTCTTCGGGTATCTTAATCACAAGTTCAATGTCTGTCATTATTCATCCCTCACTTTCCTCCCTGTATTTGTCGATAATCTGCAAGACTTCGTCCTTGAAAACCCACGGTCGGTCGTTGAAGTAACTTGAAATACCCTCTTCAAGGCTGGCTATTTCTGCTCTTATCTCGTCAAGCACATCAGACTTTCCATCTTTGTATCCACGAATATAGTTTTGCTCCTTAGTCATTGCTTTTATTTCTGCTTCAGATATTTCACTCATTTCCCGTCACTTTCCTTTCTGTGCTTGTCGATAATGTCAAGCGCCTTTGTCAACCCCATTCGGTAATCCCACATTTCCATTGGTTTAGAGGCGATTTCTTGCTCAATCTCTGCCTCTATCTTATCAAGCACAGCATCGAGCGATTCAATGGGGCAAGGTACATCACAACTGTAATCGTCAAACCACTCGCAGATACTACAGCCATCAAACTTTTCTTTTATCTCGGCTGTTATCTTATCGGGGTCATGCTCCTGTTCTAAGGCTTCGATTGCCATATTTAACGCTATCGTCACCAACACGTGAGTTATACTTTTACCATCTCCCCTGTACGGAGCTGGTTTAAGGTTCTGCAATATTGCTATCGCCTGTTTCTTTGTCATTATCAAATCGTCCATCATTTACTCACCCTTCTTTGCTGTCTGATATTCATAGCATACACACTCAAGATTATCTTTTGTAGGGCAATTCAACGCCCAACCGTACTCTGTGCCATCTATGTTCCACGCTTTACGTAACCACTTCTCACGAGTAGCATCTGTTAGGTAGCCAAGCACAACGGCTTGATTACCCTCTTCAAGAACTAAGCAGGGTCTTTTCCTGTCAGAGAAATGTCTAATTGCAATTATCATTTTTCATCCCCCGCCTCTTCCACAGATTTTACACGAGTATACGTCATGGTGGCATCTATGGGATAAACCATTTCTGTTCCCGCTGTCCACTTTTTATGTAACTTGCCATCGGAAAGTCGTACAGCGTCGTAGGTATCCTTGGTGTCGCCCGGGTACAGTACCTCGAAGGTCTTAATGTAGACATCCTCATACATGTCCTCGAACAGGTCACCTACAGCGATACTGCGTATATCCACTTTTTTATCCACGCTCTTTTGTACCACATTCAACTTCGGCATAGTCAATATCCCCCCCCCCTATTGTAATATGATTAAATTTATATGCCGCCCTCTTTCCACAGGGCAGTGTTGACAGTGACCATCAAATCCTTAAGGAACTTCTCTGCTTCCTTCTGTGAACTCATCACGGCAGGAAGTTCACGCAAAGAAGCGGGCAGGCTAGACATAAAGTAGCACTGTTGTATTATATCGGTCACAAGTCGGTTAACCAATTCTTCTATTCCCTTTTGAGCAAGAAACCGCTCAAAGTCGTCGCCCGATAAAGACCCTGTAGGAGCAAACTCCCCTACGGTCTTACAAATAACATCATATAATGAGTAAGTAGTCATCGAACATGTCCTTTCTTTATTCTGCCCACACGCACCTGCTACCAAGTTCATGCTTACGCTTTGCTACTCTGTACCATGTTACATTGTCAAGCGATACCTCAAGGTACTCATAACAGAATGAATGCTCATACGTTGAGCACATGTTATATTCACGTTCAGCCCATGTATAGGACTCATCTACAGTACAGCACAGGTACTTATAGAACCCGTCCTTGATACAGCACACAATGTCCTTGATAAGAGGTTCGGTACGGGGTTTAACCTCAGTCCAACCCATATCTTCCATAACCTTGATAGTAAGTTCGCTTCTCTTCATAGCCTGTCCTTTCAATCTGCTACGATAATATTTACCCATGCCTCACCATGAGACACGGTAGCATTGATTTCAAGCACGGAAAGGTCTCTGACCTTTCTCAGTTTCACAGGTGACTTGTGAGTGAGGTCAGCCACAGCACCCTCGAAGTAACAATACCTGTGCCGATTTCCAATGTATATATTCTGCGTACCGCACCCTAAATGATAAATAAAATCCGCTACTGTCATATCATATCCCCCCTTATCAGTCAACAACCTTAATGTAGAGTGCCATCCTGCGTGCTGTGCGAGGCTCAAAGGACATTACCTCGCTTCTTCCGTACTGCACACGGTAGGCGTTCTTATCACCCGAGAAAAGCACCTTAGCGTTCTTATTCATGTAACCTCTCTGTGCAGTATCGATGAGGTCAAAGGTCATGTTAGATACATCAAGTCTTGTAAGTTCAGTCACTGTCATAATTCGTACCCCCTGCGATTTGTTTGATTTATCTTACAAGATTATTATAACCTATGATAAAGAAGAAAATCAACAGATTTGGAAGTCACACAAACAAACTGACAAAGCCACTCGGCTCTTCACTCTCAGTGGTCTTCTTCTTCGGCGCGGGCTTCGGGATTGCTCGCTTAGGAGCAGGTGCAGGCTCAATAGTTTCGACAGCACCGTCTGTACCGCTTAACAGTGTTTCCACTGCATTGAGGTCACGCTCATATATCCTCTTCATATTAAGAGGTAAGTCCGTAGTTTTGAGTACATTCTTATATGCCTTGCGGAATGCCTCTAGTCCCGATTTAACTATCGTATCACCATGCCTGTATCCGAGTGTGTCTCTTGCTTCCTGTACGGTCATAATCAATCCCCCCATGCAACTACATATCTTTTTGCGGCGGCAATAGCCTTTTCCTTGGTAGCATAGACCTTCATGCCAAGTCCGTTTCCACCACGCACATCATAGTCGATACGGTTAAGGCACTCAAACCTTACTGACCATTCACCTGTCCAACCACCAAGAGGCTTGTATTTAGATACCCAAGCCCCACGGTCACCACTGTTGGACTTGAAGTAAATCTTATCGTCGCTAAAGTCTCTTCTCTGCATAAACAATACCCCCTGCCGTAAATTTATCTTACAAGATTATTATAAACTACGACAGAGGGTAAAATCAACAGATTTACTGCACAGGCTTGATTCTTGCGTAGATATCACAGTAGGTACTGTCAAATGAATCATCTACCTTCTCGATGAACCAAGGCTGACCTACTACCTGCTGATAATACGAAGACCAATTATTGCCACCGATACGAGCATGGATGTAAAGGATATCGTCTCTGCCTGTGTACTTATTCCAGGTTGTCAACTGTGCGCTTTTGCGCTTTATCTCGTTATGTATGTAGGTCTTTAATATCTTACGTTTCTTGCCGTGGATTCTGTCCCAACGAACCCCTACATAGTCAATGTAACCATACTCATCCTTACCTTTAACAAGATAAAACTTTTTAAGATAGTCAGTCCACCAACTTAATTCGGAGTAACTTGTACGAATGCTCCAAAAAGGATAACCCTCACATAAATCCCTAACACACTCGATGGCAATGTCATTTTTATTGATTACTTCTTTGAGGTCTACAGGCTCTTGGATTTTCATAAGTCTGTATCCACGAAGTCTGGGAACTTCTATCCCATTATCCTTGACAATCTTACTTAAATCCTCAATCTGAATATATGCGCCTAAGTCCATATTACCTGTCCTTCCTCTCTGCTTACTTAAACTCTATCAACTTCATTGAGCGTTCCGCATCGTTATAAAACCAATTCGTCCACGGACTGTTGCCCAATGTCTGTGCTTCAAGTGCTCTTTTATTCCAATCAAGCACATGTTCTGCTACAGTGGCGTACTCAAAACGGGTTAAATCTGAAACAGGCTCATTCTGTAAGTCTTTGATATAAGCCACTTCGTTTAAAAGCGTTTCGTATTCCATATCGAGTTCCGCCTGTTTAAGAAGAACACGAGTGTGAGTTATGGTAATTGCTACTGTGGAAACAAATGTCCAACTAATACCTATAATAAGCATAATAATTGCAATAGCATCTATAGCACCACGGTCAAATGCACGGGTATGGTCAACCAGCCAAATCCCAATAAGACTGAGTATTAAAAGTCCTATAGGAATGAGTGTAAGTAACATATCATTTTCCCCCCTTCATTTAAAAAACAAGCGACGCCTTACTGTCCCACGAAGAATACATCTTGCCGTTCTCACGGATGATGTAATATTTAGTAGCCATATTTGTTTCATCCTTTGCCATACTATCCATATCAATTACAGTAGAGAATCCATTGTAATCATATCTTGCCGCACCATAAGGAAGAACATTAATGAGTTTTCCATTTGTTCTTACATAAGTGTTTATCCTACTCAGAAACTCATCACAGTAGTTACTACAATTCTGCTTAATCCATTCACCCTCAGGAGTTCCGTCAACACTCCACATCTTACGGAAGGTTACTTGGTCAGCAGACAGCTCGGAACATCTTTTAAAAATACTATAAAGTTCTTCGTTTAATATCCCGTTATTTACTACATGGTCTTGCATATTGTAGGCATATCGCCAATTCAAATAATCATAAGTACGGAAGTGTTCTGTAAACATAAAGTTGGTGACGTTTACACAAATACGAATATTAAAGCCGCGCTGTTTTGCATTTACGCATAAAGTGTACAAACCAAATGTCTTATCAGCACAGCGCTCTATTTCTTTATTAATGGCATTATCAAAAATGTTAAACGTAGAAATTGCGAGAGTGGTAACACCGATTGCTTTAAGGAAGTCAAGATAATCTTTATCTATAAACGCTCCCGTAGTCTGCATCTCAATATTTAAGAACGGTTTGGGTAAAGATTTCATGGCAAGGTACAGACTTTCAAGCCACCTTCTGTTCTGCTGTGGTTCAACTGAACCCGTAAGCATCAACGTAGTACAACCCTTGTCCTGTGCGTACTGCATACGCTTAATTACATCATTCCAATACTCAAAGGTATCATAGCGACTTCCATTGAATTTATCTTCATACGGATTGTCGTGCTGTCTTGCTGTACAAGTTTCGCAATGATTGATACATTTCTTTGCCGGACAGCAGATTGATAAACTCTGAATTACTTCCTGCATACTCACTCTTCCTTTCTCTTCTCTACAAGCCACAAGTCTGTATCTCTGTCATACTCAATTATCTCATATGTCTTAGAGAGTTCATTTACAGTTACAGAATCATTAACTCTTAATCTGTAACGTTCATGCTTCGTAGGTATAAGCGCAAGACAGAACATAGACGCCAGAAGTAGTGCAGAACCAAAGAGTACCAAAAAATCGACTAAATCTTTATCCCAAGCGCTATTCGCCTTCCGTACAGCCATAATGTAACAAATCATGCAGAGCACTAAGAGTACAATAAAAGGGGCGAATCCCGTATATGTAACTACTTTACTGATTACTTCCATTCTCATTCCCCCTGTCATTGTTAATAGAAGAAGTATATCGGCTAAGCCTCTCGCCAATCTCGGGCAAAGAATAGCGGGCAAGAATAGCACACAGGAAGGTAAACCCACCAAATAAATCGGCTACAACTTCCTGCGGGAGATTGTTAAGTTCCCAAATGTAATACTTGTATGCCTGCTCGGCACTACGTCTGCCACGTTCAAAGGCTGACCTCTGATTGTAAAAATCACTCTGCACATTCTGTCTGTTCTTCACAGAACACTGTTCCTGTGCGCGTTTGTATCCTTCGTTATAGCCATCACGATACGCCTGTCCGATATTACGTGCTGACTCATAAGTCTCATCGATTCTATTCATGTTAAGTCACCTCGCTCATTCCTGTCCGCTAACAGCAGGAGACTACAATACTGTAAAGGTAATGTAATTCCTATCCCCCTTAAGGAGTACAGGCTTGGTGAGAAGTTTATCTCCCCAATACTTCTTAATCCATGCTTTCTGCTTATGGAGCGGAACAGTATCACTTCTGCGAACATTATAAGTAAGTGTTGATACAGTAGATATATCCATAGGTCACGTCCCCCCCCCCTTACCCCATATAGTGTGATGAAATAGCAGGAATGATAACGCCCTTTCCCTGTAAATCCTTCTTGGCATATTCCCTGCCCAACTTATACATAACGCCCTTATCAAGGCAGTCCTCAGCAGTATCGTCGTAGTAACCTGCTTCTACATCATAATAACCTCTTGTGAAGTTTCTGTAGGCAGAGTTACGATATTCGTTATCAAGGAACTCTTTGGTGAATACTCGTCCCGAACTGTGAACATATACCACCTTGTTCGCATCACCATCGATGGTAGACTCTTGGCAGATGTCGAACAGCGGGTTACCGTAAACTGTGATGTTCCTCTCGATTTCTTCCTTCATCTGACTATTTAATCTGCACATGTTTGTCTTCCCCCTTATGATACTTGCTGAGTCTTTTATAGTTAGCATTGAATGTACGCTCATCCTCACGGATGTTCTTATCTGAGTTAATCCAATTCAGATGCTTGCCTGTTGTAGTTCCCCAATAGTTCTTGATTATGTGAAATTCACCGTTAATACGGAAAGCAACAAGAGTGTTGTAACTGTACCAATACTCATTGCCCCTGTTGTCCTCGAAGCACAGCGTGTGTGCTCCATAGTTATCATTTGAATACTGACCGTAATTGTAATACTTAGGCTTAAACATATCTCATGTTCCCCTTTCAGTTAAGTGCTGTATGTATCTTACAAGGTTATTATAAACTATGTTAGGAAAGAAAATCAACAGATTTAAACTGCTTCCTTACTAAGTAAAGTCTTCTTGCCGTAGATGTCCATCTCGTATGTACCTGCGAACTTATAGCCGAGAGACATATATCTCTTGTATACCTTGTTACCGTACTCGGCAGTAAGGATACGCTTTAACTCACCTATATAGCCTGTACTGCCGTCCGCACGCTCTTCACGCTCAACGTAATACTTATTACCATTGACTACCCGATGGAACTCACACACGGACTTCCATCCGTCACCGATAGACTTTTCCAAGCGGTAAAAAGTGCTTGACCTTCTGCTACCTGTGCTTGCCATTATTACCTGCTCTGTATGTGCCATGTGGACTTCCCCCTTTCTGTTTAATCAATCACGCCACGTTTCTTCATATCGTAGTAGCACCATCTTGCTACTGCATCATCTTCCATAGTGGAGAAGATGTCAAGGCGGGAGTCAATGTCTTTCCTGTAAGCATCAATCTCTTCCACCTGCTTTTTAATAGAGTTACCAAGAACATTATAACCTGCTTCAATATCGGACTGCATGTTCTTGTGCATGGTAGCCAAAATGACCTTCTTATCTGCAAGCCACAACTCAAACCACTCCCAATCAGTAGTGTTCACTTTAGCCATATTCGTTATCCCCCTTTTATGCTACAGTCAGTATTGCGGACTTAGGTAACCACACCTTGTAGCCTGTGTACTCTGTGAAGTTGATGCCTCTGCCGCTTCCATGTCTCCAATAGGAGCAGTCAACGTAAACGGCTTTGTCAGTCTGCTTAAGGACTTCATTGACCTTGATACGGAAGGTCTCAACTTCATCACCGTTAGGGTCAAGGTCATACTGCTTATCCCAAATAAGTGTCTTGCCCTTGCAGAATGCTTCGCCCTGTATCTTCTCGTAAATCCACTTCTTAATGGTGTAGTTGGTCTTGGCTACGTTCATGACTGTTACCCCCCCCCGTTCGCTGTGCATCTCTTGACTACACTCTCATTATAGCATAGGGGAAAAAGTAAAATCAACAGATTTGGTTTTTATTTAACAATTAAGTATAAACAAAAACAAAGAGAGCCAATCCTTTCGGACTGACCCTCTCTGTTAAAGAAGAACAATATGAGAAACCAACAGAGGTTTGAATGTGTCTCAACTATGAATGAACTCTTCCAAGGGAATAAACTGTTCAGAACGACGACCGTAATCGTTAGTGGCTATCTGTGACCAATCAATCTCTCCAAGGTCTACATAGATAATCTTCTCTGTAGAATCATCACCTGCATAAAAGGTTACGGGGATTCCGACTTCTGCCTCAAGCGGAATAGTCTGTCAATCAAAAATCTCTTTCGTATCCACGTGGATAAATGAATCGGTAAAGTTGAGTCCGCTCCGTTTAACAGAATATATAGGACAGTAATCATCCCAATCTCTTACTGCGGAAAGAATGTCATCATAAAAGACTTCATACTCATCGTAGTCTTCAACGTCTAGTATCTCTTTAATCATGTCATTAAAACTCGAAAGAGTTCTAATCTCATCTACGATAACATCTGAGGTATCTACATACCAAACAACCTTATCGGGAGTAGAGTTGTAGGCTACCTGTGGTTCATCTTCATAATGAACAATGTCAATGCTTTCGTTAATCAGTTTCATTCGTCTGCTCTCCATCCATATCTAAGAAGTTCATTACCAAGTGACCTGCTATGAGCACCCATCAGTGTTTGTGGCTGTGGAGCAATGTAGGCTTCAAAACTCTCATCCATAGGATTTGAGTTATATAAAGTAAATCGCTTGGGACTACCTTCCCAATTCTTGCCAGCATCACCATGCTTCATATCGTGCCACTTTTTAAGAGCCGTAAAATACTCTTGGTTAGTATCGTTTATTTTGGCTTTGTTGAAACCACCTTTACTCCATGTTGCTTCCTGCCCTGTTGCAGTATCAATATACGTGGGGGCTTGATTTGGATACTTAACAAGAATACTTTCCTGTCGATACTCTTCCTCTTCGGGTGTACCTTTTCTCGGATTGGCGAACTCTAACATATCAGAAACAAATGCATCAAAGTCATCCTTAAATGTCTTTGTGGCTAAATCGAACGGATATACGATAAATGACTTCTCGTATCCTGCCTTATCACTGTTCTCATATTTGTACCCACCATAAACAGGAATGTAAGAATACTTAGCCCGTTTGAGTTTATGTACTAACTCATCTGTCATTTTCTCATTCTCGGATTTATCATGCACATCTTTGTATGCGGATAACACTACATAGCCCGTGTCGTCATGCCCATTCAACACTTTATTAAGACTTGCCTCTGTGAGCGGTTTCTTAACTCCATTGGCTTCAAGAATACGATTGATGTTTGCGTCAGTTAATTTAGGGCATATAGCAAATGGCTTCTCTGTACTCGGATGCATTAACACCTCTTCCACTAACTTGAACTTCATGGTTTCTACCTCTCTTTCTCTTCTATTTCTTTATAGTCCGAGCGTTTATCGGTTAACCCTCATCGATGAGGATTTACTAGATAAGCACTAACTTAATTTTGGTGCTTATCCCTCGGACTTCTTTCTACATTAACAGTATTTCTTTTTTCTCTTCTATCTTTGTTCTCTTATAACAGATTGTAGTGAAGTAGTTGGTTGATTGTTCTTTTTATTTATCTGTCGGTACTCTACTTCTTGAAAGATTTACCATTAAGTTTAATTGACTTCGTAATTGTTCTTGTCCTCTATATATAACAATTAAGTATTTATCAATCGTACATTTATATTATACAACGTTTTTTCTGTATTCTTGATATTCGATTTCCAACTTCTGTTTTTCCTCTGTACTTAACTGCTGATATATGAGGGCACAACTGTCTGGAGTTTGAGCTAAATGTTTTATGACGAATAGCCATAAGTCGAAAGATAGTGGTTCACTCATTCTACTTCATCTCCTTCCCCTGTACTGACTTTGAGGTCTGCTGTTACTCTTGACAGGATATTGTCTGTATCTAATTTTCTTGCTTCGGCTTCCCATGTTTCAGTAAGCCATATGTATAAACTCTTATAGGAAGCAAGTGACTGTTCGACTACATCTGTTCCTTCGGTATGTTCTTCTAAAGGAACTTGTGCATCATTCCAATGCTTACTAAACTGTCTGAGTTGGTCAAGTGCTTCGTCCTCTGATAGATACTTAGCAAATACACACATTGAGGCGATAGCAATCGACTTACACTCATGATATAGTGCGTTATATAACAATATTGAAGGTGCTCCGATAGATACTGCCTTATCATACTGCCTGCTCCAAGTGCGTATAGCATCGTTTGCGAACGGGACTACTGTATTGGGGATAAGGAATGCGAGTTTCATGTCGGGAATCTCGGTCAGTTTTTCATCTGTAATCACCTTAAAAGATTTAGGCTGAGAGAATCTTAACTCTCCCGTATCTATTCCTGTCTGTTTGACGCATGAATCTAACTGTGCGACTAAATAATTGCGGACGGAACGGAATACCTGTTCCTGTGTAACCTTCTTCCTGTGGAAGAAGCGTTTGATACGAAGCCATATTCCCTTGAACACTATGGACTCAACGAGTTTCATGTTCATCAAAGGCTTACCGTGTTCATCGGGGCAAGTGGTATCTGCTATCAACTCAGCATACTCGGAGAGCATTCGGAACAATTCACAAAAGATGCGTAATGCTTCCATGCGGTCGGTCTCGCTTACTGTTGCATCAAGCGACTGTTTAACATAGATGTCTCCTACAGTCGCATAGGTAAGAAGTTCCTTCGCTGACAGAATCTCATACTTATAGTACACTGCAAGGTCATAGAGTATACCGTGACGGCATACATGGAGCACCAAACCAATATTCCTCAACATGTCATGTTCGTCGCAGGTGTCTAGGGTCTTACCAACCTTCTCAACAAGATTGACGAGATGATTCCATCTAAAGTTATTGTGTGACATAAACCACTCGGGAGTGTCAATAATATATGGCACACAATCACTCATGCTTATTTTCTTCACAACTAAATTCTACCTTTCTCTGTATATTGAGTAGCCCATCCAACCTGCAAATAGCAGAGTGCTGAGACCAATGAATGCTAAAGCCGCTCTCCATCCATGCGGGAAAAGGAGACATAACAGTCCCACAGCGTTCAACCCCGACAGCAAAAGCATCATGATATATCCCTCGCGCTTTGAACTTTTCATAATCAGTCCCCCTTTAGTCTTGTATTAACCAAATCCACTATCCGAGCACACAGTTCCGCAGGAATGTCCAAATGATACATATCGGTCAGAAATCTCTTCCATGCGTACAAACTGTTTCGTGCAAACTGCAATGAATCTTTGTCCGTATCATCTGACGTACTTAAGAATTTGTCGATACACTTGATAGCGTCCTCAAACCTGTTATCATTCCGCATAAAATACCCTCTCTCTTCCTAATGGTGTGGCTTTGCAATACTATTGTAGCACACAAGCATTTTAAAAATCAACGGATTTACAAAATGGGTATCAAAGACACGCCGTGATACCCATCCTAACACGGGAGATAGCCCCCCCCCGTGAATTTTTTTCACAGATATAAACTTATTGGCAAATAAGAACTTCCCTGTGAATAAAGTTTTTAACGCAGAAAGGAAAATCCAATGAAATGGGAGTTAGCGTAGTTTATAATGACCATACTCAGTGTCAATATCTCTCACGGTTATCAATCCGTCCAACTCATAACACTGAATGATTTTTTCAATCACAGGCATTACGTTTAATTTCGCGGGCAATCGGATAAAAGCGTGGTCGTTGTACACTGTGACGGATGCTTTTGGATAATAATCAACTGATTTCAAAATTTGTCCGTCTGAATTAGCCATATGATTATATAATACTTTATGTGGCTGTAATCTAATATGCTCTGATGTGCCTACCACATTTCCATCATCATCGCATGGAACTCTCTGTCCAACACAAACAAAATTACCTGTTCTTATGTCACGGACACTTTCGGCGACAAGCCAAAAATTTCCTTTATAATGCATTAACTTCACCTCTTCGTGGGGATAGTGGGACTCGAACCCACATGCTTTAAAGGCGGGAGATTTTGAGTCTCCTACGTATCCCAATTCCGTCATATCCCCTAAACTTTCAGTCATTATCAGACGGATAGTAGCCGATTTCCTTTAAAAATTCCGTAGTCTCAAGAAGAAGTTTCTGTCCGAACGTAAACGTAGCCACATCTTCTTCAGTAATATCTACATAGTGTCCCCACCCGTCAGCCTTGACGAGAATGTACTTACAAGGGTCATTATCGGGGTGTGGATAAGGTAATCTAGTTACTCGGGCAAAAGCATACAGGTCGCCCTGTTTAAACCCACTTAAAAAATTCATCTTAAATGAACCTTCTGTAAAGGGAAACACAGTGTGTAAAGTATCTTCAAGCACCGCATCTGCGTCGGTGTTAGAACTCTCGGGAACAGTAAGTTCCATCATCCCACGTCCATCGACATAAATAATCATTCAGTTCACCTCTTCATAGTTTATTTGACCGACATACGCCATTATTCGGTATCTTCAACCGCACTCGGCTCGGTCTGCTCGCTACTGTCAGTCGGCTTTTCGTCCTTTGGTTTATTCTCATCTAGTATGCCAACCCAATTTGACTTCTTTATAAACTTAGTTTGAAGTTTAGATATGGGTAAGCGATATGCCGCTTTTAAAAAACCATCGACAGGATTGTAAGCAACTAAATCCACCCTGCTTGAGTCATTAGGAGACATTCGCACCTTAATAGCCGCAGGACGACCGTTGAACAGTATCATACAACCATATACTACATTAGGTTTAATTTCGGTCTCCGCGTCAGCCATTAAATTCTGACACTTGGCATTACTGATAGCCTCTGTGTAGTCTCCGTACTCCTTTGCTAATAAAGGAAGATAGCCAAACTCGTACATAAGGTCTGAACGACTGTCGTGCCCTTGGGTTGGGTCATCAATAAGGTTTAACACATGCTTAGCATAATGATAATTCAGATTATTCTGTTTCCACTTTGCTTCTGTTAACAATTTGAATTTCATATCTGTACCTCTGTCCTTATTATCTCACGAAAAAGTTACAAAATCAACAGATTCGAGATTGGTCGTACACACCATCGCCTCTGTGTCTATTCTTACCGTAGCGTTTAGTCTCTATCTTACTTAATTCTAAACTAGCATTATAACTCGGTATTGTCTCTTCTCTTGTGTACAGCAGGCTGTTGCAGTTAGGACAGCGATACCGTCTGAATGTAACCTGTGCGTCGGTACGAGTCTCTACGCATCGTACCTTAACGACCTCACACTTCGGGCACAGCATCGGCAACCCTCTTATACGGTGCGGGTGGATACGCCCAAGCAGTCACATTTTTCTGTCCCGTGTATACCCTATACACAACGTGCTCTTCTGTCTCACCATCCCAAGTAGTATCCTCTACAGTTAACAGAAGTTTAACGAGTTTCGGCACATCTCCTGTGCCAATAGGTATCCAATCCATAGCAAACTCCTTTATGTTATAGGTTAATTACATACTCAATTGCCTGTGTAAAAGGCAGTACATCACCCTCATCAGTGATTAAGAACGGAGCAGAACCAATGCCGTGTTGCTCTGCAACTGCCTTAATAATATTCGCATCGGTACATATCTGATACATTACACCTGCATTGTTCAACTTTGTTTCAAGTAGACTAAGCACACTACTTTGATGATGCCCAGTAGAATAAAGTGTCATTTTTTATACCCTCACTATCTTGAAAATACTGTGATAAGGAAACCATGTTCCCTTTGAGTCATTACGAGAGGCAACCTTGAACCAAGTTTCAGCATCGGTGGTAGCGTCAACAATAACGCCGAACGCACGCTCATCATGCAGGGCAACTGCTACACGTGTACCAAGTTCAAGACTGTCGTTTACTGTTAACTGCTTTAAGTATGCCTTCTTCATATTGATTTTCCCCTTTCGTGTCTGCCTTGTAAGTACAGTACAAGCATAGCACACGAAGAGATAAAAAATCAACAGATTTGACAACTCCTTACGGTTGCTTGCCTCGGTCATTTTTGAGAGCGTTAGCGTTATGGATTAAGGATGCAGTAAAGTCACCTCTTGCCACAATGCGTCCGTAGAAATCTCTCGTAACATCGGCGGTAGGATTGTACTCTCCCAATTTTCGCCTGTAGAAATCACGGGCTATCTTCCTGCCATCGGGCAGCTCTTCGATAAAGCCAATCGTAATCCCATAAAAATCTCGTACTCTTTGTTCTTTCTTTGTCATATAATCACCTTGCTTATATCGGGGAACACTTCTCGTAACTCGTTTACAGAGACAATGCGAACGTTGGACACATTCCTGCCTAAGTCGCCTACAAATGCATTGATTATCTTATTGATTTTCCTGTCGTTGTAGTCAAACTTGTTATAGGACACACCGAACTTCTTATAAAGCCCGCCAAAGTCAGACACGCACGGACCGAACTCCACAGTGGTCGTGATGCCTAACTCCGTGCCTACATACAGATAATATTCCTCGGCACTGTCGTTCGTTGCCGCAAGGCACACATTGGCGGGATTGTCTACTACCAAGGCTTTTGTATCAACAATCTTCACAGAATAACTATATATCAACGAATGTCACCTCAGCAAAATTTGTAATTACATACTCGTGAATCAATGCATTATCCCTTGTTATAAAGGACTTGATGTACCCCTTGGTTTCAAGGAAGGTACTTACAGGGAACTCTGATAACAACTTTGCCATGCTACCATAAGCCACACACGGAATGTAACTGTTAAACTTCGTGTCGTTCACGATGATATTATTTGCTATCGTGAACTTATAAAAATAACTGCCCGACTGTGTAGTGTGTAACTCTGTAGTCCGACAAATCCGTCCGTCAAGCAGAACCTTCTCTGCATCGGGAGCAGGTGGTGAAAAGTCTGTCAAAACGTAAATCAGACTCTTTCGCGGACTTGCATTGGGAATAGAGTATGAACGGACACAGCCCGTAAGACTAACAATGTCACCATCCTTATATTTAAGGTTGTGGTGTTTAAACTTTAAGTTGATTATTTGTGTATCATCCACAAATAAATCCGCTTGGTCGAAAGCACATCCATTGACTGAATGGGAGTAGCGGATATTCTTAATAGTTCCTGTCAAGTTAATCTCATTCATTCTTTACGTCGGCTCTCTCCGCTGTAATCTCTTCATCTGAAAGAACTGTCTCTCCTTTATTTACTGACGTTAGAAAATCGATTGCGTTAGCGACATCTTTCAGTTCTTTATCTTCATGAATCATCTCGTTAAACTTGACACTCTGTATGTCAATGGAATCAAGATAAGCCGACAAAACCTGCTCACGCTCTTCTTCTGTAGCGGAGTCAAAGGCTTCATCAACTTCAAGTCCGACATCACAGAGAAGCAAGCCGTCAAGATAATCAATCTCCTTCTGAATCAACGTCGCTGACGCTCCAACCATCTTTCCCGACTCGATTTTACCTGTAGGGGTAAGATACGTAGCAACTATATCATTGTGCCTAATACGGATGTATTCTTTTGTCCCGTTTGCCATACTGACATCAGTTTCACGGGAAAGTTCCAAGCCTTTCACACTTGTAAGGATGGGGTTGATAAAGGTCTTAATAGCCTTTTCAAACTGTATGCAGAAGATACGGCAATTGTATCCAATCTGAGGTGCGGCAAGGGCTATCAAGTGATTTGCCTGCATGGTAGACTTCAATTCAGAAATGCACTCGCGCATAAGATGATACTTCTTCTTGATGTCAATCTCATCGCACCTGTGACCGAGCAACTGCTCAACATCACTCTGCTCATGGTCATCGTCATAGATGTGTTCCAAATCTTCTGCGGAAATAATCAGTATATCCTTCATTTGTTACTGCTCCTTTGCTATTAGTGTATAGGTATCCTTTATAAAATCAGCAGTAAGAATGAAAGTAAACTTATCATCTTCAAACACCGCTGACGCAGAATCATAGTTTATAGTGGCATCAGTATCCACTTCGCTTACACCTTGTGCCTTTTCCAATGTGGCTAAGCACCTGTCGTATTGGTTTGAGTTAGACAACTCAATAACATATGTGCCGTCCCGCTTCACCCCGTCTGTGGGCAGACCAAGTTCAAGTAATCTGTCAATCATTCATGGACTCCTTCAATTCGTGTAGTACATCTTCATTCTCTGCAACCACGGCTTCGAGTGAATTTCCTTTTGACAAAGACTTTATGGCTTTTGCCATCCGTCTTTCATACGCAGGCTGTTTGGATTTTCTGTTGGGTTGATTAAGTAAGAACATCACGTAAGATAATCGCTCATAATTCTGTTTAAGAGGGGCAATCATTCGTTCAAGATTCTCCATTGTCTCGGGAGATAATACATGCGTCTTTGCATAGTCTTCGTAGTCCTTTAATTCCCCCTTGAGGTCTCTGTACTGTTTGCACACCTCGTTATAGTATGCAAGGAAATGCTTCATAGCCATAAGTTAAATCTCCTTAAAAAAATGAGTTCTTGTTTAAGATACAACAAAAACTCATCTATATAAGAAGGGGGATATATCTCGGGACGGGTACAGTCACCTCGCTGATATAGCGGTCAGTCGTATCTTACTAATTTTATATACACGATTTTATTCGTCATCAGCCTCGGTAGTTTCAGCATCTATCACAGGCTGTGAATTTGTTTTGGCGAGTATTGCTTTTACTGCATTTGTAATCTTATTCTTACTTTCCCTCGTCAGTCCTTCCACAGGAGCGGCAGTGTTATTCACCACATTAAGCATGTTATTGTTAATCTGTATCGCAGGCTCTTCAATAACCTTCGCTACCATATCGGAAGCGTTCTTGATAGCATCCTGTGTAACCTTTGCATACTTGACCAAATCCTCGTTGCTAAAGTTATCGGGGCGTGCCTCAATGCGCTGTAGCATTTGGTCGGTCACATGTCCATACAATGTATTCAACTTATTCAGCCTTAACATATTGCGCTTCGCTTCGTTCATGTTAAACACATTTATAAGGGCTTTTGTCTGCATAGGGTCACTATCGACAATCTGCTCTATAATGTCGGTAGACTTGCCCGATAAGCGTTCGTCTATCGACGGAGCAGTTATCTCACAACACTCCGCCACAGGATACTCAAAATCCTCATCCATCTGTATATTGTCCCAATCAGTTTGTAGTCTCATAAAAAGTCCTTATACGACATGTCAACCTTCTTGGCTAATGACTGCTCAAGTGCTTTGGCTAACACATCGCTGTCACCATCAATACTCTCGGAGATGGTTTTGCTGAATCTCTCACTCGGGATAAACCGAAACTTAATATCCTCGTTATCCCAATAGATAATCAGCGAACCGATTCCGATGTCAAAACTCACATCATGGTCGGAGCAATTATGTAAATAACTCCCCATGATAAGTTCCTCTACGCGAAATATCTTATCCAAGTCCCGCTTGTGAACCATAGATAATAATGACATATTCTGTGCTATGCTATATTCTTTCATTCGAATAACCCTTTGCAAGTAACTGTAACTGTTCAAACGCAGTGAGCGACCGCAGGAACTTATTGAACTCATACTCATATAAGGACAATCCTGCATCCAACTTGTCGTTCACATGTACATTCAATACGTCTGCCCGAGGTCGTGTATGGGCATTCAACTCAGCATAAATTCCTGCGAGCCTGCGCATGAACTTTAATTCTTCATCACTCATTTATCTTGTACAACTCCATTATGTGACTTAACTTATCGTAACAGTCTCTTACCTTCTTGCGCTCTTTCTTCGGGATAGCGGTAATCATATCGTCATAGTGCTTACCATGGAACTTAGTCCCCACATAAATGTTAAGGGATTTAATTACCGTTTGCAAATCCTGTATGGTAGGAATCGTGATAGTCAATCCACCAAAATACTCCATGAGGGTGAGTACCGTATCCTTGTCGAGCAGTAACATCATCTCACTCAGCACAAGATAATCGGGGTTATCACGAAGTTTATACAATGCAAACAAAATGAAATTGTACAACTCAACCGTGTTTAGGTCGAGTAACTTGTTCTTTCTCATTCACTATTATATCCCATATCTCCCGCGTAAGCACTGCAATATAGTTCGTCATATTGTACGAAATATTGTACAGGACTATGCAATATGGTATCCTTTCTTCTACTTGACCGTAAAACAACTTGACGTTCTCGGGCTTATCATGACTGCTGTTAGGCGGAGTGATAGCGTTTATCAGCGATGACAGACACGATATGTATATGTATGTAAATATCGGTCTGTCAGTGCTGAATGGTACTCGCTTGGACAAAAACTCGTACACAGCGTCTAACCATGTTTCGGACTCAGCCCGAAAACTCGCCTGTGCTTTACGCTGTATGCTGTCTTGAATGACTGTCTTTAGCATATCGAACTAACTCCAGGGTCTCTCTTAACTATATGAATTACATTATCACAAGGTAAGTTAAGGTCACTATGATGAGTGATGATAAAGGTGCTTGAAACATCATGAATTGCATAAGACAGCAAGTTGATTACAGCGTTACATCCGTCAGAATCAAGGAAATCCATAATCTCATCAAGCACGATAATGTTGGATGAAAAACCGAGGTACGTGCACATCATGTCACGGAGTGCAAACTGAATAATCAAGTCAATCTTCTGTCGCTCACCACCCGACAACAGTTCGTATTCCTTTGTCTGAAAACAGATGTTGATATTGTTGCCCTGTAATTCAAACTGAATGTTGTCATGTCCGAACAGACAGGTAGCATATTCTTTTGCCTTTGCACTGATAAACCCAATGATTGACTGCAACAGATAGCCACGGAAGTCACGAGCAACCACAGTATTAAACTTCGCTATAATCTCGGAACGCTGTGTAAGTACATCGTGCTCCTTGTTTAATTTCTCAAGTTCGGCATTGATGCCCTCAATCTCTTTCTTACCCGCGTTGATAGTTTCCTTACAGCGAGCTATGTTAGCGTCACGAGAAGCCATCTGTACTTCGATAGAATGGATAGCCGAGGTTTCCCTTGTTACATCGTCTGTAAACGATTTTAAAGCCATTGTAGACTGTTTCTTATACTCACGTAAGTCTGTCTCTGCCTCATCTAAAGAAGCACGTTTCTCAGCCACAGAAGCCTTATAATCGGCAATAGCCTTTTTAGCCTCGTCGTTCACAGCATTAAACTCTGTAGTAACGGTCTTGTGCTCACTATCAAGCTCAATAGCCTTGGCGCGTAACGCTTCTATCTCAGCCTTAACACCTGTCGTATCGGGCTTCTCCACTCCGTCAAGTTTACGTCCGCAAGTAGGGCACACATCAGTAACAGACTCTAACTCTCTCAACTTCTTCGTAGCGTTATTGATGTCAGCCATGTTGGTTGCGTTTGCTACCTTAAGAGCATCCAAACGCTCCTTTACCTCAGCAATCCTATCATTGTACGGAGCAGAAATCTTCTCCATCTCGCTCTCAACCTCAGCATTAAAAGCCTTAGTTGCTTCAACCGCTTTGACTATCTCTGCTTCATACTTATCTACTTCGGCAGTATAAGTATCTACGGACTTCTGTAATTCGATAAGATGTGTTTGATGCGACTGCAATTCTTCTGATAGGTCACCCATATTGAGCAGTTCGGTCAACTGCTTATCCGCCGCCTCGATATTCTCCCCTATCATCTTAATCTTCGTAGTTAATGATAAGGCAGTATCTTCGTTAGTACAAGTATCTGTACTAATCTCACCTTTGCGTTCTGTAATCCTACGCTTTAAATCTTCAATCATAAAGTCAGACTTTGACAACTTCTCAAGGATTTCCTTACGACCTGCGGGGGTATTGCCTGTAAACTTCTGAGGAAGTCCCTGTCCAAGAACAACAACTGAACCTAACAACTCAGTAGTTAAATCTGGCAAGTATTCAGCAAGTAACTTCTCCGAATCACGGATGCCTTTACCCGATACATCCTCATTGTTCTTATAGATTTTCAGATTAGTCTTATACTCTGAGTGGTCTTTTGAGCGAATAATCTTATAAGTATCAGTATTTACGCTGAAATCAAGTTCCACGTATGCACCATCATCAGCATAAATGTTCTTTACGTTCTTTCCCCCACGAATGGTGTCGCCTGTCAGTGCCCACATGATAGCGTCAAAGATAGCGGACTTGCCCGAACCATTAGACTTCGCGTTATCTGAATTAGTTAAGTTCTCGCCCTCGACAAGCGTGTAATCCTGTCCGTCAAGATTAACAGAAGCGTCAAGGAACGACATGAAGTTAACCAAGTGAACGTGGCTAAATATTAATTTCATAATCAATCAGTCCTCTCTTATAATACTAATACCCGATTGAGTTCATCGAGTGTAAGTTCATCATTACCTATCTCAGTAGTCACATAATCACGGAACTGCTGTAAGTGGTCAACTGTTGTAAGTTCCTCATAAGTCTCATTGCCGCCCTCGGCTTCCTCTACTGTATGAGCGATGAGTATCCTACTCTCGGCACAATCAGCATAAGTTCGCTTTACATTGTCTAACTGACTTGCATAACACTTAACTGTAACCACAGCACGTGACGGGTCATCGATAAAAGGAATGGCATCCTCTGTGTAATCAATCTTATAAAATTCATAAGCATATGGATTTTCAATCAACTCAAAGTGCTCGGGGTCATTCGTATCGATAATCATTACATAGTGCTTATACTTCGTGGCATCCTCTGAGAAGTTCTGTCCTGTGAGATTACCAAGATTTACATAATGATTAGGTAAGTCATTGTAATGATTGTGCAGGTGTCCGTTCACAAACAACCTACACTTGCTCTTAATCTCGTCAACCGTATACCCCTCGGTTGATTTATACGCTCCATAAGAAATCTGCAAATCATTATGGCTGAATATAATATCAGCAGTCGGGAGCGGAGTACGATTTACCTCTAATTCATACGGGATAAACGCAACGGTCTTGCCGTCCATCTCATTTATGGTGGAAGTTTCAATTACTGTGAAATCGGGGAGCAGATTAAATAAATGCGCTGACGACATAGTGTGGTCGTGTCTGCCCATCTCATGATTACCACATAAAAAGATATGATACTGATAATTCCACATGACCTCTTTAAGCGCGGATAATTCCTCGGCGGTCAATTCAGATTTATCAAAGAAGTCTCCGAGATAGATAACCGCATCCGTTTCTTTCTCGTCAGATATGCGCTCTACCCAATTCAGAGATTGAATAAGATTTTCAAGTCTTTTAGAATACTTTTCACCTCGTCCACGGAGAATGGACGAATACGTACTAAAGTGTACGTCTCCTACAACCATCAGTTTCATCTTAAAATCCTTTCAAAGTAAAATGTTTATCATCAAGTAATCAATGATGTTGTCCATCGGTAGTTCGCCAAGCACCAACTGCTTATATACCTTGGCGAGCGTACAGAATATATCTACGAGTTTTTCATGCTTGTAGAATCCTATGTTGTTCTTTTTAATAGCGTAGAACTGCTTAGCCTCTAAGCCCGTATTCTCGGGAGTAGCCCTATACCCCTGCAACTGAATCAAGATAATACTCTTGAATGAATTGTAAAGAATCTTGGTCAACCCGAGAGGTTCAACATCCATACTATCTATATGATACAGTATGGAACGGATAGAATCAACATTTTTATGAATAACCGCATTACTTAAATCAAAAATCGTAAGTTTGCAAAGGTCGTTGTAAAAATTACTGTCAAGGGCTTCCCGCACAGCATGGTTACGCTCGCCCTCGGGGAATACATTAAAGCGGTCAATCTCCTGTTGGGTACGGAACACATCACCATCAAGCAGGTCAGCCAACTGTTTGAGATTGTCTTCACTCACGCCTGTAAGATTAGAGTACAGCAAATCATACACACACCACTTATCAATCTTGGGAACGCGGCAGACATATCTTGTGTCCATATCCCCGACAAGTTCATTACAAACTATTATCGTGTTGCGGTATGAATCGGGATTGTCAAATGCCTCTAACTTGTCTGTACGGTAAACAAACAAATCGTTTGTGTGGTCGAGAAACGGATTGGAAAGTATGGTGGTCAAATCAGACAACTCATCGACTAAAGATATTTCCTTGTCTTTGTCTTTGGCTATCTGACGATAATACTGTTCGGCTACGAAGGTGTTCTCTGAGCAGACAAAGATTATCAGATTATCAGTAACCACTTTTTTCTCAATCTGTGATTTTAAATCTTCTATCTTCATACGATAAGTTCCTTCTTCAATGCTTCCCTCAGTGCAATCAAGTAGACCTCGAACAACTGCTGTATGTTCATCTTGGGCTGTTGACAGTCCAACAATAGCCGATTGGTCAGCAAGTAAGACTGATACAGGGGCTGTTGCTCCACAATACGATTGTAAAGCAACTTCCGCAGGCACTTGATAAACAACATAACATTTATCTTAGTCTGCTCGTTATTGAACGCAAGTCGCTTGGGAATACCGTATAGGGCGTTGGGTATAGTGGTACTGCCTAACTTGAGGATTACCTTCTCCGCAAACTGTGCCGCCAAATTCATATCCTGTGATTGGTATGCAAGGACATCCCCCGGGGTCTCACAAAACTGCAAAAAGTAATCGGGAACATCTTCTGCTACAAAAGTATGCAACTGAGGGAGAGTGTACTTTTCAAACTCAAGTCTGATGCATCGATTAAGGATAGTGTCGAGCACCACGTGAGCATTGGTCACAAGCAGTAAAATATAAACATTGGGGCTTGGCTCTTCCAAGAACTTGAGGATAACATTCTGCTCCTTGACTGTTATAGCATTCATGTTGATAACATAGAACGTAGGGGTAGCAGACAGGTATATCTCCGTGATAGTATCTAGGGATAAACGCTCTGTAATGTCCTGTAAAGGCAGTCCAAAGCACTCAGACATATAATTGCATAGTAAATGCTTTCCACAGCCAGTCTCGCCACACAGGAGCATTGTATGGGGCAATCCTGCAATGGGCATACCGTTGAAAAAGTCCATGAGTTTATCTTGAAACTTAATCTCTACCATTTTACACCTCGGGAGTATACCGCGCCATCTGTAAGAGTAATACCTCAATCGTTGTTTTGGGGTTCGGGTCATCCTTAATCTCATTCTTCAAAGCAAGCAGAGAGTTCATGTAGTATTTGAAGAACTTATCCGCCCCCTCAAAGCCTACGGTAAAATCGAGTTTACTTTGCATACTCTCGGGAATGCTGATTAAGTCAAACGACTTAAATATCAGATACTTGCACACATCTGCTATGAAATCGAAGTAGGTACTGATAAACAAGTGCAGGTCTTTACCGTCAAAATAAAAATCGTTAACGGTCTGTAACACCGCAGGCTCATTATCATCCACAAGAGCGTCTGTCAATGCGAAGAAAGAATCATAGGAATAATTACCAAGACAGTACAGTACGTTATCGAGATTAAGGTCAGTGCTGTAAGACGCGCACTTGTCAAGGTTTGCAATCGCATCACGCATCTGTCCCTTGCTTATCTTGGCGATATACTCACACGCCGCTTGATAATTGATAAACTGCTCCTGTGAACAGATGTACATCAATCTGTCCCGTATCTTATCCCACGGAATACGCTGTAGATTATACCGCTGTAAACGATTAAGGATAGTAGCAGGTATCTTCTCGGGATTAGTAGTACAGAACATAAAGATGGTGTATGCAGGTGGCTCTTCTAAGCATTTAAGAAACGCTGTCCAAGCGGCACTGCCGAGACTCTGGCATTCATCGATAATGTAAACCTTATACTCTGCCCCGATAGCCCGCTCCGACGCAGATGCCACAATCGACCTAACATTTTCTACCCCATTATTTGAAGCCGCATCAATCTCTATAATACCTGCAAGCGAACCGTTAATAGCCTTAGCCAATGCCCTTGCTGTGGTAGTCTTGCCGCAGTTACCTGTAATTATGATGTGTCCGTTCCTTCGCATTACCCATTGATGTGTCGGCACAGTAAAGCAATACTTGAACCCGTCAACAGAAGAAACGCTATCGACAGGGCTTTTACCGAACCCTACAGTAGCAGAGTGCTTAGCCGTAATAACAAGCGTGTAGTTACATTCAGTGCCATAAGTATAAACTTTCGACTGACCGCCAACAATTCGAGTTAAAGTACGTCCTTTGCGAACGTCTTCTCGTATCGACGTTCTGTAACCGCAGGAAGCGAACGCAAACTGAATAAAATCAATCGTATCCTTATTTTTCTGATGGAAGGTTTTGTGTTTACTCTCACACCCACCCCACTTCAAAATATTATCTACGATAACCTGTAACTGATGTGCAGAACAATTATACCAGTAGGAACTAAATGCCTTTTCCTTGCGGGGGGCTATAAATGAGAACAGAGTATACCCGTTCTGTTTTGCAGTAGTCTTATAGTCAATTTTGCAATCCTTAAGAATTTGATGAAGTTCCTCTATCTTGCGAGACTTCTTAAGATGAACAAAACACCTCGAAGTTGCACAGTCAGATTTAAACGTGCCATCGCATATAACTGCACACATCAACCTTATCTCTGAGTCAGTTAAATCAATCCCACTACCACTATAATTGAATGTGGTCAATAATCTACCGCTAAATCCGTATCGAGCCTTACGCTGTCGAGAAACTAAATCTGCGCATCTTATAGTATAAATCTTTTCCTTGTGCTCATACACAACAGTATGGTCGTCACATAGCATCATATCTACACCATACTTAGTATGAAAATAATTGAACTCACTGCACGGAAATTTTAAATAGTCTACAGGGGTCACAAGGGACGCTGTACGGGTTACAGGGTCAAATTGAAGAACCTTCTCACCACCCGTGTAGTCCGCAATCTTCTTCCATGTCGTGCCATTAAAATACTCTGTGTCTCTATCAACACAGCCCGACGGTCCAGCAAAAAGATAACAATTACGTATTTTATGTTCCGCTATCTGCTTCTGTATAATAGCAGACACCGAGTTCTGCCCGACTATCTCTTCGAGCGTGCTTGGTCTGTATTTGGTAGCCAATGCTTCCATATCAAATCACCTTTCAGTTTAATTGCTCAAGTAGTTCCATACCGTTAGTGGGTAACCACAGCCCGTCATACATCTCAGTGTAATCATCCTGCTGAGTAGTTATGTCGTAAGCCACACAACCTATCTTGACCATGTTACCCATAATCTGCTGTACTTGGCATCGCATATACTGAGCCACAGGAACTATACCTCTGTTCCAATTCTTAGCCAAAGACAGATTATCCGAGGGATGTCTAATCCACTCGGCAATCTTAATAATATAGAACTTATCCTGTTCAAGTTTGGGTTTGCGATGTCGGTAAATCACGAACTCAGTTGTAGTATCGTCTATGGGCGGAAGTTTAGCCCATTTGACATTCTGCAACTGCTTCTTAATTATCTCGTTCATCACTTGCCCTCAACCAACAGCAGGTTGGGCTCAACAAGGAAACTTGCGTATGTATCTGCTAAATGAAGCAGAGCCGCAAGCGGGCAAGAACAAAATGCGTAAGTAAACTGCTTGCCCAAATTAAAGTCCTCGCCTGTGTACCCTGTATGATGTAAGATAGCAATTATCTCATCATATGTCAGAGTTACCCAACGCTGTAACATAAACACGGAAGAATCCTCGTGTCGTCCAAATGTAAAACTATCCTTGAGGTTGCGTTTTGTCCACACCTCTTCGGTAATCCAATCATACCTACCAAGAGAGTCAGCCTTTGACCCCTGCGGATGATAAGACTTCTTGTTCTTGTAGTCAAGACAGTACAGGTTAGTCTTTGATAAATCGTGAAATAAAGCCACGATAGCAAGAGTAGCGTCACTGTACGGACAAGGTGTGTCCCCATAGCGCATCGAGACAAGTTTTTTTAGCGCGTCGTAAACATTGAGCACATGGTCACACAAACCCCCCGTGCACACATTATGAAACATAGTGCTTGCAGGGGCAGTAAAAAAGTCAGACTGTTTAAGCCAAGTAAGAAGTCCGTCCCAATCTTCCTCGGGACGTGCAGGCTTCAAAACCTCTTCAACAATCTGAACAAATCGTTTCGTATTCTCTTTAACATCCATCAGTCTATGCCTTCCTTTCAAATTCATGGTCAGATACAAGCGTGAGCTTTTCAAGTGGTACAGCGAAACAAGAAATCCTGCCATTATCGTCTAACGGACAGGAACGAATATCTGAGCCGCTTATCTTATATACCTTACCCTGTAAGTGCTTTGCCTTGGTAAACCTAATAAGATTGTCCCCGCTCTGCACTTTATAGGTAGCGATAAGTACAACATTGTCGTGATAACGTGGTGTCCAAATCTCAATCATCTTCTTTTATCCCCCTCATCCTCATACATTACAAGAAAATAGCAAAGTCCAAGTAGCCCACAGGCAAATGCATACACAACCCACATAACAATTCCCCTTTCTCACAGTCTATAGCTATATTATAGACAATGGGAAAGGGAAAAATCAACGGATTTTTAATATTACTCATCGAGTTGCATCAAAATTATCGGACTCGGCTGATGATACGGGAACGCACGAACAATATTGTAACAATAATATTCAGACGCCTCATCGTGGGGCATGTTCTGAGCATCGGTGAGATGGCTCATTATGGCATCGTGGTCGTACACCAATCTTCCGTCCTGTGACACTCCAACAACCGCAGTAGCGAATCCGTCTATAAGGTAACAATCATCTGCTTCGTCCGTGTCAAGGTACGCCTGTCGTACTTCGTCGTCAGTTTTGTACGGAGTATCGTATGTATGTGCTTTGAACGTGACGGCAAACCACAAAGAGCCTGTGCTATCAATAGACTCGCAGTAATCTATACTGTCGTGCTGTCTAAGTCGCTCGGCAAGTTCGGTGACATCTTCTTTACTACATGCATCAAGCAACATCTCTTCCCCGTCAGACATGACCGCTTTGCTGTTAAACAATATCCTTCTCATATTAGCCTCTATTCTTTGTACGCTCGTCTACGATGCATAGCCCTGCTCATAAACGTCCTGTGTGTATCGAGAGATTCCTCAAACTCGCCCTCGTTACGGATTGGGGTTACTTCATCGCCAAACTGTGCCAAGTTAATTCTGAACTTAAACCCATACTGACTAAAGAAGTCTTCACTGTCTTCAAGAGATACTTTATCTGTAACCTCAATCAATTTATATGTCTTGCAGGCATTTGATGTTTCGTAGTAAGCAATATGTACATGGTCATCATATACCTTGCCAAAGAAAAAACTCTCTTGCCCGTAGTTCCGTGCAATCTCTTCTGCATCGTCTTTTTCAACATTAAACACAATCATGCTGTGCTCAACTGAACCGTAACTACCACGGATATTAGCATAGTTAAAACCACCGTAACGCACGGTCTTATCACCTAACTGTCTTATAGCATCTTGGACTAATTCAACCTTTGCCGCCTTTCTTGCATCTCTATTATATTGTTTGGGATTAGCAAGCCATTGCTGATACCTCTGTAAAATTTCTTCATCCGTAGCGTTCTTCCACCCCAACGGGTTCTCTACAGACAAAATAGCAAACGTCCTAATTTTGCTTGCAGGATTGCCAAAAAGGGCGTGCTTCACTCTTCGATAATTATTACTTTCAGATAATTTAAATCTCATCGGTCACCTCAATCTACAGTCTCAATGTAGAAACCGTGCTTGCCACGAGTAAACTGCACACGAGGATATTCACCCTCACCATTTTCCCATGCAAGATACTCATCCTTAAGAGCGTAACTGCCTATCTGCTTACCGCCATATCCTTCCCAATAGCCTGTAAGCATAAAGTCAGTCTGTCCTGTAGGCAGGTTAAAGTCTCTCACAATCTTGCGGTCAGTCTCATCCACCGCTTTTATCTCACCGTGATAAGTTCTCATCCGTTAAACCCCCTTTGGATAGCCAACCATTATCTTTGTGATAGGCTCTCCGTCAATCATCCTTGTGTAGTGATACCCATCGGGCTGAATCTGTATCTGCTTGTGTGGAAGCAATTTCTGAACAGTCTCGGCAGGAATCACCTGTGCTCCCTTCTTGTTGATGTAAATGTGTTCCATAGCGTCTGACACCTCAGCATATGCCATGCGGTCAGTCAATTTTACATCATCATCAACTATCTTGTAGAACGCATCTTTAGCCACAGGGTCAGTCTCACCTGTCACATCGTCCTTCCTCGCTCCACCGAGAACAACCTTACGCCCGTGGTTAGTCAACTTATAAATCTGACAGGCAACTATCTTATTGCCCTTCCTAACGAGTTTCCACAGAATGTTATCCTGCATCATCTCATCTTTATTTGTTCCTTTAACACCACCGATTTTGGCGTAGGCTTTGTTCAGTAAAGCCCACACCTCATCAAAGTAGCGTTCTTTTTCGTCTTTATCATCAATGATGTTCACGTAGCTTTCAAGTAGCATGTTTTTCTGACCTCATCAAGTAGTGATGCTAACGTCGGAATTATCTCAGACGTAATCCTGTGCTTGCCAATGCCCGTAAGAATAACCTCACGAGGGTGATACATTTTATTATACAATGCAAGCCTATCATTATCTACCTTAATGACATCATCGTTTAAGCAGAATACTGTAGTTGTTTCGCAGTAATACTCGTAGTCGTATTCATCACGCAAAAACTCGTTGAGGATAGCATCGAGGTCTGTAGCAAACGTGGGAGACACTTTATCAAGAGACTCGGATACGTACTTCTTTACGTCCGCACCACCATTGAACGCGGGGTTAATGAGTATCTTAGGTCGATTGCACAGCATCTGTGCATAGAAACCACCAAGACTGCATCCAACAATCACGTCAATCTCGGGGAAAGCATGATAAAAGTCAAGGATGTCCTGCAAACCCTTCTTGCAGTCATAATTATCATATTCTACGGATAAGATATTATCCTGCGGAAACGACTGACGCAGTAACTGTGTGGTTGACCCATCTGCTGAGCCAAGTAACCCATGAATGTACATAATGTTCATCTAAATGCCCCCTTTCGTCTCACAAGGATATTATATCACACGAAGAAAAGAAAAATCAACGGATTGAAAACCCGTTGATTTAAACTCCATGATGTCACCTCTGCTCTTGTGCTTGTTTTTGTGTCAAGTATGTGAACATCAATCGCCGTTAATAAGATAAACTTTCTTGGTTGAGTAATCCTTTACAAGGACAGCTTCCTGTAAAAACAAATTGCACAATTCAGTCGCAATATCAATCAGTTCATCGTGGGTAATTCCCACAATATCTACAGCAATGCTATTTTCCCCGAATGCCTTACCGTTTTTCGCTGTGTATCTACCCGAAAGCCCCTTGCTAATAGTCCATCCTGCAAGGTCATGCTTCTGTGCCACCGCGTCAATCTTACCTGTAGAAGACAATCGATTGTTGATTGTAGCAATCTTCTGCTTAACCCAATTTACTATTTTATTCTTCGACATCTGCTCAGCGTTCACGTCGGTAGAAAATACAATAGTGCCACCCAAGTTAGCATCGTCAAAAGAGAAATCAATTCCTTCTGATAAGACCTGTCGCCCCGCGACCTCTGTGCTATACTGCGAAAAAGACTCACGCTTAATACTGCGGTATAAATACCTTGACGTTCCGTAAGCCCCATTCCCCACAGCATCACCAACAACAACTAAAGGTTCAGTCAATTTAAACTTCATGAAGTCACCTCGCTTTCTAGTACATGATACATTATCTAAAGTTCTCTACTAGCCACTGAAACATGGCTTCATCGATTACATAATAATTAGGTTCTCCAAACCCGAAATTAAAACAGAGAGCATTGTTCTTCTTGCCCATGAACAGGGCTTCCTCAAGATTCTTTGTCAGCCACTCACGCTTGATTGAGATTGAGTCAGATTTAGCGGTCTTCGTCTTACACTCAATCAACCAATCATCAGTAGATACATCGCCCTTTTGGAACATGGTAGCACCCGAGTTCTTAACCCGAGTGCCACCAAGTGTCCTTGCTACATGCTCTTCCTGCTTTTTGGAGTAAAATCTTGTAGGCTTACCGTCTACGTTCTTCTGCTTCAAATCAATTGGCATTTCCCACCGCTTCTTCCTGTTCGTCAATCTCTGCTTCGGAACGAGCATCAAGCACCTTACCATAAGTCGTACTTGCATCAGAGATGTGCTTAGTCAACATGTTAAGGTAATCTGTCTGAAAAGCAGGATGAGTATTGATATACTCAATCAAATCTGCTTTCTTTCCGCGTAACGGAGTTCCGTCTTCGCCTGTATAAATCTCACCTGTCTCAAGATTAATGAGTTCATAAGTAACATTATTTACTCTGTGGATGAAATCAAACGTAGTAGCAATCTCAAGCACATCGTGCAACCAATCCAACCCTGTAGCGTAACGGTAGGTAATAAATCCACCGCCGCGTGAGCAAGGAGCACACTTGTTCTTGGTAATCTTAAAAGCAAGACGGAAACCATCTGCTCCCTCACCGTCACCCTTGCAAGCATCCATGTCATCGCCCTTGGTGAACTTACGAGTTCCGAAGCGCACACTAACCGAAGAATAATACTGAGGGGCACTTCCCCCGGGTTCAGAGTAAATATTAGCCCCTGTGTAAGTCTTTCCTGCTATACGCACTTGGTTGATAAGAATGAAGATGTTCTGCTTATCATTGACCAATGTGGTCATCATAGGCAAGAACTGATGGAGCTTCCTTGCCATTGTACCACGAATACCCGAATCCTTGGTGAGGTCATTCTCCATAACTATCTGAGGTATAAGCGCGGGTATCGAATCAAGGATAATCATTCCGATATCGTCTGACTTCTGTAAGTCAATAATCATATCAAGTATCTGCTCACCCGACAGACCGTTAATGTTTGGAATGTAGAGTTTATCGAGGTCAAGCCCGTTCATTCTCGCTTGGAACTGAATGTCGAGCGCGTGTTCTACATCAAAGTACACACTTGTCTTGTCGGGATTTTCACGCTGATAAGCACCCAACTCACAGCAAGCCGCTGTGGTCTTACCCGAATGCTGTAACCCCGAGTAGACACACACGCGACCATAAGGAAGTCCGCCGAACAGCGCATAATCCATGCCGAATGCTCCACACGAGAGCAACTTGTACTGAGGTGTCACGCTTGCCTTGGTAAAGAGCGTATCGTCTTTATACTCTTTACAAATCTTTTTAATCGTATCTGCTACGCTAGGCATATTCTGTCATCCTTTCTCACTCATTGAGTATCCTACGCCCAAGTGCGTCGGTAGGTGCAGGATAAGACATTTCCTGCATTCTTCTTGACAGCACCTTGGACAGTGTCGAACACATACGGTCAGCGGCTTCTACCTTAAATTTAACTGTCTTATAAACCCTGCTGTAAATAGAGTTCAGCACGGTATCATACTGTGCCTTATTTTCTGCCAAAGCGATTAAGGTAGCGGAAGTCAGTTTCTTGTCCTTGTTCACATCCTGCTGAGTAAGATACTCGGTATTGAATACCTCTTTGGCAAGCATCTCAGACACATCATCACGGATGCCAAGGTACTCCATCTGAGACCCAATCCAATAGATGTCCGCAGACAGTTTCATGAAGTAGTGCTCAATCTTAATCACAGGTGGGTCGGGCACGTTGATTATCTCGGTCTCAATATCCGCCATAAGACCGTCTAACCCTGCGGTATGGTGAGTGACAAGTTCACTCACCATATCATCGAAATACGCACAATTGTTTGCCACAACATCTCGTTTGTCGGCAAAAGTCTGCTCCGTATCCATATCTGTCAGTCCTTTCTTAAAACTTATTTCGCTATAGGAATTATGTTGACAACACTCGGGGCAGTCGTTATAAGAACATGCTTCTCACCACCGAAGTTGAGCATCACATGACCTTCACAATTTTCTGCGGTAATCTTTAAATCCGCGAGATTGAGTTTACACTTGTAGCCCTCTGCGGGAAGTCCTGTAACCTCGTTGTCGTAGTACAATACTTCATTATTAACCATATTGCTGTTGTAAATACACATATGGTCATTATAGAACTCAAACAGTCCGATAGGTGAAACTACTGTATTATCAACAAATAAGAACAGTCGGTTGATTGCCTGTAACAATGCATCCTTGTTGATTAACGCGGAGTACGGGAGTGCAACAGAAGCAGTCTCACGAACCATGGCTACAGGGATAGACTTGAACAACTTATCAAGGCTCGGAAGAATAGCCTCAATCTCTACAGTCTTGGAACTAAAGCGTACCCTTGTCTGAGGGAACTCGCCAAGCACAATATCAGTGCTCAGTTCAAAGCGAATATCTACACCCGAACCAAAGAGTTTAAACAACTTGATAATCTTGTCAGTCAAGATAATCTGTACAGGACTGTCGAGATGGAACTCATTGACACAAGCACCACCCGACAAAGTGATTGCTCCATTGTCATCAAGATAGTAGATACGATACAGCATCTGCTTCTTCGCAATGTTATTGTCCACCTTTAACAACTCCTTGCCGTTGTACTTCATTACGGACAACAGCACATCAGAGTTCAGCGTAAAGGATGAAGTGACATTGCTTAATGAAATCTTAGGAAGTCTAAGAATCTCGTTGCCCTCATAGATAAGAGGGAACTTATACTCTCCGTTACTCTTCACTACAAGAGCACCATCAACGATAGAGAAGTCGATATACTCAGCAGTGAGTTTGGACACAAGACGTAAGAACTGTGTCGCATTGACTGTAGCAAAGAACGAATCGAAGTTACCCTCGACAGTAATTGATGTGGATACAAAATACTCCTTGTTAGTAACCGACAACTTGAGGATGTTTCCCTCTGCTTCGATTTGCAGGTTGTCCGCAATCTCGGACAACGGGCTTGTGTCCACTGCACATAAGATGTCAGAGCAAATGGCTCTGAACTGCTCAGTTTTCAGTTTCATGTTAAAATCCTTTCTATAGGTTTTGATATTAACAGCATAGCATACAGGGTTGTCTAAAATCAACCGATTCACCAAGTTTCATCTAAATTAAATAACACTGAATAATCGCTGTTAAAAAATACCCGCAACTTCTCGCTAGGAATAAAAATGCAGTTCTCTCCATCCACCAACTGCTTAATGGTAATGGACTTTCTTCCGCTCTCTCGAAACTCTCTACATGTCCTAAGTGGTAAATAAACGATAAGGTCATGCTCGTAGAACCACAGGACTAATCCCGACCTCACGCCTTTTATTCCTACCTTCTTTACCATGTCATCATACTGTGAGAACGTAAGGGGGAATCTGTCCCCCTTGTGCGTCTTACAGTCAATGTAAAAGATATTGGGATAATGATATGCTATAAAATCACATATATTGCGGATACCGTATCTCTGTTTGTCCATATGGTCATACAGACGGTCGATTGAGGTATCGGGGAATTTGAGCCAATCAGATTTCATTTTATCCTCAAACTTCTTATCGAAATCGTTCATGCCGCGTCACCCCCAATAATCTTCTTAAACGTATAAATCATATCGTCTGTAAGAGCATACTTCTCATCTGCAAGTACAACTTCCTTAATCAAATCCTTCTTCTTCATCTCTTTCTTTACATCACCGATAACTTGGTCTTGATACCACCACTCGAACACATCTGCATCGCACTTCATGGGGATGTCAATACCGTAGTCAATTGCGGCTTGGCACATATCGTAAGCAAGTCGGTCAGCGCATTCTTGAGCATACTGTTCGGGACACTCCATGAGCAACTCATCATGCACGTTAATGATTAACTTAGCGTCACGCTCTTTCATGAACTCATCGTTGTAAATCTTAATCATAGCGAGTTTAGTAAGAGTAGCCGCACCACCTTGAATACGTGCATTTACACACTGACGTTCAGCCTGTGCGATGGCATTTCCATTATCGATAATAGTAATTCCGAGTGCCTTTGCAGTCTCTTTAATAGCGGTAATCTCTTTGAACGATTTAGCCGCCGCAAGTTGCTGACGGAAAGAAACGATACGAGGGTCATCGTCTCTCTTATATTTGTTCTTACACCCAAGTAAAGGATTAAAAGATGCTGATAAACTCTTTCCGTCAATCTCAAAACTATACTTAGGGAGATTAACATCGGGAAGTCTTCTTCTGCGTCCACTGTAATCCGTTACATAACCCATCTTCCGAACGAACGCATATGTCTCATCAATCCACTTACGAACATCGGGAAAGGCATTGAAGAACGCATCCATAATCTCTTGGGCTTTTTCTTTGGTGCAACCAAGCACTTCCGCAATGGAAGCAATTCCACGACCATACATTATCACAAATCCACATATCACTATGTGCGCTGACTATCTCATCACCCACACTTCGGTGGGGCATTGCGCTTCGGATGGTACGTACCCACCCTACGCCCTTTCGGGCTAGTCGATACACCTTACTTTTAAATATCAAAAGTCTTGGCACGGCATTAACTAAACATATTGGTCAATTATGCTAGTCTCCACCGTTAGCAACCTTAAAGGTCACACCTGCTTTGTAATGCAGTTCACAATGTTATTCGACATGGATTACTCCATGAAGGGGCATAATGTAATTTTATAGTCGATTTTAAACCCTTTGCGGGTCTACCCAATAAAATCGGCTTTGCTGTAGCACGTCGTTCCTTCCCCTCGGGATATAGAACTCCGTCTTTAAACTCTAGGTTGTCCTCATAATTATTGTTATAAATAATCTGAGCAATAACGGCGTAAACATCTTTACCTGCTTTGTATGTCTCAGCCATCTTCTTATCACGGGAATAGAATGCGAGTAACCTCGGTTCTTGTCCCGAACTACGAATAGTCAGAACCGATAAAAGACTGAGGCTCAATCACAGGAACTGACGTTATCATATGCATCACCTCTCTTTCAATGTAACAAGTACATAATCGCCATCTTCTTTACAGGAAACAACATCAGCAAGAACAGTGTTCCCCTTATCGTTGTTTACGTAAATACTGCAATTAGCAGTTAACGCTTCTCCTGTAATAAGACCATTGGGTGTCTTGACCTTAGACTTTTTGTACAAGCGTAGAACATCATCAGTCACAGGCTTATCAACCTGCTTATTTGTTGCTTTAAACAACATTCTTACGAGGTGATTATGCGAAGGTATATTCTGAAGGTTTATAGGGTCGCTAGAACTCGTTCGTCCCGTATTGTGATTTATCATGCTGTTCGCAATAAAACTATGCGATGCAGGAACATGTAAATCATATACTGTATTAGTCGATGCTTGAATGTCTTCCACGTAGGAATAAAACACATTACCGTAGGTAAGATAAGTAGATTTCTTATACTTATCGAGGTGTAGTGCTTTTGCAGATTGTACCACACCTACTTCTTGCAAAAATTTTCCATACATCTCACCCGACACACCAAGACGCTGAACGGCTAAGGGTTCAACTGCATTTCCCATATGGTCATGAGTGTTGTCATACATGCCTCGATGAACACTGCCCAATATACCCATATTGGTAAGGCTGTCACGTAAAAAATTCATGCTCACCTTGTTAGCACAACTAATAACCAACCGCTGTCGCTGTTTATCGAACGTGCTGTCAAGTGTCATACCTCGAATATAAGCACACATAACTGACTTGGGAGACCGCATTATTATATCGGGAACTACCTTATTTCGCGCTCCCCTCTGTAAATATCTCTCTAAATCAACTATACACAAACTACCAAAGGCAATACTGCCCCCTTTGGTGCGTGAGTCTTTGCAGTAATGAGCAGTAAGACCAAATAACTTCTTAACCAAATAAGACACGCGAGCAAAAACTTCGGGGTCACTATTATTTATTTGCACAGAGAATACGTCACTGTGATGTTTATATGTGCCATCTGCGTGATACATTCCAAGCAACTCTGCAAAATCTTCATCACAATACTTAGGAAAAGTGCAATTACTGCGGTTAAATTTTATATTTCTTACTTCACAATCAAGTGGTTGATAGTTACTCGGAAAAATGTTGTAACCATACGGGATAGCAACTGTATCACCCTTTTTAAGTGTGCCGAGTTGTTTAAATGACCACGTCTCAGATAACCGCCTACGCTGTCGTGCGCTTTTATTACGATATATGTCATCAAGAGTAATATCAGTGCATATAACAGGATGATGCGGTGTGCCCTCAACTGAATAGCCACCTCGTAAATTAACCTTGACGGTAGGCACATTAGCAAACATAATCCTGTGAGATGCGTGCTCCAATTGCAGGTCTTTATTAACTACGGTGACATCATGAGGATAAAACTCCCCACTCTTCTCAGAGCCGTCAAAAATGCCCGACATCTGAACATAACCATCATCAGTTAACAATAAACTATCCCCTGTAATACAAGCCGCACCTAGTTGGTTGAAGTGCGTATGCACCCTGTCGTCCGATGGATTAGTGACCTTCGGAATAACATCAACATAGGTGGTGATTAACTTTAAAAATCCTCGGTTATCAAGTATCTTATGCAGTAGTGGTTCATGGTACTTCTTGTCTAACGCTTCAAGAATATCCTCTCCTGTGCCTTTTGACGGTTTGTAGTCGGGTTTATTCTTATCCCTTGGCTTATCAAGAATACCTGCCTCAAAACCAAGAACATCATACAGCAAGATAGACAACTGTTGTGGACTTGTGAGGCAGTCTATCGTAAGAGGGTCAACCAACTTCTCCGACTTGGATTTATAATACTTAATCAAGTTCGGGTTAGAGTGTTTCACAGGGTCGGGAACTTCGGGATATTCACTCTGCTTAAGTTTCTTACCTGTACGTTTTATCTCTCCATAGGTAAATGGATGATATTGGGCTTCGGGTGTTTTACGCCATGCGGATACCTTATCCTTATAAGTATCTAATAGACTTTGTAGTTCAATCTGCAAAGCATCGTACTGCTTATGATATAGCGCACTTAACTTATTAGCGAACTCATAATCTACTCCGACACCTGTAGACTCCATCTCTGCGATAACCTCTACGCAAGGCATCTCTACTTCAAGACAGCACTTAAGCACATCAGCATTCTCGGGTTTAGATAACTGTTCAAACTGCCACCTAAACAACTTCATGGTCATGAATGAGTCGGTAGCGGCATACAGGGCAAATACCCTCGGCGGAACAACCGCATACTGAACATTTGCAAACAAATGGTCGATAGAGTAGTGTTCAACTGACGGGTCAATCTTGTCAATGTATTGGGGCTTCAACTTTGCGTTAGGCTCGTTTTCATTAAACATACGAGTACCAATCATGGTATCCCAATAGATTGAAATTCGACAGCCACAAGTATGTTTTAGCACTTGATAATCGAATGAGCCGTGATGCAGGATGTTTTTTACCTTTGCAGGTTTCAACCTGTCTAACTGCTCTTTTATCTGTTTCTCTGTAACCTGCCAATCCAAACGTTCGCCTGTATTGTAATTAACATGATTGACAGGTATATAGGCTTGTTTTTGTCCTTCGGTGTATAAACACAAACCCATTAACTTACAGGTTAATGGGTCTAGGCTATTATTCGTCTCTGTATCGACAGCAAGATATCCGTTCTCGATGGCAGAGTCGATATACGCCACAAATTTATCGTAAGAGTCAATTACTATCGTGTTCTCGCGATAACGTCCAAGAATACGATATACCTCTGCGGTGATAAGTTGCAATCTCTCTTCTATTGAGAGAGTCTTATCGTCTACGTTTGTCGCAGAGGTCTTGACTACAGGGGATTTTGGTTTAGCCACCGTGGACTTTACTTTTGTTACTTTTGCGGTTTCGGGTGCGACTACAAGCGCATCCCCCCACAGGGATGTAAGCATAAAGCCCCCTTTTCAATATTTGGGCTACCTAATAATTAAATACTAGGTAGCCCGCGTTATATTATGAATACCTTCTCGGACGCTGAGTAGCACCACCTGCCCAAGGCTGTGTCTGCTGTGTAGGCATCTGACCCTGCTGTGCAGGTATCTGCTGTACAGGAGCACCTGTTGCAGGCATAATAGGTGTACCTACAGGTGCAGGTGCAGGAGCGGGTGTCTGAGGAACATACTGCTGTGCCTGTGCATTACGCTGAGCAATCATAGCGTCCCAATCGGGGTCGTCGGGAACATTTGCAGGAGCATTGTTAGGGATATTTGCATAGGCGTTGCCCGCAGGAGATACAGGAGCGGCAGTATTAACTGTGGGCGGGAACTTGCCTGTCTGCATGTATGCTACCATATCCTCAAAGGACTTATCCCAAACGCTCGTACCAAGGTCACTGTAACCCTCGAATACAGACATATCAACAGGGAACAGGTCAAGAGGATACTTACCAGCAGGACAAGCCGTGATGTTGTACGTGGTGTTATTGTCACCCTTCTTACCTACACGAGTAATCTTGAACATAGTATCAAGCATTAAATCGCCATACTCGTCGATGATGGGAAGGATGTTGTGCTTAATCCAACCTGCGGACTTAACCCATACACAAGGTGTAGGAGTTACATTTCCTGCTGTGTCGATGTTGTACTGAATCATGTGCAGACAGCATGTTGAAGTAAGTTTTGCAAAGTCTCCACCTGCCGCACACAAAGGACAAGTAGCGACATCATCATTGGCGTTCCTAAGACAGTTAACCTTAGGATACCATGTCTTGCCTGCCTTGGAAATCAGCGGAACATTATGTGTCGAGTAAATCTCGAATGAGTTTCTGTTCGTGTGAAGAATACGAACAAGTGCTGTGTTGCCGTCATCAGTTAACTGAAATGACGGAAGATTTGAAAAATTGGATGATGACTCGGGGACATCATCAAAAGAATTGATAGTAGCCATTTGTGTCCTCTCTTTCTTAAAGGAAATTTATTTATGTACACCTTATGGTGTGCCATACAATTTAAGTATATCATGGGTAAAATGTAAAATCAACAGATTTGAAAACATTGTCAAACTATTTTTAAAAATTCACTGCTGTTCGCCAAGCAAGTTTCAAACTGTTCTTTAGTAAGGTTATTCACGTCCCTACCGAAAGGAATATTGACTACATCAACGAACACAGGGTCGTGCTTAAAGTAGTCAAGAAATCTCTGCTGTCCGTGCTTACCTGCGGCATCTCCATCGAAGCAAAGAACAAAATGTCGGATGCCGCTCTTTTTCAACTGCTCATACTGATACTCATCGCCTGTACCAAATAATGCCACCCCTGCATATCCCCATGTATGAAGAGTCAATGCGTTTATCTGACTCTCACAGATATAGGCAGTAGTCGCCCCTTCCTTGATGAGATAATTGAGCAGATACACAGGCTTTACAACCCCTGTGGGAATATTGAAGTTCTTGTTTGATACGTTACGCCGAGTGATGAACACAAGTCGGTCATTTATGTCCCACACAGGAAAGGTCAGTGAGTTTGTCTCTTTATCATACCCTATATCGAACTTCTCAATAATCGGGTTAGTGAGTTTACGCTGATACATGTATGGATGATAATAACTATATTGAGCAAGTATACTCGGGTCAAGAAATTTCTCTTCCTCATCATTGCTTATCGGAAGTAATGTCGGGGGCTTTTCAATCCACACTTCTCCGTAACGGGTGATAAGCCAATCTTCTGCATATTGAAGGTTACTGCCGAAGCAATCTGCAATAAACTGAACAAAACTAGCCGTCTTATACCCACAGGTAAAACAATGACAAGACCCCGCAGGAACTCGCTTGTTCATCTTTACGATTTCTTCCGTCGTGATACCAAACGACGGATGCCTCTCCTGTCCGTCTTTATGGAACGGACAGGACACCATGATTACCCCATTTCGTTCGGGCTTAACATACCCGAACCGACGGTCGTTAAAGGCGTGTCTGAGGTCGGTCAACACCCTCATCGGGTCAACCTCAACGAGTTTTCCACCAACTTGAATGTCCATAGTTAATCCTTATGTAAAATTATCATTTGAATCATCGCTTACCTCATATTCCTCTCTCAATGCATCACAGCCCTCACCATTAGTAGCATCATTCTCTTCGGGAATGAACTGAAACTTTCCATTGTTGATATCCCATGCATACTTCAACTTTTTAAAGTTAGAGGAATCTCTTGACTTTACAAGAGTAAGAGTAGCAAGTCCATCTTTTTGTTCAAGAAATATTACTATCGTTGAATCCTGTCCTATACGGTCAGACTGAGATATAAGTTCTGTGCCTACCGCGTGGTCATCCAAAGTCATACGATTTTGCTGACTGACTGTTATAATCGGGATGCGCTTATTAACCTGCAATATCTTAAGGTCTTTTGATATATTCGAGGCTCGTTCAACAGGAGATTTACCCTTACGGTCATCTTCAAGCAGTGAGTGTTGGTCGATAAACAGAATATCGAGTTCAGCCTGCTCAATGAACGTCCGTAACTTACGCACCCCCACACTTCCGCCTGCATCATTCGGAGTAAGGACAAAAATCGGTCCTTTTAGCTCCTGCTTAATATCTTGGATGTAGTCTTTATAGTTATCTCGTAAGTTTATGTCGCCATGAGTAAGTCCCGAGTTAGATATGTGGCTTGTCAAGGTATCGATACGATAAGCAACTTTATTTGTGGTCATCTCACCACTATATATGCCTACACGCAATCCTGCTTTAGATGCCGCCTTAGCAAAGGCTAATAGCCACCACGTTTTACCCATATTAGTACGAGATACGATAGTCGCATATTCTTCCTGTCTATCCCAACCACCTATGATAGAATCAAGTTCGGGAAAGCCTGTAGTGGTGTAGAAATCGGCAAACGAGTTACATTTATCGAGATAGGCTTGATAACGTGAAGTATCTGTTGTAATATCCGTAAACGTAAGTTTTGCAGAATGGGCTAATTTATCGGATAACCCAAGAGCAATATTAACCGCAGATGCTGTGTCATTACTCATCAAGGCACTTCGTATGCCATTATAATTGTCTGCAAGCACCCTCTGATTTTTGTCCATCAACAAGGCATCGATGACAAAATTTATCGGTTCATCTACCTGCAATACATCAAACGTAGGGAATGCATCTACGACAGTAGATATGTCGGGAACTACCCCATAGGTATTATAATGGTTAATAATAAACTCATATACCGCAGGATAGTTAGAAAAGTAACTGCTGTCGAGATTGTTTTTGCTCAACAGGGATATGTCTCGTTCCTGTAATAATCTGTTTAAAAATCGGCACTGTGCAATTGTGCCCGATAATTCTTGTGCCATTACAAACCTCTCTTATCCTGTCCTAGCAATCGTACTACCTTACCCGTACTAATAATACGGGAGCATAATCGTCCCCCAAGAGCGTCAAACAAAGCATCGGGGGCTAAGTTGGATGTGTAGACATTTGCTTTCCCACTATCAATGCGGGCATTGATATAACTGAGCAGTGTCTCTACGTCATACTCTGAACCTATCTTCGTACCTATATCATCCCACACTATCAGATTTGCATCGTATATATGTTCCTTGATAAAATCTATGTAGGAGTTCGGAGCGTTCATCGAAGCCTTTAACTCCATCAGAAATCTCGGGACATTTATGAACAGTGCCGAGCACTCAATGGTCTTATGCCATATAGCACTAAAGTAGGCTTGCATGAGTTTAATTGCCCACGAGGTCTTTCCATTACCTGCATAAGGGGAGTAGATATAGAGGCTTCCGCCATTCGAGACAAAACTCTCTATGTTGGTCTTTATCTGATTTAATTTTTCAAAGGCAAGTTTCTCACTCTCCGTATTATCGGGATATAAGGTTACAGGTCGATATTGTTTCTCTGTAAGAAGTGACTGAGAGTAAAGCTCATTTAGTCTGAACAATCGTGGACAATATTGAGAAGGTGCATGGGGGCACTCCCCATTTTTATGCTTTACACAGGTGTTATACACCCAACAAGAATCTCCGTAAATCATTTTTAGTACCCCTTCGTGCTCAACTCTGTTTTAACATTGTTGATTTGTATCTGATTAGGCACAGGCTTACTGTTCCGTGTCGTGGATGGATGTTGCCGTGCGTAATTCGTGATTGCCCACTGAAACGTATTGTATCCACACGCTATTGTCTGTGTCAATATTTCCTTCGCCTTAGCCGTGTCGTAGTCTGCAAAATCTCCATGAACAGTGGTGCATGCGGTATCAAGCATATCGACATTCGCCATAAACATATCCTTGGTCATAACACCTTTTGTCAGTGCTACAGACACCCAACTCGCGTATAACTCAAACAAATCTGTAGGTAAATCCTCGGGAAGATTTTTGAGCAGGTTGTTCTTGATTGCATCCTGTTTAGAGGCTTTTGATTTTTTAAGTTTAAGGGTATTTGGAATATTCGCACAATCGATGGTCTCATCGTAGAGTATGTGGCACACATTATCGTGATTGACCACATACCAATTCCCACCCTCGTTACGGTAGTCTATGGAGAGTAGATTAAGATTAAGTAATCCATCAATGGCTTTAGTGTAGTCATTGTCGGCTATATAGGAGAAAGGGAACGTGTCTGCCTCAACTCCACTTCTGACATTGGAAATCTCGGTCAATACCACCGCAGGTATCAGACCGAGTTTTTCAATAAGCCGTATATCATAAATCTTGTAGCAGTCAGTTTTATACTTAAACATGTCATATCCTTCCTAGTGTTGCTGTCAGATACTCAAATTCGTTGAGCAAGGTAGATTTTGATATCTTCTTCAACCTGCCAAACTCTGATTCGACCTTCGCATACGACCAATTATATGTCTTTGCAAAGTATTTAAAATAACGGTCATCTAACCCCTTGATTTGTTTAACGAGTTTACCACTGTCAAACACGTGTTCAGTAGTGAACACATCCGAATTTAAGATTAAGTCAATCACGAGTGCGAAGAAATAGTTGTGTTGAGACAATTGCCCCCGCACAAGACTTGTGCAGTCAAATTCCTCATTGGTATCTACAATTGACGGAACGCAAGAATCTCCGAGTTCAGCGTATATCTTGTCAAGGCTCTCAACCTCATGATTTATCTTACGATTGTACCGATTGTGCTGTTGGAAGTAAGTAAGCCTTGCGCACTTTATCTTTTTGTTGATTGCCTTGTCTGGTCCGTTTGGGTCATTATATAACTTACTCATAGGGTCTCTCCATACCGCATGAGAAAGAGCATATAAGATTGCCTCAATAAACCAATCATAAGCATCTTCTTCGGAAGCCGACATAAAAGACTTGCCATAACTCGCCGTCAACGCCTGCCAATACCGACAGACTATTGCCGCCATGTATGCAGATTTTTTATACTCGTCGCTCTCGTCCAAGTATTGATTGCACAAGTCATTCTTGTTCGCTTTACGCCAATTTGGGATAGTATCCGCTTGGTCGGAATACAGCAAGTAATAATCATGTAACATACCTTTTCTCCAAAGTTTAATTGTGTGTAAACCCTCACACATACAGGGCTAGTCAGATTCGAACTGACGTATCACGGTGTCAAAGACCGTTGCCTTATCCACTTGGCTATAGCCCTACAGAACAATAAATCCGCTCTACAAGTCTATGATAGCATGTAGAGCGGACAAAATCAACAGATTAAATTAACTTATGCTGAACATTTATAGGGTACTTTTGTTTTTGCTTGCTTGCTTGCAATCAATTCGGAAACCTTGCTAATGTAGGCATTATCGTCTGATACCCGTATTAAGGAGTAGAGCAGGTAAATCGGCAAATGGTTTGGTACACGTTTATGATAAACTAAATCAACAACATACTTGGCGGTCTTAAAACCTTTAATATGACTATGACCTGTCTTAAACCCTTTGCGTTTGTTTATCACGATAAAACCCCTAGACACTCGGATGATTATAAAATCACCCTTTTGGTACACGGTGTTATCCATGATATGAAATCGCTCCTTGAGTGGTGTTATTCGATAATCTCATCGACAAGCCCTTTTTCGAGCATAACCGAAGAGGTCATATACCACTCGTAGCGTTCCATCTTCTCATATTCCTGTTCCGTGATAAGAGAATGAGAAAGTGTGTAGTCCTTAATCAAGGATTCAAAGTTCTGATAAAATTCCCATTGGTCTTTTACTTGGGTGTTAGTACCCTCAAGATAACTCTGACCTGCATGCAACAATGCTGTAGCATGTTTGAAGCATCTCTTTTTTACATTCGGGTTATTCCGTCCTGCCATAAGGATGAGTCCGCCCATAGAATAAGCGTAGGTCATAACAGTGATTGTAGTAGGTGTCTTAAGATTGTCAATCACGTCACAGAGTGCCATGCCATCATAAGGGCTTCCACCTATCGTGTTAAGAACAATTTCAATAGGTTTGCCTGTACCGTCGTTATCCATCTCAAGCAGAGGAAGTATCACATTCTCCACAACGCAGGAGTCAATTGGCTCGTTAATGATGATACGTCGGTCGGACAAGTTCTTGTAGTATTGATACATACAAGTGTCGGGCAACATCATAGCCTGTTTAAATTGGCTGATGAACGTTCCCAAGTCAAATTCCATAACAGTAGGCATAGGGTTTCATTCCTTTACATTATATTAACAAAAACATATCAGTCCAAGTCTAATATGTATTGTTTCAGTAGTGCCGCTGTAGTGTCAGTCATCTTATCGTCAATCACGTAATCTGACATTGCCCCCTTAGCGTTTACAAGACTTAATACAAACTCGTCCACAGTATCCGTGCACACGAGGTTATAGATGGTTACAGGTCGGTTTGTTCCGATACGATAAATCCTGTCTTGATTTTGTACAAATTCTGCATTAGTCCAAGCAGTGTCAAGGAATATCATGGAACTTGCGGCAGTAAGGGTAATTCCTGTACCACACTTTGACCACGTTCCAACAAATATCCTCGTGCTATCGTCAGTCTGCAATTTGCAGATAGCCTCGTCTATTTGGTCGCTACTTTCATTACCTGTGGCTACAACCACACCGTATTCCTGTAACTGCTTTGCCACTTCGTAGACAGGCTCTTTGAATGTAGAGAATATTACTAATTTCTCCCCGCCCTCAACAATCTGTCTAGCCATATCGACACACCGCTCTATCTTGCTTGACACTATAGGCTCTGTAGTGAGTATGCTCGGGAAAACTGTTGCCTGTCGCAAGCGTATCAACATAGCCACAACGGAAGCAGTGTTCAACTTAACCTTATCCACTTCCTGCTTAATACCATCTTTCACATTATCATAAAACTGACGATGTGCTGTATCCATGTCAACATACTCAGTCAGCACAGTCTTGGGGGGAAGGTCAACCACATCCTTTGTACGTCGTAACGAACACCGAGATAATTGATATTTAAGCATATCAAGGTTATGATATCCCGCAGGAGCACCATTTATATACGCTGTATAGACATAGCGATAGTTAGAAAGTGTTCCACGCTCTGCCCCGATAAAAGACAAAGGAGTATAACAGTCTATAGGGTTATTTAATAATAAAGTACCTGTAAGACCGAGCCTGTACTTAAACCCCGTCAAAGCTAATAAGTTCTTGCCCTGTATAGATTGAGACGATTTGCAGTGATGTATTTCATCAACTGCAATCATGTCTATTTTGTTTACTGCTTTAGGATTGTTAAGTTCCTTAATTATCGCCTTATCCCGTAGGGTCTCAATATTGGTGATAATAAAAAACTCGGGTATTTCCTGCTGTAACTGCTCAAGCCTCTGTTTGACTGAGCCTATCTTATGCTTCCCCTTTTTAGTGATTGTCTCACCAAGAATACGGCAGGTCAAGTCTGAATGCTTCTCAATCTCACGCTTCCAATTCGTTTTAGCAGAATTAACACCACACACAACAAGACAATGTTCAAGCCCTTTATACTCTTTAAGATTATATGCAAGTGCAATGGTCTCAATAGTTTTGCCTAAGCCCATTCCGTCAAGCAATAACCAACTGTCCATATTTAAGCCATACTCCACTGCATCTTTTTGATATTCGAGCAAGTCAGTCTTCATCGGCTTAATATCATATTGTTGACAGGGGGTATCAACATCGGGTAATAATTTTACTGAAATGTCATCGTACTCAGTAAGACTGTCTAAAAGATTGGATAAATAGACGATAGGGACTTCCCATATCTTAGTACGTTTGTCATAATTAGACCCCATTAAGATTTTTACTGCGTTAATGATATCGGGGTTATAATTAAACGATACAAACAGAGATGTAATCCCCGCACATTTTTTAGTCTGCTCTTCTGTAATATAAATCATCAGTCAGTTTTCCTCTTCAAAACAAATTCATCTGTCGTGTCCTTAGTTGCTTTGTAACTTAAAGTTAAGTTTATATTAAATGTGTTGCCACAGTTATTGCAGGTAAACTTTTCTGTTAAATCTTGTTCTGCCCCAACATAATACTGTATTTTGCCCTCGGTATCACGCACAATGCGTGGGATTTCTTGACAGCCGAACACGGCTCGGGGAATAAAAATCTCTTGGGGTAAATATTCGTAGCCGCAGTACGGGCAAGAAATTGAACAAAATTTTTCTACAATCCTCATAAGCAACTCCTAACTGTCAGTCATATCGTTACAGTAAATCATACAATTTCGGTTTAGAAAAATTCGGCTAATATAGGCGAAGCCTATATTTATATATTTATATATTATATATATAATAATATAGGCAGATACAAAATATATCTGCCTATAAATCTAAAGTTTAATAATATAGAGAGTCTTATGTCTCTGCATATCCTATCTGTATCCTTACATCTATGGCTACAGGGAAGGTCGCAGTCGATTTACTCGACGATTTAAGGTAGAGAGCCAAATAGTTATTAGTCTCATCTGTCTCAAATGGAATTGTAGGGTCATTTTTATTTGTCAAAAGTTCCCAATCAAATGACGTTAAAGCATAATCGGGTGTTGCCGCTTTTGTCTCCATAGTGGTCGATGTTCCAATGCTCCCGATGAAACCAATCTTTTCAGATTCGCTAATACCAACGTTAGACAACAAACGATAATATAGAGGCTTGTTTTGCATAGCGTCTATATGACACACAGCCCATTTGTCTACAATGCTCGTGGTTGAATTGTTTGCTGTTATTCCACTATTGGGTATTGCCTTACTTACTCCAGACAACGTTCCAGTAAAGGTCGCGTCAAGAGCGACTATCATTTCCGCAGGACGTAATTCCGAAGTTACTTGTAACGAAGTAGTTACAGTATCTTCACCATAAGTATAACTAATTCCAATAGTGTATGTTCCTGCCGTGGAAATATTGACGTTAGATGTATCAAATACACAAACTGCTGATACATCGGCTGTCGTAGTATCAGAGTACAATGCTGTGACGCTAATATCGGCTGTGGACAAAGCCTCGTCAGTATAGTATGCGGTCTTTGTCTTGGTGGCAGATATTGAAATAACTGTCTTCGTCTTTGCTTGTATAGTTTCGGGAGTTGTATCAACGAGGTATTCACACAAGCCGATAAATTTACCACTCACAAAATTCCTGTTTCTTACTCTAATACAGTTGGGATAAACATCAACAACAGCACCCTCGGATTCTGCATAGATATAATCAGATGTAGAGCCGTCTATAATGTCTCGTGGAACAGTTAGCGAAGATATATGAACCATGCGCACACCGTTTTTGTACTCAATCAAATTCAAATCATCCCACATTTTTTGATACTCATATTTGATGTGGCTGTGACCGCTGAACCAAATCACGTTTTTATAATGTGCCAAAAGGTTCAAGAAGTCCGTTCTATCGCTTTTGGGATAGTTAGTCTGATACGGATTGCCCCATATATCATAACTATATGCGCCATTTCCGAGTGCAAAGCCGCTGTATTTAATACCTTCAGTTTCCCAATGAGCGGGAACGTGCGCAAACAAAAACACCCTCTGATTGCGGTATGTTTCAAAAATATCTTCTAACCATGCTAATTCGGTAGCCGTGAACATTGTTCGTCCAGCACCTTGATAAGTGTCCTCAAATATTGATAAGAAGACAAAAACATCGTTGTTGATAACTTTGTAAAAATATGCTTCGGTTTCATTCGTCCAATCGGTATCAAGATATTCACGAATAGCAGTTTTATTTGCGTACATAACAGCGTCTGCATTATATGCTTCGTGATTGCCTACGCATGAATAAACAGGAGTGTCAGAAGCCCATTGGTCGCGGTCTGACTTCCACTCTTCCAGATGTGCAATAGTTCCGCTTTTTGTCAAATCCCCTGCAATACAGATTGCGTCTACACCTTCGCGCTCATTCAAGTAGGTCATTGATACGTGGACATCATCATGCCCTGTCTGATACTGGACGTGAACATCAGACAATGCGCCGAACGAGTAAAGATGCTCTCCATAATTTCCTGCCGCCCATAACTTGCTAGAAGGAATCTGATAATCACAAACTATTACATTATCTTTAACAGCGCAAATTCGTGTAGCATATTTGGGTATGGCATTATACTCTGTGAGTTTTATTAAGTCCATCGACCGTTGATGATTAAAGTCGAGTGATACTGTCCCAATTTTGGAATAATTGGACATTACCCCGTTTTCATCACCCCACATAATGTCGTAATTTCCGTCACGAAGCGAAGTGGTGCTCTCGAGATAAATCGCACCTTCTGCTACAGCAGGAGTATCTGAGTTAAATGTGGCGGACAAAGAAATTGACGGGGGGGGTAAGGTCTCCCCCACCGCTATATTTGAAACCTTTATCAACTGTCCTGTATTAGGGTCATATCTGTTTACACTCATTGATATGTTTCTCCTTTGTGATTTTTTAGATAGCCATCATCTTTGATTTAAAGTCTGCGAAGTCAGTTGAGGTTGACAGCACAGATATCATATCAGCATATGATATGTACAGCGGCTTCCATTCCCAACTTGTTCCGTTATTTATACATCCATAAATCATTCCTGTTGCTATTGCTATCGCTCTGATAACGCAATCACCGAATCAACAGGGAGTTTATGTTTCGCTTTCAGTAAAAGGCTCATTTACACGAATATCAAGCAAGGATTTCTTGTCGGTCGGTTAAATTTCTTTCATTTTCGCGGTTATCTGGTCTACATAGCCGAGCGCATATCCGTCATTGTTCGGATGCAAACTGCCGCCATTGCCAAAGTCTGTACCGAAAAACCGCTGACCAATAGCCACTGTGTATGCACAAAGCGGATATTTTCTTATATCAATATAAGGAATGTTCCATTTCTCCAATGCAGTAATCATAGTAGAGAAAAAAGTTTCTTGAATGGCATACGGAACACAGTTTGCGTTTGTGCATTTGTGGCAAAGCACAAAGAGCTTTTTTGCGGTCGGGTAGTTCTCCACAAGGTCTTTACAGATAGTTTCAAGCGCGCCCATTGCCGTGGTTGTGTCAAGCGTACTGCTAAAATCGGCAGTCAGCGAACCCAATGTCACGCCGTTTAAAGCATCGTTAATGCCACCTTCCACAAGGATATAGTCATATCCCTTTGTAAGTCCTGCAACTTGGTCTTTAATGCTGATAACAGGACTCGAATCTGCCATTCTTGCCGTTCCCCAAGCAAATTTGTCAAATGTCATATTCTCATTCTCTGCAATGGTATAACAGAAAGAATCTCCACTATGTCCATAAGCAATACTATCACCACAAAGTGCCATCCTTTTCCCAAACAATATGCTTAAGGGATTTCTACTTTTAACATGTGCGGTAAAATCTGCACCGTTCATTGTCATAAGTATGCCTGTCTTATCTGCGATTGTACCCGTTACAGTAGTCCTCATTGCTGTTGGTCTAGGAGTGATACTTGTATCACTGTTCGCATTGTTGCGAAGTGCGAAATAAGGGCGAAGAACAAGGTTTGTGCAAACCGCACCACTCTGTACTTGAATATCGGGAGCGGTTGCGGTAACGCTAATCATTTGCAAAGAGGCATAACTGCCTTGTGTTAGTGATAACTGCTTTTCCGTGTCACCACTCTTATAAGTGCCTTGTGTTCTTAACTTAACATTAGCGGTTGTAATGTCACCACTCACAATTTCAATGGTTCCAATTATCGAACTCCCCGCCCAATTCGTCGGGATTTTAAGGTCGACTGAAATATAGAACGTGGTACTCGCCGTTCCATTAAGATAAACAAGACCATCTTTCACTTTGTAGGTGATTCCGTTTTTCGTTGTTTCGGTAATGTCAGAGAAGTATGCAACATTCTCATTATCAAAGAGATATACAGGCTCCGTTGAGTTGACGTTGGATACCACTATATCAGGATTAACCTTTAAATAGCGTGTGGTAACATCGCGTTCATACTGAAAAATTTCGGACATTACCTTCTGACTTGAATGCAATTTGGTGCTTGAGTGGGAACTGTCATCTATTACAGAGGATGCCGCAGGAAAAATAAAATCACTCATAATCATTACTCTCCCTTCATCATAAAGTTCTCAAAAATTCTTCAATGAATGTCGCTTCAAACGCGTGGCACTCGGCGTTCGGATGCCCATTCGTTGATGATACACGCCAATTTGAAGTTCTCTGATTCCTAATCGAACTATCAATATTCGCATTGGTGGAACGTATCATACAAGGAGTCCTTGAGTCTCCGTTCATGTCGATATACGGAATACCATACTTTTGTGCTATGGCTATAGTAGCAATCCTGTAATCATCCGAATCACAGCCATTTGATACGATAATACCAATATGAAGCTGAGGTCTGTTAGTTATTAACCATGAAAGAATAGTATTCCATGCACCATAGAACGATGATGTTACGCTATCAGAAATCGTACCAATAGGAATCGACTGATGAGAGTCGTTGATACCGAAATAAATGGTCAAATAATCTGCATCTGCCGCGATAGTCTGATAGTAATTTATAAACGAGTTAGTAGATGATGTTCCACCTTCGGCTAATGCAAGTGTTCTCCCACCCTTTGACAAATCTTGAATTACGACGTTACATCTATTACCTATCAAATAAGGATAGACTGCAAGTTGTCCTACATATTTGCCACTGGGAATGGTAGGTTCTGTAACACCTGTAAAATCTCCTGCTGTGAAGCTGTCACCTGCGACTGCCCACTTCTTACCCGAAAGAATATCGGTAGTTATACCCAACCGTGTCTTTGCCATCTCTACGTTGTTATCGGATAAGTAAAGGTCTTCAATAACAACCTTTTCTTCGCCAAAGCCTTCATAACGTCCAGCAACAAGGGTTTCAAAGTTAGTGGCATTTGTTTCCCCAAACACAAGGCGAATATATGCGTATGTATTGTTCGTTGCTGTTACATACGGATATCCGTCGTCGTCAAGAGTATATGTTCCAGAGCCGCCGCGATAATATCCCGCAGCGTTGTAATAATATGCTCTGAAATATGAGGGCATATTATCTATACGGAACTTAATTTTTTCTCCAGGTGTATAACTCCAACAATTTGTTGCATAGTATCCGTTTTTCGTGGTTCCATCATCCCATGTGGATACGTCTACAGTCGCATCGGGCTTAAAATTGTATCTGCTTGCTGTAAAATCCACAAGGTTTTCGCCGCCGCCGCTAATCGTAGCAATGTTGGCATCCAACTTCTCGTCAACTAATTCGGCAGTTTTTTCACTCGAATATACCTTATTGTTTGCGGCTTCTACATCATCAATCTCACCGACATTCTTAGCGCTCGTACCGTTTATATAAAATATATCAGACGCTGACGTTATTCTTGCCGTCAGACTCGATTTTGTCTGAACAACCTTAAGAACGTCATCAGCAGTAACCAACGTGCCGAAATCATTAACAACAAATTGATTGTCAATTATACGCCCACTTCCGTTTGCAAAAGTAAGCAAAATATTAGGAGTGAAATAATTACTTGATGAGTCAAACGGATTAAGTTCTCCTATTGCACTACACTCAATATAGTTGTTTATGAATGTTGCATTTTGGTCAACGCGAATCAAACCATACCCACTCGTATCGGCTAAAGTACGTACATCGGGGCTGGTTGATTGTGTATGGTCGTAAGACTTTAAAGTGTTACATCTACCTGTTAAAGCAAGGAGTGTCGCTCTCGTTACCTCTGTGGCTGTTCCATCCATACCAACCAAAACCAAAGCATCGGTACAGTAATCGCCGTCCACATCTACAAGTGCGATACGATTACCCTTCGTCAATTTAACCGCATTAACGCATGAGTCAACTCGCACACTGTGGGCTGTGGTGATTGAACCCCCAATGACAAGCAATGTATGCACTGATACACCGTAACAACCAATTATTTTGGTGTCATTCTTTACAGACACACCGAAATGACACTTACGAGCGTAAACATTCTCGATATAAATATTCGCGGAGTCAGTAGAAACACCTGTATAAAAAGCGTACACAACAACATTCTTAATCCAACCCTGTGCGGTCTTTTTAATGGCGGTGCATTTTACCTGTGCGTTGTTCACAACTGCAATAGTCTCACTGACAACCTCGTTAGGAGCAGTTATTGTTTTGGTACGGTCTATATCAAAATTATAAGTATGCTCGTTGCCATAAATTGTGAGGTCTTCTATACTACCTGTAGAAAGACTGATTGCAACCTGTTCGTTAGTGAGGAATGGAAAGTACAGTGCCGTTCCTGCGGTGGACTGACCATACCCCTTATACTGTGCATCAGATGTTCCATTTGGCGAACCTGTACCTCTAATAGAATAGTTAGACGCACTAGGTGAAAGACTAATAGTGTCTTTAAAGAAGAATTTGCCCGCAGGGAATTGTAAATATGCCCCGTGGTCAACATCGGTAATACGAGAAATAATATCACTGTTAATCTCTGCATAGGTATTCGCAACAGTAATAGTGTCAAGATTGATGGTATTAACACCAAATTCTCGAACACCATAACGACACACATCAAGCATATCTAACGCAGTACCATGTTCATCTGCTACAGCAACAAGGTAACGGATGGGTGACTCCGTATTTAACTTCAATCCACCACGTGCCCGACTCGATGACTCGGTTACATAGTAGTATCCACCGTGTCCATCTCGGTCTGTATAAAAACCTGTGGTTTTGAAAAGTGTGTCCACAGGCATAGTAAGCAAGTCTGCGAGAGCAGGCATGGTACTGTATAATTCAACACTACCATACATCTCTTCAATTTTCTCACTAGAGTAGGTTGTTGACGATGAAGGGGCACTATCGTCAATTATCGATGGCTCATCATCAGTAAAAAAGACATACTCATACTTCTCTTGCTCTGATGCAGGAAGAGCTTCCCACTCGGCATGTGTTCCATTCCATATAAGATAATTAAATTCACTTTCAATTTTTTGACTCGAATATCCTGTGGCATTGGATACGTTATTGTCATCAATATGATTGTTTGGAAAATTTTGAATTAAAGCCATTTCCGTTTCTCCTTTTATAATAAAAATGAGGTGTCCTACAACATTACGGGGTCTTTAATTTATAATACAATCAAAAATAAGTGAACTACCACGCACCTAAAGGTACGTGGCTTCTAAGAGCCTTGCGACTCTATTTAAGAAGTCTGACCGCTTAAGCAATCCTTATTCTTACGGGCGTGTCCACTTCGCCCCTACTGTATAGAGTCCGAAGACTCACAACGCTACTTTTACGAAGAATGTTTAATGCCCCGTTTATATCGGCATTAAGCGTTTTACCGCCTTTAGTTTTGTACTCACCCCTGTGTATCCGCTTACCGCTAAACTTGTATTCTTTTGGGTTGTCATCATTATATGCGGGAATAGTATCTTTATCCCAAAAAGATGCCTTAGAAGTATAAGATTCTTCCTGCTTTACAAATGTGATACCGTTAAGTTCGCAAAGATAGGCTAACTTATCACGCAACTGGCCATAAGGGATATTTACAAAGGTCTGGTTATTACGTTTACCCATATTGGTATCACGCTGGAATGTTTCGTTATACCCAACGACAAGCGTACCTATATCATTAGTGATACAGTAATCTACGACCTTACGAGCAACTTTGTTCATATAATCATTTACTTTGTTGTTGCGGTTACTTGCGATAGCCTTCTGGCGGGCAGTAGTCTTCTTTCCAAAATGTTGTTTATCCTTGATGGATTGTAAACGAGCATTTTCCTTATTGAGCCACTGGTTGATGGATTTAAGCCTTCTTCCGTCAATAATGAACGAATTGCCTTTGCTTGATACTGCGGTTACAAGGTTGTTTATCCCGAGGTCAAGAGCAAGTGCGTTTGATTTGTTAAGATTTCTCTGGATGCATTCAGCTTCATAGATATACTGTATCTCAAAGAACCTTGCTTTTGTTTTAGGAATGATACGGATTTCCTTAACCTTTTTATCAAACAGGATAGGTGGTATCGTTATCTCTACGGTTTTATGTGTTTTTCTGAAACTGTTAGAAAACGGAAGTATCAGTTTATTGCCGTTAAGCCGTACAAAACCGATTACAAGTGTTGTATATCCGTCTTTCGGAAGATAATGCGGCAGCTTACAATCTTTGAAAGCATACTTGCCCTGCTTTGCAAGTTTAAGCAGACCAAAGAATGATTTGAAACTGCCATCAACCTCTTTGAGTATCTGCTGTGCCATATTGGAATTTAAGGCTTTGTAGTTAGGACTGTTTTTCAAAAGTGCATAGTTTTTCTCATAGTTGAGGTATTCACCTTCTGCAAAGTAATACTGCCTTACGTTATAGATAGCCTCGTTTGCAAGGCTTTTAGCCACGTGGCAAAGTTCCTTTACAGTTTTGTAATCTTCCTTTGACAGATGCTTAACCTGTTGTTTTACAGATAAGTACATACAGTTTTACTCCTTTCTAAAGACTCGGATTTCTCCTGTATGTATATTATAGCATATATTTTACTATATTACAACGATAACAGTAAAAATATGGTCGCTTATATCCCACCACCCAATGGTAGTGGGTTTTACGCTCTTGTTAATAAAAAGAGCCTTATATAACTTATATAAGGCTCTTTTTATTAACAGGGAGTTTATGCTAGTTCTATTCTGAAATTAGTAAGACTCAAGGTAGCAGGAGGGTCAATAGTTGCTCCACCATTTGTTGATGCCCTCAATATTAACTGAATCTTCGCAGACTGATTGAATAGTTGCGCCTTTCCATTATCAATAGTTTTAGTAAGTCCTCCGTTTGCCATCGTTGTTACTGCTGTTACAATATCAGGGTCTGTAGTCGCCCATGTATGAAGCTCTGCTCCTTCACCGTCGATGAAGTGAATTTCAACATACCCGGGCAGGTTTCCACCAGATAAATCGCATTCGCCAGCGTCGCATTTTAGAATAATTGCATCGCCAGCTACAAAGGTGTGGGTTGCAGAATCCCATACTGATGTAATTTTAAGACCACCTCCACCTCTTGTAATGCTACATTCAACGTTGTTTCCGCTTGCTGTTACGGAAGAACTTGTGGTTGTTTTCGGTTCTATGCTTTCAGCATGTTCAACGTCAAGAATAATTGTAGGTGTGGGTGTCGGCTCTTCATGTGCGTAAGATATGGTTCTATCTTCACCGTTACCATATCTAATTGCATGAATTGTCTCATTTACTTGGTCAATAACAAATACATCATAAGCTGTCGCTGTAGCAACTCCTGCCGTTCTCGTTGACCCATCATTAAGCTCATACCAACCTGCACAAGTGGTGGCAATAAATGTGATTCCGTCAAGGTTCTCCACGTATAAATTGTTATGGATGTGACCACAAAAGCAAGCTATAATCTTGTCTTTGTGTGTCTGTAATGTTGCATGGCAAGCAACAGGGTTATTCCACCCCTTGCGGTCTGCATCTTGAGGCAAATTCTCATCAAGTGGATGATGAGAGAAAATGAGCACTTTATAGCCCGTGGGAATACTAGACAGCATAGTATTCAGTACAGTATTTACGTTATAGGTCGTATAAATCCCAGCACGCGCGTAAGAATCAAGGAATATATATCGTACTTTCAGTACGGAGTCATCATAGTAACCACTGGTATAATCAACCGAGGTAATTACTTTATTAGCAAGTGCCTTTGTCATATGCGACTTATACACCTGCCCACGAGTTATGTTCTGATTATCCTGTCCACCTTCATGATTGCCCACGAGGAAAGCAACAGGGCAATCTGCTCCGTCCATTTGATTGTACGTGTAAATAGCAGAATCCTGCATGTTCTGTATCAACCCACCACTATTGCCGTGGGTATCTCCACCAAGAACAACGAAGTTGAAAGGAAGTCTCTTTGTTAAATCACGAAGAGTTCTTAAGCCATAACTGACTTCATTTGTTATGTTCCTTTGCTGTGTGGTAGACGGGTTTACAATCAAGTGTTGGTCTGTGTTAAAGCCGATGATAATAGGATTGTCAAGTGTTCCAATGTACGTATTGACTGCACTTGCTACAGACTCCATTTCAACCAAAGCATAATCGGGGTAATCATTATCCAATCCCCCCCCTGCTGTTCCCGAACAGGTAGTTAAGGTCACAGGAAGGTCTATTGTAGGAACATTTTCACAGGCAAAGGTAACTGTACTTCCACTCTGTGCTATAGCAGTTATCTTACATCTTGCGTACTCTGTCAATTGAGCAGAAGTAGCAGTAATGTCAACACCAAGAATACCATTTCTCGTTGCGTCATAACCGACAAAAGTAAGGGTCTGACTATTATTTGTCCATCCGTTTGCGGTCAGCATCTGAGTAAGGGATAAACCGCTCTCTGTGGGCAGAGCACCTGCATCATGAGATGTTCCATTAGTATAGGTAACAATTAGGTGCTTATTAGCGTCAATGGTAACAGTCTGAACTCCGACACCTGTAGCACCTGTAGCACCTGTATCACCCTTGTCGCCCTTGTCACCTTGCAAACCTTGTTCGCCTTGGACACCTTGGATACCTTGAACACCCTGTATACCTTGTTCACCCTGTGCACCTGTATCGCCTTTTTCACCCTTAAGAGAAGCAAGCCACTCTTCTACAGTACCACTAAATCCTGCATCAACAGCAACATCATATGCAGATTTACCCTGTGCTCCTGTTGCTCCTGTATCACCCTTTTCACCTTGGATACCTTGAATACCTTGCTGTCCTTGGATACCCTGCTGACCCTGCTCACCTGTGTCGCCTTTCGGTCCACGTATATTAGTCGCTGTAGGGGGAGTAGTTGTTTCACTTCTAGTCCAAGAAATGTTTCCCTCGGAATCTACAGAAGGAAGCCATGCTACGTCGGAAGATGTTCCGCCACCGCCACCACCTTCGATAAGTCCTGCATCCTCAGTAGTGCCATCGGTATAGGTAATGATTAAGTGATTATTTGAATTAACACTAACGTTCTGAACGCCACGACCTGTTGCACCTGTCGCTCCCGTTTCACCCGTATCGCCTTTTTCACCACGTTCACCTTGGATACCCTGCTGTCCTTGAACGCCCTGTGCTCCTGTGTCGCCTTTATCACCTTTGAGGGATGCAAGCCACTCCGACTCAGTTCCCGAAAAGCCTTGTTCAACAGCGATATCGTATGCGGACTTGCCATCTGCACCTGTATCACCCTTTTCGCCTTTCTCGCCTTGAACACCTTGCGCTCCTTGGATACCTTGAGCACCTTGGATACCTTGTGCTCCTGCATCACCTTTCTCGCCCTTCTCGCCTTGGATACCCTGCGGTCCACGTGCTCCGTCAGCACCCGCGTCACCTTTCTCACCCTTTAAGGAAGCAAGCCACTGTGTTTCTGTACCAACATATCCATGATTACGAGCAATCTGATAAGCGGACGCACCATCAGCACCTCGTTCGCCCGTGTCGCCTTTCTCACCACGTTCGCCCTGTTCTCCGCGTGCTCCTGTCTCGCCCTTCTCTCCACGGATACCCTGCTCACCTTGGAGACCGCGCTCTCCCTGTTCACCTTGGACACCTTGGATGCCCTGCTCGCCTTGAATACCCTGCTCACCCTGCGGTCCACGGATATTCTGCACCTCGGGCGGAAATGTGGTCTCACTTCTTATCCAAGAAATAGTTCCATCCTCAGAAACACGGGGCAACCAAGCTACGATTGATGACTGAGGCGGTGTACTGCTCTCGGCATCTACCAACTGCCAATATGCTTCGTCTGTGGGCAAAATACCCCTGCAACTTCTCTTACAAATATATTGTTTTCCGCCATACTCAACTAAGTCTAATTGCATGTAAGCGGTGTCGAAATAAAACTGTCCTCTCGGATTGGGCTGTGCGTTTCTCGCGTCGGGGTCAACCCAATTGAAAATGGATAAATCAATCATGTCAGTTACCTCGTGTAAAAATAGATTGTGTGCTGTATCTCTCGTCTTGTTAATCCTTATTCTTTATACAATCAATGAGCGGTATCTATCGACCGATAATCAACATACTGAATTACAAAGCCGAACGGAAGCACATAGTGCAACAGGTCGTCAAGGAGAAGTATATCAACAGACGCATCACTCAACCCAATACGAAGAATGTTAACAGTTTTTATGCCTGCAAGTTCGGTAGATGTGTCACTCTCGGTCTCTTCGTCGGAGTCGCCCTGCGGTACTTCTACAGAGGTAGCCTCATTAAGATGTAAGATAGCAGACAAATTATCTAATACCCTCAAACAAGCATCTTCACTGAGACTGCTTAAATAAACAGGTTCAATCTGAACAACACGAAAAACCACAGGAATTTTCAACTGATATATCTTGGAGTAAGCGTTAAGAGCATACTCAATCCCCTGTCTGCACCCCTTATACCTGCGGAGCAAAGGGATAACCGATAAGATTATTCTTAACTTATCCGTAGAATATGTTTGAGACGGAACAAAACCAAGTTTAGTCTGTAGCAAGTCAAGCATATTCTCGCGGATATCATCGGTACTATTCAACTGTGGGATTGAGTCTGCGTCGTATTTAACAGCGTTAACAATGACATCAAGTGCCCTACAAAACAACTGAAAATCACGGGACTCCGAGCAATATACCCCCGGGAGTAAGTTCTGAGTTTTGATAAATTCTGTTTGCATTTTTATCAGTCCTTATTTACGATGTTAATGTTTATATCACGCAACCTCGGAATAACAAATCTTGAATATGGATTAAACTTGTTGAAGTACGAACGGACATCAAACGGGTCATACGACTGTCCTTCGGACTCTCTAAACAGCGGAGCAAACCCAGGGAATTGTGCCCCCTGCCTCATCACAGCGTCAAGCACACTGTGTATTATTCTTGCTTTTTCTCTCCTCACAGCATATTCAGCCGTAGGAGTTCCGACAGGAGTGTTAAGGTACTCGCTAAACTTCAAATGGGCTTTCGTAACAGGCGCGATAGTTATACTCTCCCATGTAGGTGTGCTCTTCGCAGTAATCTCAATACGAAGTTGGGTAATACTTATGGACTCTGTATCAGTCACACTCCCAATAGTGTAATAGTAAACACCACGCTGAGACGTATCTGCCTCAAACATAGGAATTATCTCAGTTGCCACACCTGCGTTAATTTCAGATATCTTAACCGTGCAGTCTGTGTTCGGGTTTACCATCTTTAATACATACATAGATACTCCCGCTACAGCAAAGGCAGAAAGCTCGGGAAGACTGAAAGAAATCGTGGGGGCATTATCCCCTGTTATCGTATTATTAAATCTAAATGTAATAGATTGGTCGTCAAGATAGACCAACTGCTCGGGAACACTTACGGTTGAATATGTATAAGCGTATAAAGCAAGGTACTCCGTTTTCCCATCTTCGGTAAGAAACGTAGTGTCAATGCTGTGCAATCCTGCACTGATTAAATCTCTGTTGGCAAGTAACAAAATTGCATAGTCTTCTGAGGGGTCTTCGGAAGGAATTGTCGCCGTAGCAATTTCCCCTTGGTCAAGATAGTGTACCGTAGTCCTCTGTACTGAGATATTATCATCTGATACCAACGCTGTTCCACAGATAGTCTGTGGCTTAGTGCTCGACAAATCAAGGGATAACAATGTTCTAACATCCCACGCAATGCTTGTATCTGCAATCACAGGCAGATTGTAAACTGTTGTTTCCCCGGGCACTGTGTAGGTCACGGTGAAATCTGCAAGAGTAGCAGTACCCTCGGTCACCCCTGCATTTGTAAGCCTCATCCATTTCGTAGTATCTGTACGGGTAAATGTCACGCTACAACCCTCATTAAGGTTAAGCAACTGCATTTCAGTTAAGGTAATATTTAACTCTGCTCCCTTGAAAGAATACCAAGTATCATATGAGATAGCGTTAAGTCCGTCGGATAGTATATCGCTATAGTCAATAACATCCACATACAACGGGTCAGTGCTCTGTCCTGCAAGTCGTGTACGCTCAATCTTTGTACCTGCACCAACTATGTTCAGAGAAGAGAATGAGTTGTTTGTGTAAATGAAGTATTCCCCCGACTGTAACATGTAGGTGTCACTGCCATCGTCAAATAATGCGTATTTGTAAGCGTCTCCAACCTTAGTTTTGGAATTTCTTACCCAATAGCAATAGTTAAATTCACTTTGAAGATTTACAAGGTTAATCGCACGATTGGAAATCTGTCTATTGCCTGTAAGGATTGAAGTTACGTCCTCTGATATATGGGCATTAAGAGCTTCATCAAGAACTACCCCCTGCCCCAAAGGAAGAGTGCTACCATAAGTAGTCTCTGTCGTATAAACCGTAAATGTAGGCTTAAATATCGCTCCTGTACCAAATTTAGCATACTGATAATGAACATCCGCACTATCTTCGGTCTTCCAATAAACAATAATATTCTCATACGGACCGAGTTTATAATCGGTATCAACAGGAATGGTCGCGGATGAATCTTGTGTGTTAATATACTCGTACTTGACATAGTTAGAGTACGTCCGCAAATCAATGAGGTTAGGAGCAAAAAACTGTAACGTCTCATTAGGGCGCAAGGTATAAGTCAAGGCGGTATCGGGGGAGTCTTCGTAGAATACCCCAAACAGCCAATTCGTGTCTATACTAAACACCTTATCATACTGAGCCTCAGCCATCTGTTGTAACGAATATTTAAAAGTGTCATCAAAATCAAATATCTGATACTTACCTGCAAGGTAATCTCGCATCACCATATTTGTTAATGGATTTGTCGGCATTTTTGTATCTCCTTAACCATATATATCTATTTACGCTGTTGCAAATACACCCTGTAAAGGAAGTAGCTCCAAATCTTGAACGGCAGTAGGACCAAGTTCGTGCACAAACTCGTCAACGCTATGAGCTATCAAACGATATTCAATAGGAGCGATAATCAATGTCTTTATCCTGCTGTCGGATTTTATCACAACATCATATATCGCATTGTAATCGGGTTCAACCCCATACTCAACTTGAGTGGCATTAAGGGACTCCCACAGAGCTGTAGAAATGTTGCTTCGCACCTCAGTAAGCTCTGCGTTTGACAACTTCCTATTAGTTATCAAAGTTATATCAAGGTTAAAGTCTGCGTACATATAAGGGTAAAATTCAGCCGCGCTTGAAATATTCGCATATCTCACTCCAATGTGTCTTAATTCATCAAGATACAATTTAACATTCTCCGTAGGCTGTAGAACAGTCGTAAGCACCTGTCGAATAATTATGGGTGTAGCCTCATAATATGGAGCAAAAGATTTATCAAATAACTCCTTGGTTATGTTCTTATCACTTGCGATTGGAGTAAGAGCACGAATATCTATAGTAGTAGGAGCAAAGCACCCAAATAAATCATATGCGAGAGCATATTCTGGGTCACTCGCCTCAAGAGCATCAAAATAACTCGTGTACTGTCTGCCATCCGCATCTTCACAAATGTAATTGTACGCATAGGGAGTGTTCGTTCTATCAGACACAACACAATTAGAAACTACATTAGAAGCACGCAGATAATTCTGAAAATCCTGCCATGTAACAAGGCAGTCACAGATATTGACATTACGCATGTAATTCTTGTATGCGTCATCAATAGTCTCTATATCAAGCCCGCCTACAGCCGCAGAATAGTTGGTCAACTTAACATTGTCCGTACCTACGTCTACTCCATTGATTGTAGATTCAAAAAACTGTTCAAGCGTGTACGCCTTAATGTTCCCGTTTGCTCCGTTACTTACTACGTAGTGAATTTCAAGTCCATCACCAATAAGATTGATGATATAATCAGAAAACTGAATATAGACAAGATTTGATACTGCATCTACGCCGACGAAGTAACATTTGGTGTCGGGGGCTTGCACATACAAGTTATCAACCGCTACCCATTCCGAGAAATTTTCAAGCCCGTAGTTGTTAATGAAAATTCCGTTCTCAGCAACATTGCTTGTAGGCAGGAAAATCCTGCGGCGAGAATCGAGCATTGACGTGTTAATTGTCGTCTCACCCGAAACAGACAACTGATTTACCGCTCCTTCAATAGCATCTACGGTCACATAGTTTTTGTTTGCCGTAGCCCTCAAAGTAGCATTCTGTGTGAGAGTGAACACTGTTTCAAGCTCAGAATCCGCAACCTGTGTAAACCTCGGTATCTGAATAACTTCGTCAGTAAACTCTCCCTTCCACAGAATAGACACATCTACGTGGGCAGACTGCAACCAATGCATGTGGTAGCCCAACTGCTGAAACAAATTTCTAGCGTTCTTGGGCTGTGTAACAGACACAGGGAAGCACTCCAACACGTTCTTATCGATGTTGTAATTGAGCTTGTCTGCCACCAATGCCATACACTTTAGCAACACAACCCCGGGGTCGGACTCATTACTTTCCACAGGATTCCACTTGAGTGTCAGATTGTTGACGTACTCAAGTAACTCGGGAAATATCGTCTGAAAATCTTTATCCGTATAGGATTTATTGGAAATATCATTCATCGCATATATCCTCTTTCTTTAATCGGGATTTAACAACTTAATAGAGTACAGGCTCGCTTCGTTCGTCAAAATATTTTTGGTATTTATGTTAATAGTAACACCCTTGGAACTTTGCACGAGCGTTATGTCGTTTCGTGACAACTGTAACTGCGGCATAAAGGTCACTATGCATGAGTACACTTGGTCAATTACAAGCTCGGGTATTAGGTCGTTGTTTTGATTAAAAAACATACTACCCAAAGCACACCCAAAATCGGGGTCGTAAACAAAAGCCCGCTTGTTTGATAAAAGTGCAAGAGCAAGATTAGATTGGGTAGCATCTGTGTCCTTGACCAATTGCACTTGATTGTTTTTTATCATGTTTGGAAAACTCAAAGAATACATATCAAGCCGCTCCTTATCATTAGATTATACAATAATTGCTAACAAAACAGTATGCGTGTGCACCTTTTGTGCCCACGCTAACTGAACATTAGTTATTCACTTCTATAGATACAGACTGCCACGTAGTTCCGTCATAAAATTTGAGTGCATTACCATGTGCAGTGTCCACCCAAAAAAGATTAGTGTCAACAGGGGGAATAACACCTGCTTCAAATACCTTTGTAGGGGCTGAGAATGCCCGTTTACCCCGTTCACTATCATTGCCCGATAGAATCTCTAGGTTACCCAATTTAAGGCTCTTATTGACCGTTAAATGGCTAAACGCCACATCGGGGGGAGTAGTCTCCGAACCATCATATAGAAATGAACCTAGTATAACTATATTATCCCGCTCACCGTTCTCTACAGCCACATATACCACGTCATCGACTTTAAAGTTATAGAAAGTACCCGCCATACCACAAACGGTTGCTATGGGCAACATAGCCTTTGGAGTAGCCGTACTAGAGCTTTTTATTTGGTCGAAAATCGGCATACGCACTCTATAGTGATAGGCATCAATAATCTCTTCGATATACGCTTTGGTAATCATTTAACTCTCCTTAACTCTTACGAGGGTAAGTATGGTTCTAAATCCCGAACGGTCTATCTGCATCTCATCCTTCTGTATACAGTACAGCCCCGAGGTAATATGTTGTTGACCATAGAACACTACGTTAAGTCTAATGTAAGACATGAGCATTGTGGTCTTGGTCAATCCCTTTAATGTTACCTGTGCAGTAATAGGAAACTCAGTCATCTCCGTCCACCATTGACTCTTGGATGCTTCTGACTTCATAGTAGTCTTGGATTTTGTGAGTGTCGGAGCAGAAGTAACAATCAGTTTACCGTCATCGCCTATACGGTAATTATAATCTACTTGCGTAGGTGTCTCTGACCCCTTGAACAAGATTGACCATTGATTATCGGTCAGAACATTAAACCCTGTCACAAACTTATCCGTAGGGTATCCAACATCAATAACAAAGGTATCACTACTCTCCGCCATAGCCGCACTCATCTGTACTACACTTAATGACGCTCCTGCCCCTGTATTGGTTTTCTCATCGCTTACAGCCATCTTGTAGACACCTGTAGACCCGTCTTGAGGGGTCATGCAGGAAGTAAGGTAGTTGATATAGTTGAACGGCGTAATGTTATTTTTAGGTTCAATCGGAACTGCTTTATCATTACCTGCAATAAGCGAGTTCATTGTTGAAGTGTTAAGCCCCGGAAGCACCTTGCTAATACCGTAAGACTGATTTTTTACCATACTCTTTATAACATCGCTAGGCTTAGCCGTTGTACCTGCAAAGTTGTAACACTTGGAGTTAAGGTCTTGTGCTTCACTGACAGCAGTAATAATGTAAGTAATCTTACTGCTGTTGAAGTCAAAGTCATTTTTAACCGCTGTTACTATCGCTGTCTCATCCTTATAAATGCTTGACGGGTATGCCCAATCACCATAGCTAAGGGTTATTCTACGCTTGTCAGATATACTGCTCAAAGCTTTATCGATAAGGTTAGGGTCGTCTCCCAAAGTAATCTGATATTCCAACGTTATCGTGTACGTATTGACTGTTCCATTCATGCGAACTACCCTAATCCCTTTTATGAAATTAGGGTACTTTGTCTTGGAGCAATCACCCATGACCAAACTTCCGATAGTCACGATTACAAACGGGGCTTCAACAAATGATGAAGAGGTAGTTAATTCCGCATTTGCCATACTCAATCCTCAATAAATTCAATATTACTCAATACGGGTATCTTTAACTTCTGTCCTACAGTCAGTTTTTCAAACGGGTCAAGGATACGATTGAAATCGGCTATAATCCAATAACGTGTAGGGTCATTATAACTATTCAAGGCAATCAAGTCTAACGTGTCCCCCGCTTTGACTACATAGTCAGAATAGGCAGTGTCAGTCTTAAGATTTGCCGTGATACCGTACACATACTTTTCATCCCTCGTATTATAATAATACGGGAAGTAAGCATACCTACTCAGCTTGTTATATGACTTATATGATTTTGACGTTAATACATCGGGCATGGCTAATCTCCTTAAACCGTGTAAATGTTTCTTTCCAAATCAGCATCAACACCTCTGAATCCGCCACTTGACCAAACCGAACTTGCATCAAACGGGTTAATCTCAGTCAAATCAAAGCTAATACCGACATTGGCATACTTTCCATTTTCAAGAATAGGCAGGTCATAAGTCACACTTACCGCTCCTGTGACCACTCCCTTACAAAACACATCGTTACCGAACTTAACCGATATAATTGGGGGATTAACCATTTTTGCAGAAGAGGCATACTCGGGCAATGCCGCCGCCTGTATACGTTTAGCAAAAACGTCAACCAAATCGTCTGACGCTCCGCCCCCACCGAGGTTAGAGTTGCCGTAGTTAATCTGCTTCATCATATCTCTGTGCAGTTTGAAATCCACTCGGACTACACGTGGTCCCGACCCTGCATAAGACTGAATAGGAGCAGACCTGCCTAATGGCGTTGAGGAAACGAAGCTAGTGCTCATCGAGTCTGTAATGCTGTCGGGATAAGTAGGCAAAATCATCAGCGAATCAAGATGGTGGAAGTAGATGAAGTTGTCAATATTCTTAAAAGTTCTGATATTGGTGTGCCCGTAGTATAAGGACAAAGCCATGATAAATCACCCCTTATGTAGTATACTCTATCTGTTTATCACCATATCCTGCGATATCAACACTGCCCGATTGTTTATCTACATAATCGTAAAATAGTTTGTATCTCAAATCTAAATCCCATACATCGGGAGTTCCACCCACATAGGATATTTTCTGTTGGAATCTCTTCACGTTATTATAAATTGTTTCCTGTGATGTAACCGCATGACCACTAAGATACTCTAACAACTTGTCTGAGTAAGGGTATGACTTACTGTCGTTAATCAGTGTCAACGCAGGCTTGGTTAGTAGTGCTTGGTCAATGATGCTTGGACGGGTAGAACTTATGTTTTCTGCACTTATAAGCAGATTACGCTGTACATAGTCACCCTCAAGCACTACAAGCGACGAGTGGAACGATGAAGGAACTTCGATTGCCAAGTATGCCGAAGCACGATACTTGTAAATATCTGCCCGAGCACAATAGACATTGTATACCGTAGGGTTCGCAAATGATATATTTGTAACCGTAGTGACATGCTCATCAAGTGCATTCGTGATATACGTGCCGTCTGCAAATTTCAACAACTGCTTCGTATTCGTGTCATAAAAGATAGTTCTCATCTTAACAGGAGCAGAGGTGTCCATGTAAACGGTGTAGTCCGTGTTCAATCGAATAGGAACAATAACGGTTATCCTGTTACTTTGTGTCTTTGCTGTAATATCTGTAACATTAACATCTGCGTATTGCAGTCCAAAGCAATTGTAGAACGGCATCAAGTTAATATCGTACAAGTCTCTGTAGCATCTCAGATATTTACCGAGTTGAAGGTGCACATCTGTAGAGTAGTCATCCGTGCTAAGGTATTTATACTCATCTACATACAGGTTGAAGTCAAACAGGAAATAGTCTGACACCACCTCGTATAAAGCATACTCGTAACCAATATACAGAGTATCGCTCGCAATCGTATGCTCGGACACAACAACCTGTTCAGAGTAATCGGTCAAATAGCCTGTCTTGGTACACAGAATAACATAAGTAGAGTAAATGTAACGAAATCCCTCTACGATAAAGTCACCGCGTCGCACGGTATCGAATATAGGGTAAGATATACTCGATACCAAGCGGGAAAGCATGTGGCTCTCAATGGTGTTCTCATAAAACTTATGCATGATTTAACTCTCCATCAAGTATCTTGATACTGCTGTGTCAAAGTTCGGATTGGTCACGTTGACATTTACGTCGCCATTCACTATCTTAGTTATCAAATCCTCTAACGTCAATTTATCATTAGTAGATGCATCCCTTGCTCTGTCGTTGGTCTCCTGTGCTTTAGCCTTAATTAGCGCATTCATGATAAGCGTGGTAAGCAGTGTCTGTGCCTTATCTGAAACCTCACTGACAGTAGACATGGTTTTTATCTCGCTGTTAGTCACTCGTACATCAATTGATGTACTTGAGCTGTTCATTATCTTATTTACAGACGATAAGGTTTTAGAGATGTTCTCAACGCTTGCTGTAGATATATTAACACTCGCATTACTAAGCAAACTTGACCATGTACCCGAATCGGGAATAACGTGGATATTCTTCTTGAACAAATCTCTATACAACTCACCGAGTGTATCGGTCTGCTTGGCGGTCTCTGCACTTGCTGTTGATACAGCCGAGATAGCATTAGCTGTGGTTAGCGAACTTGTACTCCGCAAGGATGAGGACGAGTAGGACAGTGCGGAATTTAACTCTTCGTTATAATTCGCAAACGTCTTGCCATAACTGTCCATACTGCTCGCTACGGAATCAATCTGCTCGGACAGATTAGCCGATGAACCAACAAACTCAGTGCTCCGACTGAACACATTAGACGCTACGCCGCTGTTAATTGACGAAGAATAACTTGCACTTGTAGCGGTTGACGCTCCACTCGGTGCAGAAGTAGCCGCTGATGCTCTGCCCCTGCTTTCAAAATTAGACTGCTCCCAACTCTTAAGATTTAATCTAAACGGATTTGATACCGCAGAAGATACAGTACCAATAGCACCGACAATACTTGTGGCAATAGGAACTAACTGAGCAATCTGCGCTACCTGTGATAATACAGGAATGCCAGCGTCCGCAAGTGCACCTTGTAATCTATATGCCACGTATTTACCTGTACTGTCTGAGATACCCGTAGCGATAGACGTAAACATGTTCTCTACAAGATTGTCTATTCTCTCGGACAAATGCATACGGTCTGTGATTGAGTTGACTTGGTCGTCAACCCACATCTTTGATGAAGCACTTGTAGCGTAAGCACTGTACACGGCACTAAATTTGGAGCTTTGTGCCAAGTTCGAGATAGCCTCAAAATCAGCACGTGTCATATTGAATAGGTCTTGGTACTGTGCCTTTATAATGTTAGTTGAGGAAGTGTTTATTTCGTCAATATACTTTACAACGCCACGCATCAAAGTATTGATGTCCGCTTCTCTAACACCCTCATTGAGCAATTTTGCGTAATCGAGATTCTGTTTATTAGCAACTAATGCGAACAGCGACTGCAAATCCTGTGCCCCTGCAAGAGCATTCACATCGCCTGTGCCAAGATAAACAAGTCCTTGTGTCAACCGTTCGAGAGTAGAACTCGAAGCACCCATAGAGCTTAGTGCCGCCATCCATTTCTGAATAGCAAAGTTAATCCCTACCGAATCGGTCATGGTGCTGTCCAAGTCCATTAAAAGTCCCTCAATATTGTCGAACTCGGTAGACAAATATGAAGTGTCCTTGAACCACTGATTTAACAGCTTGTTCAGTATGCCTTCCATGCCCATATACTGATTAGTGCTGTCTTTCTGCTGTAACCTAATCAAGCGAAGCAGGTTTTCGTTATCAGCCTCAAAGGTAGTAACTAACTTATCACCAATAGCCATGAGCAATGCACGCTCTTCAAGGTTCTGAACGATACCCTGCTCTACAAGGTCTGCCACCTTCTCCATAACCTTTGTTTGGGTTACGATAGGTGACATACCGATGTTGGACTTGACCAACTTATAGATAGAATCATAGGTATGGTCAGCACCGTTAAGTCTTGTCATCAGTTTAGACTGATACTGATAGTAGGTGCTGAGATACGGGTCAATCTTCTGAGTAAGGAACTCTGACACCTTAGACAAAGCGTTGGCTACTGTGCCAGCAACTTTACCAAGAAGATTAGAGAACAATTGTTTAAAGAATCCGCCTACACCGCCACTCACGAAAGAGTTCAAAAGACCGTCTGTGAGACTTCCGCCCGCTTCCTGCATTGCTTGTTCAGCGGCATTAGCGTCCTTGATTATCTTAACGAGGTCTCCATCCCTGTCTTCAAATTCAGCGGTAAGACCCTCTTTAAACATTTTCTTTATATCTTCAACAGATTTGCCCGACTTTACGCTTAATTGTTCGTAAGCATCCTTACGTTGTTTACCATAGGTGTTCTTAAATATGCGATTATTTTCTCTTCGTGCGGTATCACTTTCATTAAGCAAATTCCATTTCTCGGTCATGGTAAGATACCGCCCTTGGTCACTCAATATATCGTTATTAGTCGCAATAAGAGCCGTATTCTTGGCAAATGTCTGCATTCGCTGTTCATTTACGGCATCTACAGCACTCTGTCTGCGCAAAGGATGGACAGACTCCTTAAGTTCCTCGCGGAGTTCTTCCATTCGCAGTTCATGGTCTCGTTTAAGGGAGTCTAATTTCTGCTGATGCTCTAACTTCATGTTGGCGACAGCCAATTCATGACGCTTCTGCTCAAAGGTAACCTGTTGCTGATACTCTTCTACAGTATCACGCCCCTGCTCATCCTTCTCACCACGGCGTAACTGAGTGCGCTCTTCGTACAACCGATGCTGTAAAGCCTGTTCACGAGCGTACTCCTTTAATTTTTCATTATAGGCATCTTCCTCGGCAAGAAGTCTCATACGGATGCCTGTTTCGTAGATATTATTGTAAGCAGTCTGCTGTTCCGCTAATTGGCTTTGAAGAGAAGCAAGTTCCCTTTGGGCTTCAAACACACCCTTATTGTTAAGTCTCTCTTTTGGAGCGACAGCATCCTCACCACGGGCTATAGCGGCTTTGTATTCCTGCCGTGCCTTAAGTATTGCATCGTTGTGGGCTTGAATATCATTGAGTCTATCCGTGGTGTCACTTATATCTTGGTTGAGCAACTGAATAGTCTTAGACATTCCGTTGATTACCGAATCATAATAATCCGCCTGCTCAGCGTGTGTCTTATTTAAAAGTTCAGAATAATGCAGTGCCTTGACTATACGCCCCTCTATCTGAGTAGATATTGCATCACCAAGATTGCTCAAGCGGGTAAATTCAGCCTCTAACTTATGGATTGTAGTTGCTTCCGCCTTTGCACGTTTAGCCGCTTTAAGGGCTTTACGTGCTTCCTCTTGCTTCTCCAAGGTCTTCTGATATACAGCATTGCGCTCAAGCGACTTTCTCAATAACTCGTCTCTCTTATGCTGTTCAGCGGCAAAATACTTCGTCTTGTTATTCTCAAAAGCGACAAAGGCTCTATAAGCATTGCGATAAGAGTTAAAAGTCCCGTTCCCACCATTATTAGCCGAGTTTGCGGCTGAATATCTGTTGGGATTATCGGGATTACTCCGAGAGTTAAAACTGCCGTTGTTATTGGTCTGCATATCTTACTTCTCCTAAGTGTGACGTTGACGCGCTTCCTGCTCCCTCTGTAAATCCTGCAAGATAAATCCAAGCAGATACTCACGCTCTTTCGGGGGCATCTTTGCTACGTCAGAATAAGACGTATTGCAAAACTTCGTGACAAGGTATTTCTCGTTTGCAATCTCCTTAAAGCGTATAGGGGCAAACGGCTTGCCATCAGAAGTCAATACTGGGTCCAAAAAATTCTGTTGTTTGGCGAAACATGGTGCGGTAGTTATTACCGCATACCTCACAATCCACCTCAATGTCCATGTCCAAACCGATTGAGTTGTTGATTTTCTCTGTACACTTCAATATCTCGTTAGCGTCACGCATGGGCATATTTTGACAAAACTCCTCAAGTTCAATTACATTCGGAGCTTTACCATCAATTTCCTTAATAAGGAACTGCAACGTAATTGCAAGCCCTCTGTCTACATGACTAGCAGACTTGCCTTTTATCTCTTTGATACGGTCTTCAATATCATCAAGCATATGAGGGGTCTGATAGTTCAGTGTAACCGACTTCTTGCTTACAGGCAGGTCTCTGTGGAAATACTTGAGCACTTCGTCGGTATATTCGTGCGACACAATACTGTCGAGGTCAATAGTCTCACTAGAAGTTACCCTGCACACAGGACAGGTACAAGCGAGTTTGTATGAACTTCCATAAGTAACCACACGGAGTTTATGTAACAGGAATACATAATCACCAATGCACATATCGTAACAAGAAATGCTCTTGTTCCTGTCTACCCTGCATGAATCAATCAAATCACACATGGCTTTATATCCGCTGTGCTGATTGTTCAACCGTGCCATCTCATCCGCAGTAGTCATACTACGTAAAGTCTCTTTAGTCGGGACTGAGCCGCCATAAAGTTTACCAAGACTAGGCAACGTGTACGTTTCCTTGATAGTGTAATCTTCCATCTTAAAAGTCCTTTCTTAAAAAAATTGTTAGTCATTATCTTCTTCGGGATTCTCTTCGTCAAACAGGTCAAGCTGTGCTTTATCCATCTTATCAGAAGCGAACTGAACACCCGATTGATTACCCTTCTTAAACTTGGTGCTGTCCCTACGTTCATCGTTAGCGGTCTTAATCTCAGCCTTATCTAACGTGTCATCAGTATCGAACATATCCATCTGAGTAGGCTCTTCGTATTTCTTGTTAAATATCGCAGGATAGATGATACGAGCGTAAAGGGCTTCCCTATGCTTCTTAATGTACTGTATGTAGTTAAATATAACACGTGCAACAGTCTGTAACCAACGTTCATTGGATATTACAAGTAATACGTGCTTACAGCCGCTCCCCAAAGAATCGTCGGGGTTTCGTATCCACTTGCCGTTATCTCTCTGTAATGGTCCAGAGTCCACGTTATTACGCGAGTTCCAGTAATTATAACGAAACGTGTAGTCTGGACACGAACAGTGAACATATGCGTCGTCACTATTAAAAGCATGAACTAATGCTCTCGTAATGTTACGAATATCAACTTCATCCTCGGTATCTGCAAGAGAACGGAGTTTCTTCAAAAAGCCGCCGAACTTAACCTTTACCTCATAGGTATCAGTCTCACCTCTTACGACAATAGATACGGTCAAGATGTCATCCTTAAACAACTCATTCATATTGATGTTATTTATTTCTCTGGTCGAGTTCAGTACCGTTGACCGCTTACGTCTATTATATCGTTCTCTACCCTTTTTAGACGCTCTGCTTTTAGCAAGCAGTGCCTGTCTGTTGGCTTCTAACAACATCCGCATGAACATCTCTCCTGTCTTGCATAATCCTACACTACATACTATATTATACATTTTTTATTACAAAAATGCAAAAGAAACTGCCGACGTAGGAACTTCCCACATCGGCAGTAGTGTCTAACAAAACGATTTAGTTGTTGTCAATCTCCGCCCAATCGTAATGAACCTTAGCGGTGATTTCCTGCTTATCATTATCATCAGCACTGTACTCACCCTCAGTTAATTCACCAATCCAACAACCATGCATCTTCCACTTGCGTACAAGTTGATAGTCGGGGGTGTATTCGCAGAGGAAAGCGTCCTTCTTATAGTCCTCTACAAGACCAACCTTCTGAGTCTTGGTATTATAACTCTTGGACTGCCAAGCCATAAGAACATCTTTAGCGGATGCACCGATGAAGTCTCTGAATGTAAATGAGGTATCCGAGAACTCGGGAACACCTGCATACTTAATAGTGTTGTTACCGCGCTTTAACGCAATTGCCTCTTGTGCAAAATGAGGAACAGCGGCGGAAGAAACGGACACACGGAGAACTTCCTGCGCATTAGGTATACTTGCACCCCCGGGGAGTGCGATACCATCAATATCTGTGACAATCCACTCAAAGTTATTCTTACGCTGTATCTCGTAGAGGTTGGGATTGTCTGCCAAATGATAGGTACTCATCGGCTTAGAGGTCTTTTCATCAAGAGTAGAGTTTCTGTCTACCCCGCCAATTCTAATCGACATAATTTTTATCTCCTTCTAATCAAGATACTGTAACTTCCTCGTTGGTAATAGTAATACCAATCTCGAAATCTTCCACAGGGTAAATAGGAACTACATTAACCGTAGCAGACAACTTGGTCTTATCCGAAGTAGGATTGTACTTAATGCTCCAATCGGTCAATGCTCCACCGCTAACCATTTGGTCAAGTGTAGGAGCGATAGCCGCATTAAAGTTCATCTTAAGCACATCACTGTTAGGCTCGAACATCAGACGAAGAGCACTTACATAAATGACCTTCTTAATGTCGCTGAGCATGTTACGGACGTTCAAGAAATTCTTGGCTACTGTACCTGCAAGTCCTACAGTCATCAGTGTTCTGTTACCCCAAATGGTGTAGCCGTAAGGCTTAACATTGGCGATAGCATTTATACAAATGCCCGACTTAGGCTGATAACTGTCCGCAATAGACATGGTGAGTGGAGTATATGTCTGAGGAAGAACTACATTCGGAACAACACCACGATTTACACCTGCAACAGCAAGGAAGTTTGCGTTTCCATCTCTCATCGACTTGGCAAGTGACATAAGGTACAGGTATGACCCGGGCATGTCAAGTGCTCTGCCTGCACTAGGCTGAGTACATGAGAACCAAGGAGTAAACATGGAAGCGTACTCACTATCAATCTTGTACGGGCTTTCCGTGTTAGTGATAGAGTAATATACCGAGGTGTTTGCCGAAGCCACCATACTACGCTCTGAATTGTTGGTATGGTCGATGAGAGCACACGCGTCACCGCGAGCGTTCGCAAGGTCAATCATCTTTGCCGCGATGGTAGACCCAGGGGTTGACACATCAGCGGAATACTCAAAGTTCGGGTAACCACCTGTCGTGATGTACTTGAACTGATATTCCGACTTGTCCTTCAACTTCTCCCACATGTTACCGCAAAGCTCATTATAAATGAACAGAACCGTAACAGTAGTAGCCGCATCATTCAGTCGCTCATAGAGCACAGGGAGACCTGCGTTTATAAGTTCTCTTGCGTATACATAGGCAGGGTCGGGTGCTCCCTCTTCGTACATCGAACCGCTTGTAGGTGTAGCCGCAATAGCAAAGCCATCGGGATAATCCTGTGCGGCAGTGAAAAGATAAGGTTCAGTGCCACAAGCCGCCTCAAACTCTTCAATCGTTGTCAGCAGTATAGGTGTGTGCTGACTAATCACGGTGTCGGGGGAAAATTTACCCGCTACGTTAGTTACCAACCCGGGCACGTACACTATGTCGGAATCGCTTAACACGGGATTTCCTGCCGACAAATCGATTTCGTTGATTACAATACTAGGCATCTTTATTCTCCTTTGTCAATTTTGAATGCTAACTCAGTGTCACTATCCTGTGGCTTAACATATATGGAATCAAGAGATTTATTCGTCCTACTCTTAACATCCCACAAATATGCGTCGTCAACATAGATGTGCAACGTAAACCGAGTAAATTGCCCAACCATCAGTCGTTCGGGAATATCAGAATTATCCTCAACGTCCGTACTTATTCGTAATGTGGCATTATGAACAAAGTTTAGGTCATTGTAAGGTACTTCAACCTTGAACGACGGACTGTTTATAACATTAAATACAATTTCTCGTGCGTATTCGTCAGCCTCTTCCTTAAACTTGGAATAAATATCTAACTGATACTCAATGTTTATGGGAATTGCATTTAATCTCAAAGTACGTTTAGTCGATTTATCCGCTGTTATAGCGTCAAACGACAGAACGGTCTTATTGGGGTTGATAATCTCATACCCACCCACTCGACGAAGACACAATATTGGTAAGGTAATCGGATGGTCTCTCTTTTCCTCAGCCACTACCTCAAACAGTCTACGGGTATCATCCTGCCCGTACACATGCATGTTTGTGTCATTCGTCCAATTCTTTAGTTTATCCAACAGAGCGTTGTCATAAAAAGCTACAGACATGTCTGCTCCTTCCACGTGTAATACAGACCATCAAGAGTATCAATAAGAGTCTGTGCAGTCTGGGTAAATATTGGATAACCTTTTATATCGATGTTACCATCGTTGATTAACTTACACAAAGTAATAAGTTTATATTTACCTACTTTCACATTAGGGTCAACTGTAATCTTCAAGATACTTGAAAACGACTCTATAACGAGATTAGTTGAAGCCTGTCTTATAATGAGTCGACAATCAACGTCGCCAGTGGGAAAAATCTTATCCGAAAGATACCTGTCGATAGACTGCAAGTGAGAATCAGTGGAAGCCACCTGCAAGTGTTGTGCCCAAAGTCGTTTTAAGTGGAGCACGAACGGGTATTCGTAACCCTCAAAACCGATTGAGGTCATAATTACTTCCTCTTACCTTTCGAACGAGTGTTCTGCTCGTCATCGTCGACAGCCTTATTAAACACTCTTGAATAGAAAGCATCATAAAATTTACCATTGGTAAATACTGAATCATGCGCTCGCTTTAACAAAGCCTTGTCATAAGGCTCTTGTGCGTTGAGCAAGTCGGCTACATTGGGGAGCAATTCATCCATTTGACGGGTATCAAAGTAAGAGCGAATCGCTTTTTGAGCTTCACTAGACGAGTTTTTGAACTTGGATGCAACCTGTTCAATAACCTCATCATCAGACAATTTACTAACCCGTTGGTCAACCCCGCCGTCGTTATCTCCGCTGTCCCGTTGGTCATACAAATTATCCACTTGATACCAAATAGATGTCGTATCATTGTGGTTAGTCAGACCGCTCGGACGCAGATTGCCCAAATCATCATAAAACACGTTGTTCAATGATATATCGTCAAGAACATACCCTAGTTCATTTATCTGATTGGTAGGGTCAGACAAAAGTATTGCAAGGGTGAGTACGTAATAATACTCTTTAAACGGCAAGTTAGCGCAATCGTTGATGAGATGGCTCAACCCATAGATATTATCCACCCTGCTCAACTCTGTTTCGTGTTCTTCCACGAAATCTAACTTATCCTCATCATGGCGAGGATAAGCGTATCTTTCCTGCAACTGCATAGTTAGTAGTCATCCTCTTCTGAGTTCAACAGATTGTAGCTGTCGGACTTATAATTCTCTTTAGGGTTACTGTAAGTGTCCTCGAACTCGGGGACAATAGCACAAGTGATGGACGCAGGATAAAGCATGATATTGCTCATCTGAGCCACTTTGAACAACCTACCCTGTGCCTTGTCAATGCCGCTTGGAATAATAAACAGAGCACCAACCTGCAAATCGTGTAGGTCATAAGGAACTTGTATCAAACAGGCGTTCTCAGTCAGTTCCGAAACCCAACCGAGTTTCTTCATGGTGTACTGATTAGGATGTTCTTCGAAAATACATCCAATAGGTTCACCTGCTTGATAATTCTTATCTATCTCAGCGTATGTAGTCCACGACTTACCTGCCTTTGGAGCACGATACACAACCTCAATTCCGATTAATTGGAGCATCTGGTTAAAGTAAGTCCTATTAAGTTTTATGTTCTGTTCGTTTAATAAAACTCCGTAGTCCATACTGTCTCCAATCATGCTTCGTGCCAATCGCGCCTTAAGGGATGTTCCGTACCGTCCCACAGATATGTAAGATGTCCATCGGGATACAGACTAACAAACGCTCCCGTTACAGGGTTGTCATTCTCTTTCGAGCGATAATAGCAACCACCGTTCTCATGCTCATAATCCTTTGTGTATACATATCCCTTGTGGGTACTAGGAAACAACTCGATGAAAATCCTGTCGGGAAAAGACGTTAGTGTGTCATTATCCTCAGTCTCTATGAGAGTGTGAGTACGGGGGTCTTTCTTGCGCTCCAAATCGCTTTCGAGCCTCATGCACGAACACCCCCTTATCTACGACTGATGGGCTTATGGATAGTCTTACGTCTGCGTAAGTTCTCATTGATACACTTGGACTTGCGGATAGGGGATTTCTGCTTAAGTGACTCTTTGAGCACTGTACCCTTTACCATGCCGTGTCCGTTCTTTCCGATAACCACATACCTGTAAGACAGTGACTCGCATACGAGTTTCTTGCCATCAACTGCACCAACAAGTACAAAAGGCTTCTTGCAACGGGTGATAGATAAGTTCTCTCCAAGAAGAGTGACCTTTCCATCGGGAGTGATAGTATCGGGAGTAAACTTAAAGGTGGTATTTACTCTCTTACCGTTAGTGTAGGTGATTACACCCTCAAGCATAATGCAGTCGGGTTTCTTAATGGCTTTACGTGTCTTGTAAGACTTAACATCGCCGTAAGACTCACGAAGATATGACTCAACCATATCATCCATGTCATCGTCAACCTCATCGAGGTCTACATCGCGCTCTTCGTCTTTGTCCTTGTCGGTATCACCCTTTTCGTCACCTTCGTCGGTATCAGATTCGGTCTTGATAGTGGACTCTTCTTCGCTATCAAGGGGCTTAATAATCTCATCGCTATCGGAAGTCTCTACGGTTACTTCCTCAGTCTCAGTGGTGTCTTCAACAGGTGTCTCGCCCTCGACCGTGACATCCTCTGTGGTCTCTTCCGAGAACGGAGCAATCTTACCAAGAATGTTGAAGCCACCCGACATAAAGCAGTAAGGACATTCCTCATCAGCGTTAGCCAATCCTGTCTCTTCGTCTACACGAATAGCATCCATAGGCTTAAAAATCTTGGACTTGCATACGGGGCACTCAAGCACACCCTGTCCCACATAAGAAACCTGCAAATCATCTACTGAGGTAACTTCGGGGTCAATAACGTCAACCAACTCCGCAGGAACATCGTCGATAGCGTCCTTAAGCCCTGCAAGACCTTCGGGGGTTGTGTCGAACTGAGTGGCAATGCCCTCGTTATCGACATCATCCAAACTAACAAATGCTTCTGTCAAATAATTCATTGTTTAAGTCTCCTTTACAATAATGCATGTACATCTACAATCTAATACAATCTAACCATCTTAATCTATAGCAATATTAAGATAGGAGTTAGCCTGTAATGATGTTCGCAAGTCGGCAAGTTCTTGATTGCCCTCGTTCAGCATGGTATCACCATCCTGTTCCCACAACGCATTGGGTTGTTTAAAACGGCTACGCACCCTGCCTAATACTATCTTCACATGGGCAATGGACAGACGCAAAAGAATGTCCTGCCAATATTCGGATGTAACCTGTTCAACGTTCATGAGAACGGGAACAAAGATTATAGTAACAGACGCAGGGGTATTAGAACTAACGTTAATATATAACTTCTGCGAGTCCTTGTCAAAGAATTTTGACATATCTGTAGACGTTGTATTGCGGATTTGTAACAGCGTGTTCCATGCTCCATAATTCGAGGCAAAATCTCGAAACTGATTCATGTTACCGTATCCCGACAATAACTGCCACTGTGTAGCAAGCAACGGGTCAAACGTTCGTCCGCCTTGAATATCGGTAGAGATAGCCTGTGCCCGCAATACTCGCAACACGGAATTTACCTTATATGCAGATAAATCAATGCAAGACGAGTATGGCACAGTAATTGTCTTGAAACTATCATAATATCTATTCAATTCTCGCAAAGACCTGTAGATGAGTTTATCTACCGTTTCATCGGGTATCTCTAGGGTAAGGATACTTCCGTCAACCTCGGTTTTTACATCATCTCTGAGTTGAGTCAAATCCATAGAATCACCTCAATGTGAACATACGATACTTACATTATGATTATACAATGTTCTGCGACAAAAAACAATAAATACAGTAAGAGGACTTGCAAAAAGCAAGTCCTCTATATACCGTTTAATGGTTATGCAACCACCCGAACACCATCATCAGTCGGTAACTGCACCCGAGATAAGCAGGTCTTTGTTAAGCATCTTGCAATCATACAGGGTACTGAAACCTTCGGAAGTCATGCCGTCAGCGAACTGAATCAACTGAGTAGGGATAACAGGCAGGTAAGGTGCATATACAGCGGCAGAAGACATCATATCAGCACCATTTACACCGATGACAAACTTGCCAGGGGTAATGTTGGGTGTTACGAATACCTTCAATCCGTTGAGTGAGCCTGCGTAGTACGGACCGTTCATCTGTCCAACAGTAGCGGCTTGGAAGCCCGGAACGAACGCAAGTACGGGAAGAATATCAGATGCAATAAGCATGTAGTTAGGTGCAAACCTCTTGGTTGCATCGTAAATCTTCTGCTTACCAATCTCAATCTTCTCAGCGAAGAATGCGTAGTGCTCCTGCTTAGAAGCGTAAACACCCTGCGGAACAGCCTTGCTGAATGTAAGGTCGCTATCAACAACAGCGTTATCGATAAGCATCTGAGTAATCTCAGTATCAATCTCGTATGCTAACTGTCCAAGTGCCTGCTCGGAAAGGTTCTTGTTCAAATCCTGTCCATACTCACTCTTGAACTGGAACTCAGCAAGCTGTGAGTAGTAGATAGCAATTCTACGTGCCTTTGCGAACAGAGGAATGCTCTCGATGTGTGCGTTGATGGTAGGAAGTTCGTTCTGAGGAACGGTTACGTTATCGTAAACATAGTTTACGGTTACAGCCGTCGCAGTAATAGCGGCATCGATTGCAGTGCCATCACCGAGAACGATTGCACCTGTAGCATAATCGATAGTACCAACTTCTGTACCTGTACCTGTGTAGGTAATGTTGGTTACGTTGCCGTTTGAATCTGTCTTAGGAGTGTAGTCTGCGGTAAGACCCTTGTAGAGTTTACCATCACCCTTATCAACGATTACGAGAGAGCCGTTGATAATCTGAACATACCCGGGAACTACAGCCTTCCAAGAAAGTGTACGCTCAACTCTCTTAGCGGTAATTTCGGAAGCCTCGATAGCCGCCTTTGCCTCTACAACCTTCTGTGAGGTGTAGTTAACATCAACGTTACCCAACTTGAAAGGATTGTTAACAAGGTCACCCTGTGTAGACGCACCCTTGGTAGTACCCTTGGTGTAGTTGATATAACTTACGAAACCGCTCATGCTCGACATGGGATGAACGATAACAAGTTCATGTGCGATAAGGTTGGGAACTGCAAGAGTTACAAGGTCAAGACAGAACTTCTTGAAAGCACCGATATCAGACCTCTGAACTGCTGACGAAGAAGCAAATGCTTCGTTTAAGTATTTAGCCGTATTGTCAAGGCACTTTGCAACAGCCAACTTACGGTTGGTGTCCATTGCTGTACCAATCTTGTTAGCCTTTTTGTAAAAAGCCTCAGACACGGCAATTCTCTTCGAATACTGCTCTAAAAGATTCATTGTGTTGTGTCTCCTTATGGTTTTATGTTACTATATGTATATACAACGTTTTTTACAAATTATTAACCAAGGTTATTCACCAATGTCAATAACGAATCAATACTGTCATCTGCATTGTCTCCCGTAGGCAGACTCTGCGGATTAGAGATACTGATTTTGGGAACAGACGTTTCACCCACAGTAAATGGAAGTTTACTCATAGACGTTCTGTAGTCCCGCAAATCTTCGCAAATGCGCTCAATATCGTCAAAGGAATAATTAGACGGAAGTTTCTCTATAATTGACTGCTTGGAGCATCCAAGCATACGAGCCTGTGACTCAATGAAGTGCGATACGGCATTGTTAGCAATTCGCTTATACTTCTCCACGAGTTTGTTAGACTCTGACAACTTCGAGGTGTATTCCTTTTGCTTTAACTCTGAGTTCTTCTCAAGACTCTTTACGTTGTCATCGTACTTAGTCTTAAGGCTTTCAACGGTCTGCTTGTACTGTGCGTTCTCTGTGAGCAAGGTCTTAACCTTCTCATTAGCCGTACTTAAATCCGTCTCTGTCTTTGTGAGTTTTTCCTGTAATGCGGTCTTTTTCATTGAAAACTGACGTACTTTACCCTGTAGCTCAGCCAACTGTGTTTCATAACCAGAGTTAGAACGCTCTTTGTTGGCAAGGCTTTCCTTCAACTTCTGTTCATGCTGTTGACTCGTAGTAGCACTTGCCTGTAATCTCTTTACTTCTTCCGTCAATTTTACGATTGACGCTTTCTGTTGTGCGAGGTTCTCATTAAGGCTGACTTCCTTTGCATAGCAAGCAGATAGTTTCTCCTGTAACTGAGTAACCTGCTCTACAAGTTTTTTATTCTCTTGTAGTGTCTTTTTGAGTTCATCCACAAAGTCATCTTCTCTATTAGGGACTGATTTCTTCTGTCTGTTCTCATTTATGGTTAAATTATCCTTCGATAAAGAATAATCGTCCAAATCTACTTCATTGTTACCTAAAAATTCAAGCATAACTCTACGAGAGTCTTCACCTGCTTCGGCAACAACCTTTTTAAGAGCTTCCGTAAGGGGAACGTTCTTATGCAACGACTCGGTTACAAACGTAGGACGTGCACTCTTAACTGCGGGAAGCAATACTGCATCCCAACCCTCACAGGAATAAGAATCAGCGTCAACTTCTTCTATTCCATCGTCGTTAATGAACACATCACCCGAGCCACGGCTTGATACACCAACCTTTGTTCCGTAGTCACACATAGTCTTTAATATGCGTCCCAACGGGGTATCAAGAATATCAAATACTCCGTACAACTTTCCGTCTGCACCCTTCTTAGGCTTCTCCGCAAGACAGATTGCAATACGCTCAGAATCGGTTTCCTCACGGTCAGCGGGATGGTCTAATTCACCAAAGCAAGATTTAGTCTCAATCTTCTCTTCCATAATCGGGTCGGTGAATACCTTCTCCCATAACCTTTCGCCATATAGTCTACCATTTCTTGTCGGTTTTGTAAAGTCTGCAATTACACCAACAAGTCTACCGAGAATGCCACGAGATTTTTGCTCTTCCTCGGTCAACTTTTTATATGTAAATTGAGTAGCGATTGACTGTAACATAATTGTCTCTCCTGTCACATCTTGTTAATGTGTTCAAAAAACTTACAATCTGCTTTTACCAAATGCAAAATCTTAATGCACGGGATTAAATCCGCAGTCTTGCTATAATTATATATACAATAACTTATTTCATCTAATCGAGCATGTCGTAAAAAACTGTTACGGTCTGTAACTGTTTTGACGAAAAGCAAAATCTGCAACTGTAGCGAAGCAAGAGTAGTAAGCACCGTATCGGGGTCGTCCTTCTCTTTTACGATGTTCCCATACAACTGACTCTTCTTGGCGTTGTAGGATTTTCTCAACTTGATATAAAAACTATTGATATCAAGCGGCTTGCGGTCAGATATGAACTTAACGATGTCGGGAGTTATACCGTTCTTAAGTAAGTTCTCAATCTGTTGTCTGTCATCGAGTTCCGTGAGAATTGTTAAACAATCAGTTTTAGTAAACATTGAGTTTATCATCCTTTCCTTTGGTTATTACCAACTGGCATCAAGTTTCTTCGTAACTTGTAAAATCTATTCCTAAGTCATCTGCTGAGGGGAGTTCATCCCCGCCTGCATACTCTTCACCACCCTCTTCGGATGTCTCGGTTTCAACGTCAAAATCAGAATCACCTGCATCCAAATCGGACTTATCCATCATATCTGAACTAGAGTCATTGAACGAATGGCTCATAGAACCCCCACCGAAGTCAGACCCAAAACCTTCATCGTTGGTGTCCTCGCCACCGCCCTGTTGTTCGTCCTCGGTCATCTGTGCAATCTGCTCATCAAGAATATCAAAAATCTCTTGGTCTGACAGAATGGGTCGAAGCAGGATAGAAAGGATACGCAAACGCTCCTTCGGTTCGGGTATGTCTTGAAGCATGTTCATAATGTCGCTGACAAGCTGTACCTTTTGAGCAGTATTATCACGACGGTCAATCTCTTCCTGTGTGGTAGGAGACTGCATCTTAATAACAAACTTATTGATATAGCTTTCAAGCCCCTTATCCAACAGCATAAGATTAATTCCGTCAGTCACGCCCTGTACGAGACAAGACTGAACACGCTTAACTGCCTTAGCATAACGGGATGAGATAATGGAGAGCGACTGTCCACCACTAAATCCTGCGGCATCATCCACGATACCAAAATACTGTTTGGGAGCACGGAATGCACCGAACAATTTATCTTGATAATAATCTATATCAGTAATTCCCTTAACATCAATATCTCCGCCTATCTGCTGTGTCGAGATAGCACCAATACCCTGTCTAGTAGGAACATACACGTTATTCTCAACAGGTCCGGGGTTTGTATACTCTTCCATACTTGCCCCTGTGTTAAGTGCGGTCTTCTGCTCAACGAGATTTTTGATGCTCTGTAAATGCGGTCCGACATTTTCCTTGGGCATGTCGCCAACCTCAACGTTAATCATTCTTACGATTGAGGATTTAGTCAGTCGGTTCAACAGCATCGAATTTTCAAGCAGGGTAAGTTCACGCCACAGCCTGTATACAGGGTAGAGCAGGGACTGTCCACGCTTAACTGTATATGTGTACTTGGGGTCATCGTCTGACGGAGTGCTCGATATATTAACTGTCTCGGGGTATCTGCTCGTACTATCATCAAGCGAGATATGAACAAACTCCGTTGCCTCATACACATTAACATCCTTTCGGTTGAATGTGTATGAATTGTTTATGCCTGTATAATAGTAGTTATCAGATGTAGCAGTAGCCTCTCTTGATTGTGCTACGTCAGCACGGATATATCCCACGGTCTTACCGAACTTGGTCAACTCATACATTTCGGCGGGATTAGGAACGGCTTCCATGTAGTGAGTATAGTGGTCGTTCTTATTGAACTTGTTCAATTTGATATCTTCTGTGAGGGCTTTGCGTCCTGCCACAATATCCTTAACCGCGTCTAATTTATCAATCTCAGCAGAGTTGAACAAATCATCCTGCATTTCAGACTGACGGTACAGACGCAAGTACACATCTCCATAGATTATAAGGGAACGTGCCCATTTATAGACGAACTTATCAACATTTGATACATCGAGCAGATATGTAACAAACTTGGCAATATTAGGGTCAGTAGACTCACACCAAACAATACGCCCCTCTTCGTTTGCCTCTGTTGCGTCTTCCGCGTAAGTCTCAATAACAGCATTAACCGTAGAGTCCTCAGCCATGGCATCAAGCATGGTGTACAACATATCACGCCTATCGGATATACGTGAAAAGTTGTTAATATCCGACATGTTGATTGTGCTACCATTTGTACCTGCTGAACTTGCAAGAATGTCGTTGAGCAATGTACTCTTGGTGTCAATGCCAATATTCGTCTCAGCTTTCGGAACAGCCTTTATCGGCTTATCATACGCGTCTTGACTGACTTCCTGCTCATTTGTTTTATCGTTAATATCTTCTCTCATAAATTTAATCCTTATTTAACAAAGAAATCTGATATATCTCCAAGGTCACTGAGGTCAATATCATCTAAGTCTATGGCATCCATATCAGCATCGTCTTCATCGTCTTCCTGCACAAGTTCAATACGTTCGTGAGGAAACTGCATTCCGTTTACATTAAAAATGATATTATCATTATCTAAAGTAAAATCAATGGACGATTTTGCCTTCTCCAAATCCTCGTCAGACATGTACCGCTGTGCTCGGTCAAGGTCAAACTGAATCTGGTCAATGAGGTACTCTCGGCACTTACGCTCATCCGTAGGATACCTGTAGGATAGAGCATTGGTGATAGCCGTATCGATTTCATGCATCATGCGGTTACGGTACTTCTCATCTACTTGACGCTTGTGTAAATCTTCATCCGCCCAACGGATAACAAGTACGGGGAACTTCTCATCATCCCAACCAAACATGTTCGCCGCCATAAGCATACGATGAAGACCTTCCTGTTGCCCCTCAGCATAGTTAATGTACGGCATGAACAGCTTAGTGTGGTACTTGGTCACGATATCGGAAAGCTCGTCTATTATCCGCTTGTCCCGTCCGCGTTGTTGTGTGAGGTCATCCATCGTGACGGCATGGTCAGAATGTTCCGTGAACACCTTTGCACATTCCTCAAAATATTGTCGAGGTGTCATATACTCGACTGTGCCTACCATATTCTCCTTCTCCAACATATAGTCTTTGTTGGTGAAAAGTTGGTCGTAAAAGGAAGTTCCTGTAGTGTCTGCAAAAATATCTGTACCCGAGGCTTTGCCCGTGCCCCAATCAACAATATCCCTGTCTTTGTCAAGATAGGCAAGTGCTTCAACAAGCCTAAACCTCATAGTCTATCACCTCAATTAGTACATACAATGTCAGAACACAATTATTCCTTGACTTATATAAGGGTTAAACCCATTAGTAGACATCGTTGCGCTCTTTGGTACAGCATTGGCGTGAGCGGCTTTAAGTTCCTCTTCAAAGTCCATGATTATCTGCTGTCTGATTGACTCTCCTGTCGGGTCGGTGTTCATCTTAACAGCTTCCTGCATATCTTCACCATAATCAAATGCGAACTCAGCGGCATGAAGTGAAGCATTGTACAAAGCACCACACACCGCATCCGAAGAGTCCTTTGAGTTAATACCCGAAGGGCTGTGGTCAATCTTACCATTGCTATCACGAACAAGACCGATAATCTCATCCGTGAGCAGTTTAGATGCATATGTCTCTATACGTTCTTCGTATATGGCGTTCTTAAAGGTGAGGTACGGTATACATATCCTATCCTGCAACCTATCCACGGAAATCGTGGAACAGTTAAAATTATGCGCTGATAAGGTCTGTGCTAAATCCGCACTTTGGTAAGTATCGTAGGACACTCCCCTTACATTAAATCCATTCTCACGAAGCCAATAGAGGAATTGTCGGTTCTTCTCAAAGGAAACTTGATGACCCTTCGGGGCTTTTACCGACACGTGAAAGGCAAGACCGTAATATAGTTCCTTGGAATCGGGTACTCCCTCTTGATGTGGTTTCTTGCCCAAAATCCACACACCGCCAATACCTGTCTTATCACCACTTAGTGACATATCAAGATGCACGTATAGTGGTTTGTACTTCATGTTCGGGTCAACCCTGTCTAAGTCGAAAAAGTCTTTATACTGAACTAAATCGTCGGGAGCATTTCCAACTACGATAACCTCTTTGGTAAACGGATTTACTCTGCCCTCTTTGCGGCATCTTGCCCAACGGACACCATTGATATAGTTCATGCTGTTCGTGGTTGAGATACCTGCAATATCAGTCAGTGCAATATCAAGGTCATCAACGAACTGCTCATAATATCCCATAGGGACATCGAGAATCATATATCCCTTGTCTCGGTATATCTGAATCTCTTCTTCGCTTACGTCAAGCGGTAAAACCTCACTGTCAAGGAATTTGTTACCTACAGCAACCTTAAACTTCCTCGGGCTGTCCTTATCATTACGGATTACCCACTGAGGTTCATCTATGATTAAAGTCGTTTTGGACTCGTTCTGTTTCTTTTTATCTATATAAGTTTCAAGGAATGACTGCTCGGTACGTTTGGATGAAGCAAGGATATGAAGCGTAGGCAGGAACTCGCCCTTCATAAAACGTGACTGCATACGAGCATCAACCGAACTGATTAGGGCTTTTGCCTTTTCCTTCTGCTTCTCAATGTCTTGATTTAATTGGAAACTGACCTCATCGTCGAAATCACAGTTATGAGATACAACATAGCCATCCTTACATCTGATAAAAAAATTATGTGCGGGAGCGGCTTCCACTACGTCATAAAATTGCTTTGGCTCTCCCAACTTGTTTATGGTTATCTTATGTATGTGCTGAGTACGTAAAGTCATTCCAAAATTACGTGCTACGAGAACATCCGATGAGGTAAGATGCTGTGCTTCCTTGTACCGCCCCGTAGTTAGCAAGAACCTGTGGTTAACCGTACACCTAATCTCTGTCCCATCTGTTAACTCAACCACGCACTCTGTGTCTGTCTTAACAGTAGGCACAACGGTGCAATCATCGCTCACAGCCAACTGACCCAAACTGCTCTCCGAGTACACTTTAATGGACTTTCCAACGAGCGACTTTATAGTAAACTCACCTTTTGTGGTAAGTATCTTCGTATCTCCGTCTAAACAAAATACAGCACGTCCGATTATATGTCTAGGCTGTGAACCGTATATTAACTCTATTCCGCCGTTTGGTTGCCAAACAGGTTCGTCTGCTTTGTTCAACGTACCATGTGACATAAACCACGGGCTGGACTGAACTAACTGTTGGCACTTATTCCATGCAACACCCTGTGCCGCATCTTTGGTGATATTGATGAAACTGAACGTGATTAAGTCAATAGGCTGTAACCCGTAATGCTTATATGGGTCTTTAAGACACAGCATACGATACATCATATACAGAAGGGCTATTACCGCAATAAAGGATTTACCAAGACCGATAGCACCCGTCAAGACCAATGTGTTATATGCAGTATCTACATTTGTAGGAAAGAGTTTGTGAAGCATTTCTTCCCAATAAGGGAACACAGTAAACCTGCCCTCATCGTCTGTAAGACCATTTCCGAGGTAAATCGGGTTATGCAAGAAAGTCTCTATATCTACAGGTATTTCAGCATAGTCATCATATATCAGTGTGTCATAAGACTGTGATTGACCGCAGGAAGCATACTCTGAAAGTATCTTTAGTACCTCAGAGCGTTCTTCCTCGGTCAATCCTTCTAACTCTTCATCAATTAGTAAATTCTGCATTTAACTTTTGTCCTCTTAATCAAAATCCCTCGTCATCAAGAGCCTTTTTCTTCATCTCCATGTTTATTGCCGAGTTTAAGGACATTAGCCTCACCCTTACCTGTAGTAACTAATTGTCCACCGTTTACTTTTTCTTCAATAAACTTATCAAGAGCCTCATCTACCGCTGTTTGTTCTGCTGTACGGTATTTATAAGCATCCTTGTGCTTATAATCTCCATACTTCTTAAAAGCCGTCTCAAAATCGGGATAGCCCTTTCTCTTATTATTATCTATGATATTGAGAGTATTACGGTCAACGATAACATATCGTTCCTGCCCTCTCATCTCACCACGTTCACCATAACATCTTGTACTCTTAACAATTAAAACATTACGACACTGCATATAAAAATCCTCTCAATTAGTCTAATCTTAAAACCTATGGTTACAATATGATTATACAATGAGCACATGTAAAAATGGGCATAATTATGCTTAAAGGGATAAATTGATTGAGAAGTAAAGAGATTAAAGAATTACACCTATCGGTGTACTAAAATCTTACGAACTAAAATCCTGTTCGTAAGATTTTAGATTTTTAAGGCGTTACGCCTATAAGACAATATCTACAGAAGCAGGAATACTTAGGAACATTCTTGAAGACAGACTTTTCCCTGTAAATCATCAAATTTCATGTGAAGTATTCACGAAATCTGATTACAGGAGAAAAGTCGGTGTCTGCCGTCTACAGTGAGCGAGGTTACCCTTGAGGTTACTTCCGTCAGACTCTTCTTGACTTGATAGGCATTTCAGCATATCTAGTAATCTTGATACTCGTTCGTCCGTATCTTCAAGCGCATTCCTAACGATTACTATTCCCTTACCCGAACGACCATTCCCTACCGAATTTTATTTATTTGGATTGTGCGTAGTCCATATTCCAATGTCGAGCAAGTTGCATTTAGAAGAGTTAATGCAATGTCCGAGGATATTTACTATTTAGGCTTCCCACACCACGACCGAGGTTTTTTACTGAGCCTGTCTCACGTTGTCTAGTTGCTCACTCTAGTATTTAGTTGAAAAAATGCGAATGGCGTAGCCCCCCATTTACCTACAGGTGAATGAGCTCTACGCCAATATATTCTTATCAATGTGCTTTAGTGCTGTGAACTACTCGGCAACAAGTTACCGAGCTTCTTGCTTCAACCACAACTGCTAGGCTAAAACCAAAGGTCTAGGCTAGTCTTACACAGTGTCCACAAGCGTATAGGTTCGGGCAGTTCCTGCCCTACTATAAGTATTTACTGAAGGATTTAGGCTACCTCTAGTAGTAACCGAGAATTCCCGCCCGAATCCTTAAATCAATTTTCATAATAAGGCATGTTATACAATCTGTCAATAAGGATTTTGAAAATTTTTGAACTTTTTAAATCTGTTGATTTTCTTACTCAAGGTAGTTTATAATTATCTTGTAAGTTAAATCCAAGACAGACAAGCAAGGGGGTACGCAACATGGCATTACATCTTAACGATTGGGCACTGTTTTGTGAAGAGGGTTTTCGCTTAGTAGCCGAATACGAGGTGTTTGAAAAAGATAAGAGAAAACTCAATATCCGTTGCTACTCTAACGGTACGCAGTATCTTGTAAGACATTGGTTTACAGGCAGAATAGCGTGGGATGACATCTACACAGATAAATTACTTGCCAACAAGAAAGTGTTCGACCTGCTCCACACATACAAGTACCACAAAAGACTTGCCTAACACAGAAAGGAAAAACTCATATGAGCATAGCAGATAGTTACGAAATTAACGTAGCAAAAATAAACCGCACTACAGGAAGAGCCGAACATTACTGCAAAATACAGTTGTCTGAGACTCTTGAGCAGGAGGCAAAAAAGAAGTTCGAAGAGGTGAAGACACCATTGAGCAGGTTAGACAGTTCATTGATGAGGCTAATGCTCAAGCAGAATCAAAGGGCTATAAATCGGAACGGTTCTGTATCGTAAGAACTGAGTTCCATAGTTTCTTTGATATGGACGGCAACTTCCTCAGAAGAGAGATAACTACCAACAGAGTTGAGATTTATCCTGCAACACTTTAAGGGGGACAACAATGGTTAAGGGAATCGTTAATGCTAGTGACGCTCATGCGCGTTCTTATGCGAACAGTAAATGCGGTCAAATAGTGCTTACACTGCTTGGCACGGTAGAGGAAAAAATCGAAGAAGCCTGTAACGAGGGTAAATTTGGTTGTATGGTTAAATTTACCAAAAAGAAATTTCCCTACATCGATTCGACATACGTACAGGACAAACTCTGCGAAGAACTTAAAGAACTTGGGTATGACGTTTTGTATTCTCCTAAATACAGGAGTTTAAATATTTCGTGGTGAGGTGAACATGAGTAAACGATATACATATTTTCAGCCGAACAAAAAAGACATCAAAGACCAAGTAGGTGATTGTCAGATACGAGCATTCTGCAAGGTGCTTGACATCGATTGGCTTGCCGCATTCGATATGACCATACCGATTTGCAGAGAGTTGCAGACGTACACGATTTTCGACTGTGACCTAAAGAAGACCAAAGCGGCAATGGAAACCCTCGGGTTTACCTATACAGGTATCTCCAACAAGAAGGGCAGTAAGCGCCCTACTGTAGACAGCTTTGCAAAAGACCATCCGACAGGACGCTACATTGTATCAGTTTCTCACCATGTGGTAGCCGTCGTGGACGGAAAATATTATGACACATGGGACAGTGGCGGAAAGTCGCTGTACGGGTATTACACAAAGAACGCTCAATAAAGAAAACCCCCGCAAGAACGCGGGGGTTCATTTCGTATATCAATTAATTCTGAATGCCATCCATCCACCATCGAGGTCAATCTGCTTACCGTCATAACGGGCAAGTTCATTAGCATATCCGTCTTGGTCAATCACTTCGTCAGCGATAGCTTCAATATCGAGGTTAGCGTAGTCACGGGCGGCTTTGCCAAATTCCTCTTTTCCAAAGTTATCCTTAAACCACTCAAGCGGATTTCCTGCTTGGTCAACGAGATAATCAGCGTATTCTTCCTTAAGGTCTTTCTCGCCTGTATAGTCAAGACCATCATCTGTCTCGGTCAAATCTTCCTCGGAGATAATTCCTGCTTCTACACATTCCTCAACAAGTCGATTAGCGTAATTACCACTTCCGCTCTCACTCTCAATGTCGTAGGCATAACTTTCCTCACTCTCACGGAGTGCTTCATCAAACCACTCAGAGTTACCTGCGGCGTTATCAAGAATCCACTCTTGAAACTCGGGAGTGAAAGCGTTAATACCTAAATCATCGATAAGGCTCTCGACATCTCTGATAACTTCCTCTCTTGCTTCGTCCTCGTTAACGACAAGATATTCCTCTCCATCATCAGTCTCAAATACCGTATCGTTGTAACCATCAATAAGGTCTTCCACATTAATGCCAAGATATTCTGCTAATGCCTGTGCTCTATCCATTATTAATTCCTCTCTTTAAGCTCACGTGCCATGTTTATAGTCGGTAATGTATCCAAACAAGTTTTCACCTTATCCTGTAATCCGTGGTTTCCACCACATCTCGTATAAGCTTCGGTTAATCGCTTGAACGCTTCCTTTTCATCGCTTGGAATACCATGCACGGAATACATGTAATACTTACACTTACGGTTTATCGTATCGTACAGGTCTTCCATTGTAGCGTTTTCAAGTGCGCCAAATTTACCGTCGAGTTTATCAAGTTTCGTCTCAATCTTCGTGTCACTCTCTTTTAACATATTAATCTGTTCTGTAAGTTCAGAAAGACTATCGGTTAACGTTTTTGTAGTTGTTGCAAGAGTAGTGACTGTGTTTTTAAATTCCGCTGACTCTCTTTTTCTTTTGTTCTCGATACCAAATCTAGTACAGAAAGCATCTACACCTTTGGTAACGAGGTTTACCCCTTCGATAATCGCAAACACCCAAATTACAAAGGTGAAGAAATCTACTTCTGTTAAGATTGCTTTTAAAGTGCTCATAACTCTTGTGCTCCTTATAAAATTGTTAGACAATCAACTATCAGTAAATTTCTTTTAAATGCGCCCACAAGCCCCGTAGAGCCGTTTTATTATCGTAGGTGATAATTTTATCGGGCAAACAATTAAAATCCAAATACGCCCGTTCTGTGGCTTCGTAGAGGGTTGATACGCGAATATCAACCCTCTGTATCAAGCCTATAATGTTTTATACAATGTTTCACTCGATAATCTTGTGCACCTCTTCGAGCGCTTCATCGATAACTCGGTCAATCCAAGCGAGAAGTTCCTCTTGGTCAACGACCTCACGCAGAATAGGGTACTGTGCATAAATAGCATCGATAACCTGACTGCGCTTAATCGACCCTGACTTCTTATACTCGCTCCAATCTAACTCTGCCTTGGATACAAGACTAAGCATGATATCCCTAATCTGCTCTTTAGCGAGAGCGACCTTTTCCTCGTTACTGAGCTTAAGATAATTCTTAATCTTCATGTAGAGCGAGATAATGAGACCGATGATAATGATAATCATTGTCCAATTATCATTGATGAACTTAAGGAAGTTCATAATACCATTAAGAATGTTGTTCAAGGTTTTTCATCTCCTTCCTCAGTGGGTATTTCTTCCTCTTCCGTTTCCTGTGCGTCTGTGATATGCCTTACCTTTGTTATCTTGATACCTGCAAGGGAGAATATCTCTGCTGTCCAAAATGTGAACCAACAGGTAATCAGAGTAGAGCTAACTTCGGTTGATGTGCCATACTGTACATACAAACAAGAAGCAGTAAATAAAATAATTGCTATAATCGCTACGAGTAATACTACTCGGGAAGCGGTCATCCGTTTTTTCTTTGGAGTTTTAGAGCAGTTAGTCTTTTTCTTCGAACGCTTTTTCTTTGTGCTCATTAATCATATACTCCTTATATATACCCTGTGCGGCGAAGCCATCTCTGACCTGCTCCCACGTTTCGGGCATAAATACGACATTAGGTAAGGACTTGAGCATATCAAGTTCCTCTTTGGGTATAATCTTTAACGACCATTCATCGGGCATACGCAGTACAAACTTCTTATTGGGTTCATACTTCGCATAAAACATAGCCCAATAATAGGCGTTAACAAGACACCTAGCCTTGTGCATTTCGCAGATATAAGTTGCTCTGTGATATACTGTACCGCTGTCTTGATAATTGTAAGCCGCACAATCAGCACAACCACCTGCGATGGGACAGAAGAAGCATTCATCTGTATTATAAGTTCGGCGGGTTACTCCGCAAATCTCACACAAAGTGCACTTCTCTTCTTCACACTGACATATTCCTGTATCAACGTGTCCGATACGGATAGGCGGTCTCTCATCACCGAGCGAACTCTCCATATACCTAATACAAGGATAAAGGTATCCGTCGGGGTCGCAAGAAAGCATGTCACCCAACCCCCCACAATTTCCAGACACCACACTTCCTGCAAAATACGAGTGGTCATCAGCAACAGTGATATTATACACCTCTTGAGGCTCGACATCCCTTGTCGTGAACCGAGACGTAAATAACATATCTCCGTCAGTAGAGTAATATCTGCTTACGTACTTTTCTGCGGGGATGTTTGCAAACCACCTGTCACCATGTCGGGTAACCTCTCTACCGAGTAGTATTTCTTTCTTCCCGTCTACTCTTAAGGGTTTATCACAAACAGGGCGATAACCTACTGTTCTTGCGATGAGCATTAACTCGTTAATTAAGGTCATTGACTGAGTAGATATATTATAATAGTCTGCCCCAACCTTTTGCTTTAAATACCCATCGGCAGAGATAAAGCCCATCAGTAATGCTTCAAGTGATTCGTTATCCCAAGACCAACACTCAGCGGGGATATGCTTGTTATGGGCTAAATGTCCTATATCTTTAGCAAGTCTTACATAAGTATCGTAATTGGGATTACCAACGTTCTGTGTCTTTATGGGACGGAAGTTGTAAGTGGACGCTCCCTCGGAACATCCGTATACTATCCCTGCGTCGTCGTAACACTTCTTCAAATTATCGAGGTCGTGTTTGCCACAGCACAGACGAGGCTCGGCGTTTTTGTCATCCCAACATCCGTCGCCTATTGTTCTTCCGAGCAGATAAGCAACACTCGCATCTACTGATACCGTTCTATTAGAGGGTAATACTGCAACCCTTACTCTACTCTTTGTGGGATGCTTCACATTGTGTATTTCCTGCACTTCGTATTTCCCATAAGGTTTGAAGTGGTCGGTATTCTTCCAACCTCTGTAGTCATAAGGCTCAGCAAATAAATGATGGTCTTTTGTGCATACCATAGGCTGAACGCCGCTTGCCCGTATCTCTACACAGTTATCGGCAAAATGATGCATAGTGTTTATTACAGGCTTTATATTGCCTTGTTCGGTGTAGACCACATCACCAATTTTGATTTCTTCAATCGGTTTATACCCTTTATCGGTGAGAATCGGTGTACCCTTACCCCAACACCACGTCTGGGTATCACTGGGTAACTTGGGAGTGAAGAACGAATCCTCAAGGATAGATACGAAGATATCTTTTTCAAGATTATTGTCAAGTAAGTATTGGCATGCATCCTTTAATTGATAATACAATTTGGTGGAATGTTCCTGCGTCCAACCCTTCTCATAAACACAGTTACAGTTGATTTCCTTGTAGCCCATTTCCACCATGTGCTTAATGGCGTGTGATACATGGTCTATATTGCCCGGGGCTATGGTAATCTTACTGCCCATGTAGTATCCCTTGGACATCCAATCTTTCGCGGCGGCTACTGCTAAATCATACGAACCACTTCCATCGGGGAATACTCGGCAACTGTCGTGCAGTTCTTTATCACCATCTATAGTGACAGAGAATGAAAGGTTGTTCTTCCACTTCTTTAAGAACTTCTGTACCTTGGGTTCAAAATAGAGAGTTCCGTTTGAGCAGATACTGAACATAAATCTTTTTGCCCATGGATGATGAAGTTCAATTGCTCTATCGTAGAAGTAAGTGCAAACGTAGTCAATGAGGTCAACGTTAGTGAACGGCTCACCGCCAATGAACTCAATGATAATTGCAGGGCTGAAACTAGGGTCAACATAGTCTTTGAAGCCCTTGTCACCCGATAACAACAGGTCTACGAACTTACGTGCGGTTTCCTGTGACATCATACGGGTTTTTTTGTTGATTTGGTAACAGTACGAACAGTTATGCACAAGAAAGTCGTTAGCTATATACACATGGCTTTCCGTTTCCATGTTATACACCGTAACTTCCTCGGCATCGATAAGTTCATTATCAAGTACGCTAACCCGACTAAAAATGCTCTTTCCGAGTAGACCATTAAGACTCTTTCGAGGAATTGCAGGACGAATGGTTGATAACAGGGCTAAAAGCTCTCCGTGCAGAGTAACTATCCACTTGTGGTCATAATTGGGTGTTGTTCCTGTGTCTGCTTTTGCCCATTCGATATTGAGTAAATCGGCACAGCGGGTCACTTCGTTAATAATGCGGTCGCTAGTGTTGGTAATACGGATAACACCCCCGACGTTGCCCTCAGTGTCGATTAACCCTGCAAGAAATCCTTTGGCATATGCGGTTGAGGTATTCGTTGCCAAATTGGATTCAATAAGGTTACGAAGCTGTTCCGTTGCCACTGCCCCTTGCGCGAATATTGCAGGGTAGGACACTTCCCCAAAAGCAAACGGCTTAACCGTAATGTCTATGCCGATGGAGCGCATGAACTGCTCAAGTTGGTTGGTACACTCGATATCCTTAACCACAAAGCGGTTCTGATAATTGGGTGTAGGAGCGTCTTTCAACTCGCCGTTCTTGTAGTATGCCATTGTCCCGTCACCAAGCCATACTCCTACCACATAACCTGCTCTATAATCTACATTGTCAATGTCGGGTATGTCATGCTCGACAATACCGTTAAACACCATCAGTTTAGTTTTAGGAGTAATGGTTTCGGCGCGTCGCCAATTCTTCCTATCGTCAAGAAACGGATGCTCATCTGTAGTATAGATGGTTGCTCCCTGAGCGGTAGTAATCTTCCGCACCTTGTCATGCCTGTGGAAGATATACTTTACTTTTGTCTTTGACAGGGTTATTTGCTTGCCCTTAGATGCTTTGGTGTCAAAGGACATTACTTCGTCACCTACAGTAACATCCTCAATGTTCTTGTAGGTAAAATCCGTCATAAGGATTTTAGTCCCCGCAGGAAAGCATTTAAGATTACAGTAGTCAGTCACCTGAAAAGTGACCGTTCGTGATAATACGTGGTCTTTACCGTGCTTCTGTGGGCTACTACCATCATCCTCAGAACGTTGATTTAACTCGGGGTACAGGCGAGCAATCATGTCTTGGTATTGCTCAAAGTGTAATCTGTCAGTTTTAACGCCCATTAAATATCCTCTCAGTCTATAAAAGGGAACGACAATAGCCGCTCCCTTTTACACATTTGGTTGATTATTACTTAAAGAGAGCCTTGAACTCTTCCTCGGTAAACTTGTTACCCTTGTAGGTAATAGTTACCATCTGAGTAGCAAAATCCAAATTCCAAGTGGTGTTTGCTCCGTCCTCGGTCAGAATCTTCTCGGGGATAGTGAACGTCTGAAACTCAGTCTTTGCCTTGTCGAACTCGGCAAATGTTTCCTCATATTCCTTCTTGTAGTCCTTGAATGAGTCAGTGTTGATGGGCTTGTCGTTCTCAAGCATAAAAGCAATGATTGACTTTCCGCTCTCAACTTCCCTTGATAACCTCTCAATTCTCGTGGCAAAGGCAGGGTCTGCCTTAATGGTGATACTAAACATAGTCCTCTCCTTCATAAGTAGTTAGTCTAAAAACTATTACTGACACGTAGATTGCCCGTGTCAGTAATATCATACAATATAACGTTTTAAAAATCAACAGATTACCAGTATATTGGAGCAAGCACATGTCCTGTCGCTGTTCCGAAACAACCCGAGGTACAATTAGACGAGCAACCTGTTGAGCAGGCGGTCTTACAGCCCGAAGAGCATCCTGCGGAGCAACCACTGCATCCCGAGCCACATCCTGTACATGAGGATGAGCACGAAGTGCTACATCCTGTACAGCCTGCACTACAGTCAAGACTACATGAAGCAGTACAGTTAGAGGAGCAGGAATTTGAGCAACCTGTACATCCTGTACAGCCACTACAATCACATCCTGTGCCTGTATTACTTCCCGAGCCTGTGCATCCGCCACAGCCCGTACAGCCCGAACAACTGCATGTTGATGAACCACCCGACTGTGATGTTCCTGTTGCACTTGTGTAACAGCCCGAGCAACCCGAACAACCGCCACTACAGCCTGTGCTACATCCCGAACAACCACTACTACAGCCACCTGTACAACCACTGCCACACCCACTACATCCTGTACAGCCACTTTTGCATGCACTGCCACAACCCGTACAGTTGGAGCATCCCGAGCCACATGAGCCACCACAGGAAGACGTACAGCTTGAGCATCCCGAACAGCTTGACCAACACTTTGAACTACAGTTACCCAAACATCCTGTACAAGCACTGCATCCACTACCACATGATGACGAACAACCCGCACAGCCTGTACAGCCGTCACCACAGGATAGTTTACACGTAGAGGAACAACTTGACGTGCAGGAAGAGGCACAAACATCCGAACAACCACTTGTGCAGTCACCTTTACAGGTGTTGTTGCATGTTCCTGTACATCCGCCACCGCATTTGCCCGAACAACCGCTACCACATCCCGAACAACCACTGCATCCCGAGCAATTTGAACTACACGACTCACAACCACTTGAGCATGATGTACAGCCACTTTTGCAACCATTAGCGCAAGCCGCACCACAACTTGAAGTACAGTTTCCACCACAATCTCCACAGCCATCAGCGGTGTTCTTACATCCACCACCACAGGAACTGTCACACCCGCTACAGGTTGATTTGCAGGTATTGCCACAACTGCCACTACAGCCGCCGCTACAGCCGCTACCACAACCACTACACGAGGTACATCCACCCGAACAGTATCCGCTACAGTCGCCACGGCATCCGCCCGAGCACCCCTCACAGCCCGAACCACAGCCCGAGCCGCAACCGCTACATGCACCCCAACAGCCCGAGCCGCAACCGTCACAACCCGTACAGCCGCTCTTACACCCGCTTGAACAGTTATCTTTGCAGTTGGCAGTACAGGTGCTTGAACAACCCGAACAAGAACTTGAACAGCCCGAACAAGTGCCCGAACAGCTTGAGGAACAGCCCAAACAAGTTCCACCACAGCCATTGCAGGATGACGCACAAGAAGAATGGCACAAGCCCGTACAGTTACCACGGCATCCACTTGCCGCGAGGGTATTTGCTTCTTGGATACTTGCGTCCTCTAACTGAGTGAGCCATGTTGAAATAGTATCATAATCAAAATCATCGGGAATAGGTTGGTCTGAACTTACGTTCGTCAAATCTCCCAAGTCGTTGATTTTCAAAAGTAAGTCAATCGTCTTCTGCCCGTGTTCAGCATTTATAATAGAACCTGCGGTAGGATTCGTTGAAAAGTCGTAAGAAGCATCGCTGTACTCACTTACTGACCCCGAATATCGTCTACGGGCAAGTTCTGCCTTTATTCTCGCTTTCAGCGTAACGAGTTGACTTGCTGTCATTCCCATCTATCAATCACCCCCAAACACTTCTAGGTGTCATCCATCTTTCAGTGGTACTGTCATATACCTTCTGAATATATCCGTTCGCTGTGTCGACCCAAATCATCTTCTTGTTTGTCGGAGCGGTCGGACCGAACCATGTGCTGTCAGCAAGTGCTCCGTATACAGTCTGAGAAGTGACCGTGCCGCTATCTGTGGTTATTGTTACGGATGCGTCAGAATTAAACACAAGTGACTTAATGGTATTAGCCTTTTTAGAGTACGTCGCTTTGATGTTATTTCCATCTTCATCTTGAAGTGCTCTTGTCGCAGTACCCGCTGATGTAGCTGTTGTTGCGGTATCTGCACTTACAGCATGGGTCGCAGTCCCTACTGTAATATCGCTTGCGTTTGCCCAAACAGGAGCACTTGTTCCGCCCGAAGATTTCAAAATCTGTCCTGCTGTACCCGCTCCTGTCGGTGCGTAGAAGTTTGAACTGCTTGTGTATGCGTGCGAGTTATTTATGCTTGGTGTACCGTTATATACCGTACGTTCGGTCACAAGATTCGTTCCCGAACTAGTCAACGCAGTAGCCGATGAATTATCCTTGATTGCCTTTGTTGCCGCTCCGCCAAGACCAAGAGCAACGCGTGCCGCAGAAGCATTGGAACTACCTGTACCGCCATGCTCGACAGGAAGAACGCCCGTCATTTGAGACAAGTCAGTAGTATCCGTGAATTTAGCGTCGGAAGGAACTGACTTATTTAATTCATAAGTACACGGATTGACTGCACCATTATTTAAGTAAACAGGTCTAGTCGCGCTACCGCCTGTCAAAGTAGACTTTCTTGCGTAACTATTGTAGATGTTATTGCCTTTATCGTCTGCTACTGCTCGCATAGCCGTGAACACAAAATTCTCATCAATCATGCTACGGAGCAGGTTGTACTCATCGGGAGTAAACGGAGCACCATTGTAGGCATTGGCAAGATTTACAATACCCGACTCAATATTGTTCATATTGGTCTGATTCAACGGTGTTTGATTGTTTTTCCATTCGGTACGATTATAATTAACTGCCATTTTATTGCACCTCACTCAAGCCAAAACAATTTCTCGTTAATCAGTGTAGTAACCGTGAGTTCATTCTGATTGACTGTATTCCCTATCTTTATAGTGTAATAATACTTGCCCGGGTACAGGAACTCTGTATCCGAGGTAGATAAATGAAATACCAAATCATTGTCTACAATATCTTCAAACTTAACCATCTTTTTGATGATAGCGTCTTCAAATAGTTGGTTAGGTTCAGCGATGCCCAAATAGAAAGTATCTGCTTCGGTGCATCCCTTAACGACATCCTTTGCGTTGTCAAGCAGACTTGTAAGGTGTATATCTGCTGTATCTCCGCGAGTAAGACGAATAATTTTGTTGAAAGATATATGCATGGTCACACCACCCTAAACTTGATAGTCTCTTCGGTCAAATAGTAATCATCGGATACAATAGCAACAGTACAGGTGTATAGCCCACGGATGAATAAGTCTTTTGATACATCATCGGTGATACACACCACTGCGCTGTTTGCTCCTTCAAATATACGAGTAAAGACAGTCTCACGTCGCCAATCTGTAAACGTGATAACAAGCATCTTATCGGTCATGTTTGGAGTGAGAGTAACTTCTTTCGGGTCATTCTCATCGTAAACAAGTCCATCATCAACTACCCAAATATAGGATGTCTCTACTCCGTTCTGAGTTCTGCCTGTTCTTATCTCTGTACACGTCCACGACCTAATATCAGTGACATTATAGCACTTCTGACCAATCTTACCTACTGTTGTTGCCCTCGGCTCTCGTCCGACCTCATCATACAGTAAGGCATCTTCGGGAACATGTATCACTCTGTTTACAGTAAAGTAAAAATTGTTAGAGTTTCCATAATCCCATTTGTAGTCAATTAACTTACCCGTCTCGTCATGCTCTTCCGCAAGAGAAGAATACTTCATAACTATCTCTGAATCAGCAAGCCTGTCGTGCATATTATCGGGTATATAATTTGTATCTTGGTTTATATAATTATCAAACATTCCCATATAATTGTCCTCTACGTGAACTACTCCAACTTAATACTTCGAGTCGGAGATTCCTGCCTCATCCACTACCGCGCTTCGTTTAGCGGGGGGGGGATTTTCTTGCTGTTTTAAAAGCCACAAGAGCATTTAAGTTCTTGTGGCTTTTCATATACTCAACAATATATAATACAATTTTTCGATTATCTTCTGCCTACAGGGAGTTTTCTCCATTCGCCAACAGAGATAGGGTTAAGACCGCATAAGCGTCTGAAATCATTGATGTGCTTCATGGTCGTAGCACTCTCGCCGTCCCAAAGTCGAACAAACTTTCCGTTGGGGTCAACATAGCATACGAGGGTGTCATACGACTGTAAGTATGTTCTTCCGTTGTCATCCTCAATGACATTAGCCTTACCATAGTAAGACTTCTGACGTGTGGGGTTAAGTCCCACTGTCCTGCTCTCGTTCAGATGATATCTGCGGAGTGCCTCTTTCATGTATCTGCGGTGAGCGTTTTCAATCATGCGTCTGTGTGCGGGATTTCTGTAACTCTCACTCAGAACAATCTCAACGTCACCATTTTTGAGATTCCTGCGGATAGCATGGAACTGCTGTACGAGTTTATCAATGAAAGCGTCACGCTCGGGGGTCATATCAACCGTAGGGAGAGATGCTTGGATGACAAGAGCATTGTCATGATAAGGTGAGCCAACAACATCATCAGCAGTAAATCTGCTTGACTTATCTGCACTTGCGCCTGCTTTGTTCCGTGCGCCTGTTAAGATGTCATAAAGGTTTGACCAAGCATCCTTGAATATCTTTTTGTCTTCCTTGGACAACTTCTCGGGGTCTTGTGTTCCCGACCAATCCATGTCGTGTGACCAATCAACAGCCTCTTTTAATGCTTTGGGCTGACTGAACGCGAGTACCCAACACATCTCTTCGTCAGAAGAACGGCGACCGTCAGAAATCTCTACGTTCTTGTAGTGGTCACGGAGTACCTTTCTTGCGTCATCCTTCTCTTCTTTGTAGTATGTGCGGATAGTTCCGCTATCCTTGGTGAAGTCTTTAGTATATGTCTTAATAAAATCTTCCGTCTCAGACATGGTGTAAGCGGTGTCCTCGGCACTCTCACGAAGATGCCGAGCAGGACTTATAGCAAGTCTACGTGTGGACTCTTGTACAGAACGTCCATATAAAGGTCTTTTACGCATAGGGGGTCTCCTTATTCCTCAGTTTCGTTGTCCTCTGTGTACTCTTCCTCGTCTTCGTCCTCGTCGGTATTATCGTGCTCTTCGGTATATTCGTCGAGCATTTCCTCAAAGATACCCGAAGCTACAGAGTAGCAGTCATCCCACAATGCCATATAAGCATCGTTAAAGTTTGCATTCTGCGGGGTGCAGTAATGCTTAAGAACTTCCCACTGGTCATCGGTGTAAATAAGTTCATCATCGATAGCATCTGTAAGTGCCTCATTTAAGTAATCGTCTGCGTGGTAAGGAATATCATACGCCTGTTCTACCACATCATCAAAATCGATACGGTCAATAATGCCCTCTACGATACCGAGGAAATCCGATGTGCCGTTTAACTTACGGCTAATCACGCTATAATAATCCATAATTATCTCCTTCTGTATAATAAGTGTGCCGTTATCTGCCAACACACTTATTATACATGATTGTTAGGTTAAAATCAACGGTTAACGGAATAATTTATTTGCATCGACGGGAGTAAGCCAACCCTGTTCAATCCAATGCTTTACAGAAGCAAAATCATCACTGCCATAATATACCCCGTCACCATCTTCATCATTGTCCGCCGCATCGTATGCTTGTCTATCCTTAAAGGAATACAGTGTCATAGAAGTACCACCCATAGGAGCGTCATGGTTTGACTCACCAAATACAACAGCACCGTCCTCATTTACCAACCATGAATGACTGTCGTAGTTAGGGTAGCAAACATCTACAAGACCTTTTTCAGCGTCATCATAGTAACCCATAGCCTCACGACCGCCATCCCAACGCTGATAGTTACCAATTAACCATAAATGACCGCCATAGCACTGTTTAGCAATCTCAGGGGCAACGTTATTAACCAAATCCTCGTAATCTTGGTCGGCATCAAAAAGCCTATCGCTAAGGTCATAATCACTGAGGTCATCAAGTTCTTCGGGGTCATAACCCATGTCTTCAAGTTCGGCTCTCTTCTCTTCCTCGGAAAGACTGTCGATATAATCCCGAGTAGCCCACGAATCCCAAATGATGTTCTCGTCCTGTCGTGACTCTTTGAGTGAACGCTTGTGTGCCTTACGTTTCTTATTCTCTGACATCAAATGCTTCTTACCCGACTTCTTCTGCTTCTTTTCGCCGCAACTCTCGTCAAGTTCATTGCGTGACTTATAATCGGCATACCACCTCTCGGCTTCATCCTCATTCTTAAAGTACAGCCATGTGTTGCCGATAACATCTTCACCAAGTACAGCACCGTTGTCAGCCCTGTAGAGGTCTTTCTTGCCGTCGATGTACTGTTTGTCGTCAAACCAAATATCTCCCGACGATACTACAACGATTGCCATGTCCCGCTCATTTGTACGAAGTGCCCGCTGTGCCTTATTGAGTACCTTGAGGGTAGAATCAATAGTAGCGTCATCAGCGTTGTCCTGCATACCTTCCATGACTTCATCTACATGATAAACAACTACATTAGGGGAATCCGATAAACCCTCGTCGATAAGGTCATAGTCAGTCTCAACTACTTCTTTGTACCACGGATTACGCATACGATGAAGTCTGCCGTCACCTGTAAAATTCTTGACATCATCCTTCTGAATTACCTTCGGGTAATCGTCTCCGAAATCAAGCTCCTCGCCCTTTTTCCACTGTATGTACTGTCTTGCCGACTTATGACCATAGCCGTCATTGTGGACTTCCATGTACTTGTGGGGATTTCTCTTGTTTCTGTGGGTGGTCACGGTGGTAGCCTCATTTACTCTTCTGCGTCTTGTAGGTCTACTACCCATGTAAGACTCTTCAAGGCTCGGCTTGTTTGACTTTTTGATACTCTCTCTTTTATACCTGTCACGCCACGACTTGCTTCCGTCTTCAAAGTATCCACATGCAATAACATCGTCAAGATATGCAGGGGCGTTCTCACACACGTAAGCATCGAACTCTTTTTCTACAGCAGGGTCTCCCGATTCATTGTCGGAATGTCCTGTATCCTCAAGGAACATATCCCAAAGAGCATTTTCGATGTCCCAATAATTAAATGTGTATCCATCATACACAAGGTCGGGGTCAGCCCAATCATTATGATATACCATAACGATGTCGGGGCAACCACGCCAATTACCTCTTTTAGCCATTGCGTTAAATCTCCTTTGTATTAAGTTCTGTGCCATTTAAGGTCATCACCGAAACGGTCTGTACAACCGTTAAGTCTTATCTCATCTATACAGGGAAGCAATCTTCCGTTTCGGTCAATCTTATAAGTCGTTCCGCTCTTTCCCTGTACGAGAAGCGCATTGCCTTTGTGGGCAGTTCCTGTTACTATGCCTTTAAAGCGATTGTTGTTATCGTAGAACTCTATTTCGTCTCCGACCTCAACACTATCATAACGGTTACCCACATAACTTTCCCTCACTCTGCCTCTGCCGTTCCATCCTTCGGGCGGAAGAAGCATTTTACCCAACTTCTTTTGCAGAGCACCGATGTTAGTATCAAATAAGTCATCATTAACTAATCTGATATTCTCGAATCCGTAGCCATACTTGGAGCGACGGTCTTTTTTAGTAGCCTTTTCTTCTGCAACACCTGTGATAAGGATTCCGAGTGTTGAGTATGGTTTAATCCCGTCTTTGAGCATTTCTCTTGTAATGCCCTTTGTAGCCGCTCTGTACGTTTTTTCACTATACCTGTTAACAATTTCATCGACTGTAACAGGAATAGTTTCGAGAACGTCAAAGTTCTCAAACTCCTCATCTTTAAACTCAACAAGGTCTACAGCGAAGTCAGTCTGCCCATTATAACTCTCGGTCAGACTCTTTTCGATGATAAGTTTCATACTTTGTACCTCACTTAGGTTGTTAGCAACTTTGTTAAATTATACAATCTGTCCGTGCAAAAAGCAACAGACCCGACCACCATATTATACAATGTGAAAACTTGCTAACTTAATTGTTGGCAAGTTTTGTTAATTGCTTATTGTACTTGACGAGTTTCTTACGGGCAATGGCTTTCTGTTTATCGGACAGATAGCCATGCTTCTTTAAGAACTCTGCGAAAGAAGAGAGAATAGGGCTGTCAACACCGTTGAAACCATAACCGTTATTTTCAGTGGTAGCACCAACACTCTGCTCTTCTGCTGTCTGACACTCATAGAGTTTGAGAAGACCGCCATAGAGTACCTTGTCGTTGGACTGAATGAGCGTCTTAACCTCTTCCTCAGTCCAAATTCTCTTGGGCTTTTCTTCCTTTGCAGGAGCAACTACTGTAGGCTGTGTAGTGGCAGTAACATCTACCCAACCGAATGAATCACAGTAAAAATACTTGAGTTCCCCGTTGTTCTCAGTGGCTACGATGTCACTGACGCTGAGGGAATGTCCCTTAAAATCAGCAGGGTGGTTGCAGTTGAACTCTTCAAACATCTCGTCGAGTCCTGTGTAGTTTCTTTCTGCCACATATACCTGCTCATAGTCAGCAAGATTAAAACCGTGCTCTTTTGCAAAGTCCCATCTCATAAAACCGTAAGCAGTGTCTCTCATGTCTCTTAACTGATAGAGGAAGAATTTCATAGTTCGTACCCCCTGTGTTTTGTGCTCAACAACGATTACAAGTTAATTATAAACTATGGTAAGAACAAAAATCAACAGATTTGGAAATACAAAAAAATCCCCCGAGCATTAGCTTGAGGGATTTTTACAGGTAGTGTCTCACAGGGCATCTTTAACCTGTTTGGATTTGGAAGAACTAGATATGCAGGACGACTACCACATTGAAGGCTCATAGGACTTACTGCATACCCACGGGACAGGCTCTTTCGGATTTAAAGTCGCTATGCATGTATCTGTCTATATTCCGTCCGTGTTTGTTCTTATTACCTATATTATCTATCCAAATCCGTTCCATTATCACACTTGGAGAGCGGTTGGTTACTGTTCCACCAACAAGTCACGTGAATCTTGTTACGGCAAAGTTACGCTATACTCTCACACCTATCGCGTCATAACCCGCGAGTTTTGACTGAGGGATTTCTACCCCCGTGCTCAAACAACATCCTAGCTTGTTGATTGGGTGTCTCGGGTGAGGATTTGCACCTCACATGTAAGAGTCTTATAAGCCTACGATTTTAAATCGTGCTCTTACGCCACGCCCACGGCAATGCGTTTACTAACTCCCCCATCCGAGTGAAGCAACTAAGTAGGTCATCGCGGTCTATGCCTCTCGCTACTTATCTATTCCGCCACCGAGACAAATGAGTCAATCAATTTTCGATGCTAGCCTCTACTCACTGACTTATGCCTTAAAGACTCTGACACTCTTCGACCGTGAGAATACTCTCCGCTGTGCCGCCGACACACCGCTATCTCGGGTAAGGATTTTCACCTTACATAGGGCTTTCCATTCTTTATTTATCCCGTCTTCAAGCCCCTCAATGCACGGTCACGAACTGCGTCTACTTATTCCGCCACCGAGATACGCTGATTTATATCGTTATGTGCGTGTCAGCCACGCCCACTATGGTTGCACTTTAAATCAGCAAACTTTCCCACGTGCCACAGTCATTATCTCGGTCACTCTGTGTACACACTGACTCGACCGCCTATCCGTTTATCGGTTCGTAGGGAGAACCGCCGCTTTCTGTTGGGTTTAGGGACATCTGTGAAAGCAGTAAGAATGTGTCCTCGTGGGAACATTGGGATTCGAACCCAAACTCGGCTCTCCTTGTTTGATGTGTGCACGCCACTCTGCCAATTAAGATATGTTCCCATATCCTACTCCTATCGCAGGCGGCGCGTTCGTCGTTGTGCCTGTCTTTGTTTCGTGAGTACATACTTTAAGTACGCTTTACCTCACTCACACCCATTTCGTTTCGGACAAATCCCTTTCGGGATGTCTCGGGTAAGGATTTGCACCTAACATATTCCGTGTACTTTGGAACTCGCCAAGGCTATAAGCGTCTACCTATTCCGCCACCGAGACAAACGAGCACATTCAGAATCGAACTGAAACCTCGGCACTGACCGCGCCGCGAACTGTTAACTTAAATCGACTTCCATTATTCTATGTGCCCAATGTGACCGACTTCATGCACCTTGATGGCATCTCAGTAACAATCTCACATCTTTCAAAGGGCTTTGATGGCTAATCTCCACTTATCTTCGGCTGATGTGTTTACACCTGTCGGTCTATGTCGCAGGCGAGGAGTTGAACCTCACATGATTGGATTTTTTAAAAGGACAATTAGGTGTGCACCCCTATCCAATCTAGTCCCTATAACGTCTATCTTTCGCCACTGCGACAATGGAAGTGGTGCAGTCGAAACACCCTCAGTGCCTACACTTTTCGTCAGCCTTATGAGTCCGTTTACTTCCAACCTATCGTCTTTCCGATATGTCAACCGCTCTCTTAACGTACTGCTTGCTCATTTACGCGGTCAAATCGAGCACTGTACACCGTGTACGCTTGGAGTAGGTTTAGCGTGTACATGCATCCCCTCGGTCTTCTCAAACAGTTTATCAACTGCGGCACATCTCGACTACTATCTCGGGTAAGGATTTGCACCTTACATGGATGTATCTTTCCTTGGCTACATACTCCGTCGACTGAGTTGATGTATTTTAAACCTAGCGTCTACCACTATTCCACCACCGAGATACACAAATCATAGTATGGGCTAAAGCCCAACAGAGTTGACAGGATTCGAACCTGCGTAGGCGGTCGCCGTTAATCGTCCGCTGTGACTACCATTTGTCCTACAACTCTAAATTAGGCACTTTCGTAGTTCCCACGACGGACATTATCCGTTGTTACTCGGCTCTTTGTCCGAGGATACCTTGAGGTGGGATTTGAACCCACATAGTCGTCACTGTTTTATCATTAAACTACTCAAGGTATTTGCGGTCACTCGGTGTGCCGCCGACCCTGTGGTTTTTCACATGGGGGTAGGACACCAACAGAGAAACTACCACGCTCATGTGGTGAACGAGTATCCAACTGACGAAAACCGAACCTTACAGGCTGTTTGTCCGTAGCAATTGTTTACTTGCCGCTCACAAGTACATCATAACACAGGTCAAAAGCAAAAATCAACAGATTTGAAATTATGCTTTTACAATTCCTTTGAGAACCCCTAAATTCTCATATCCTTCAAGTCGAATATCCTTAAGTTCCTTCGATGTGTCAAAGTCGAAGAAGTCCTTAATCTCGGGGTTAATCCAAAGAGTAGGGGCAGGCATCTTGATTGCTTCATCTCTGCGTTTGAGCATTTCTTCTACAGTATCCCAATGTTCCTCATACAAGTGAACGTCACACATGTTGTAGTGCATTTCTCCTGCCTCAAGTCCACATGTATGTGCAATCATGTAATGTTGCATAGCGTACTGTGTGATGTTGAACGGAACGCCAAGGAAAGTATCACATGACCTCTGCTCTACAAAGGAATACAGTTTACCGTCCATTACAACGTACTGAACCTTGTACACACACGGGGGAAGAACAGCATCCTTAAAGAACGGCGGTTGCCACATGGTAATGATGATACGGCGGTCATTTGGAGTGTTCTTGATTTTGTTGATAGCTACACGAACTTGGTCAATGTCCGCAACCTCACTTCCATGCTTAATGATATAAGCATAGGACTTTCCAATAGTGTGAGCAAATTCTTCTCCGATAAATTTTTCTTCTCCTGTGTCGGGGTTGCGATAGATACCGTCCTCAGATGTCTCGAACTTATCCCAAATGTGGATATTACGTTCCTGCAACCACCTTACATCGATTGACTGTACAAGATAAATCCACATCATCTCAAGTGTGGCAGTCTTCCAACCGACCTTCTTACAGTTTAAGATTGGGAACTCTCCACCGTATTTGGGATTGAGATTAAACACCCAATGTGCCCCGGGGATACGTTTAGTAATTCCGTTTCGACCTTCGGCAACAACACCTTTACGTAATATCTTCTCACAGGTGTCGAGATACAACTTGTCAAAGTTAGCCATAAGTTAATGTCCTTTCTATTTATTTTTCATTTAACCACATAAGAGCATCAACACAATGCTGATGAACAGCGTGTGTTCCCGCCCACAAGTCATCCACTGTAGGGGTGTACAAAGGGCTAGGCTTACCTTTCGCTTCTTGTTCCTGTGCATAAAGATAATTACGAACTTGTTTAACAAAATCTTTTGCTTCGCGTAGTGTCTGCTCAATAAATTCGTCTCTCGTCATAGTCAATGTCCTTTCATGATAGATATCTATAGTCACTATACCATACAACAGTCAAGAAAATCAACAAAAGCAAGAAAAAGCCCGCACCAAATTAGTGCGGGATTTTTCTTCAAAAAATTAGAAAGGGATAATAAGTCATTAATCGGCAAGATAATCGTCTATGTCGTATGCTTCGTCGCCCCACTCTACCTTATCGGGAGCGTATCTATGTTTCTGTCCGTCAATACCGTCGGCTTCGACATATGCACCGTTCTGAACTTTTTCCCAAATCCAGTCACGAAGTTCTTCATAGTCGTTGGTCTCAATATCGTCCTCTAAACCTCTGAACCTGCTGTCATAGTAAGAACGTCCTACGAATACATCATCGCCCATATCTTCATCAAGATACCGAGCAATATCCTGTCTTACTTTGTACTTCGGTCCTTCAAACGACTTGAAATCCTTCTCACCGTCCTTGCCTTTCCAAACTCTGCCCCAAGTCTTAGATGCTACTCTAGGCTGTTTGTCAAGTTTACGACCCATGTGCATATTGCCCCACTTGTCCTTACGGGTGTCAAACGCTGTTGTACGTTCCTCTCTGTCTTGGAACTGAACACGAGTGTCACCTTCGGTTGCTTCCCAAGCATCAGACTCTTCGTTGTAATCAAGGTCGCCTTTACGGATACGGTCGGAAAGGACTGATTCCTTTATCAGTTTTTTCCAATCTCCGCTCATAGTCTCGTTAACGAGTTTAAGAGGGGCTTTGCCATATTTCTTGGTAAGAGCCTCAATTACTGCATGACGGATGTTTGCCTGTGACTTATTCATGCTCTCGGTCAGTTTATCAATATTATCAATAGCGTCAGCAAGAGCAGGAGTGTTGGGTATCTTTGTCCCACGGAGCTTTGTCCTGTAATACCACATGGTAATGTCCTCAGTAAGACGCTTTGCATCATACTGTAACCGCTGTAACACAAATGTTAAGTAGAAAGTCCACTTACCATTACGTGCATCGGGAGCATCAGAAGGTAACCATGCATCGTTTATTACAAAACTATCGGGGCGGATATTCGTAACAAAGCACTTTCCACCATACTCCGCAAAAATACCCTTGATATTGTCGATAAGGTCAGCATTACTGCCCTCAAGGATACGGTCATAGATGTCTCTCTGAAACCGCATGCAGTCAAAGATAACATCCTCGCTCTCTCCATAGGCGTTTGCTTTCTGCTCTTCATCGTCCTCAAAAAAGTTTTCACGAACAATGTGTCTTGCCTCACGGAACTTGCGGTTTTCCTCAAGTGGCTTCATACCTGCTTTGCGGGCGTTGTCCTTGATGGTCTTTTGAGCATCCTTTGCCCGTTTAGTCAACTTCTCATCATCTTCGACAGCACCTGCTGACGAAGGGGTTAAAGCGCGTACATCTTTGTCTGTACGCTTTAAGTTCTTGTTATAATCGTCAAGTTTCATAATCGTTCACCTCAAACGTCAAGCGTGTCAAAATTCTCAGCAATATCGAGATAAGAGTTCATGTCCTCTTCACTCATATCGTCATCGTCGAATACAGCAGGTGTTTCGTCAAGGCTCGAAGCCGCAATACCTGCCTCGGCAACCTCATTTGATACAGCCTCAATTCCCTCGTAGGCGGCTTGGGCAGGAACGTCGAATGCGAGTAATAAGCCCTGCAACTCGCCAAGAGTTCTGTTCTCATTACCGATAATGCTATTCAGCACCTTTTCAACGGTCTCCTCAGCATTATAGGCTTTAACGTCAACCATAAGCTGATTAAGGGCTGATATGTTGTCTGTGATTGATGACATAACAGTTCTGATTTCCTCGGCTATGCCTGTGCCTGCATTTGCAGGCGCAGTATCAATGTCCGCATCGTCAAGTCCGTCAAGGTCAACATCGGCTACCTCTTCTTCCTCTGTAGGCTCTGTATCATCCATAAGGAAATCAAGGTCGCTTTCGTCTACGTCTGTGTCGAGCATTGCTTCATCACCGATTTCCACGGAAGCCTCAGTGTCCTCTTCGTCCCCGTCGATGTGCTTGTCATCCGCTTCTGTGAGTTGCTTATTATCTAATTCTTCATCAATCAACTCAACATCCTTATGCACATCAGCAATATCAGATTTGTTGGTGACAGCACTTGTAGCAGGAGTAGCCGCGCTCTCACCTGCAACGGGGGCTATCTCTTCGGACAGTTTAGCCTGTCTGTTTGTGTTCCTGTCAACATCCTCATGGAGTGGTGTCGGCACGTATGTTTCCTGTAATCTAAATTTCATTTCCATTCACCTCACGCATAAACCATACCAAGAGTGATGGCGGTATCGTGTCCAACTATGCCGTCAACGGTAAGTTTGTTTTTATTCTGAAAATCCTTTACTGCCGCTTCGGTCTTATGACCAAATTCACCGTCAACCACAAGACCGCTGTTGAGAAGTTCATTTAATCTTGCCTGTAAAGCCTTGACATCTGCTGTACGTCCTTTAGCGTTGGAACGCTTCAAGATACTCTGTAACCAATAGATAGTATTGATTACCGTAGCAGTGTGATGTCCTTCACGAAGCAGGATATCACCTCTTACTAACTTATCATACTTTTTTGTGTATGCGGCGGAAGAGTATATCTTAAAGCCCTTTGTAGCAGTATAACGGGATTTCATGTTACCTGTGTACGTATCCTTGGGGATAGCATATCCTGCATAATTAGACGCGATAGACACTAACTGCGAGCAATCACAATTGGCATCCTTGTCAAGCAGAGACAGGTCAAAACATTTCTTGCACACAATATCCCAAGCGGAATATCTGTCGGGCTGTGAGTAACCTAAGTGCGGGTTTCTTGCGCCGTACTCAGCATCTGTAGCAATAAGATTACGATTAACTTCATTCTTCGCTCTCAGTACATAGTCCCAACCATCACCGCTGAGATACCAAGACTGCAACCTCACCTCTTTTCCTGTTTGGTCACCACGCTTACCATCGGTAGTTCCGTTCTCACTACCTACTGCATGGGCAAGTGTAACTCTGTAATTAGGGTTCATGTGTCGTTCACCTCTTTCTCATCTGTCGCATAATCTGTTCATTCAAGTTCGGCTTATGTGATGCCTTGTCCTTATTTTCCTGCAATCCTACAGGACGTGTAAGTGACTTCATGCGTCGATGTGTAAAGGACTCATAACCATTGTAGCTTGCGACCGCTTTGAGGTAAGTTTTATCTGTCTCAATGCGGATGTACTGACCATCACCCACATACTTACCTGTCCACTCATAGGCATCTTCATCTACCTTGTGCCAATTCTCAGTGTCAGACGTTATATAGTCTTCCAAATCAGCCTTGGCATCTTCATAGGTTGAGTAGCCGTCAGAGTAAGCAGGATACTGCACCTCTACGTAGTAACCACCCTCAGCAGGCTCATACACAGCCGATTTATCGTAGAGGGTTACATAGTAAGGATATTGTTCCTTTTCAACGTTCTTGCCGTAATCATCGAACTTAAACTGAGGAAGCAGTTCCTTCATTTTCTGTTCAAACTTGTCGACCGCACCACGCTCCGTAGTAGAACTGTTCTTCAAGATATTTACGAGGTCGTCAATCTCCTGCTTCTTTGCACTGAACTCTTTGTCGTACTGCTTGTACTGCTTCTTGGCTTCCTTTCTCCAATAAGGATTGAGGTTGTCCTCGGTCAGAACACGTGCATTCTTGGCAGTCGATTTATTCTCTGTAAGGGCTTTGTCGTTTGCCTTTTTCTTGAGCACATAAGTATGGTCAGCCACATACCAATCAGACCCGTCTTCTTCTACGGTATCCTCTTCGATATCAGTGAGCCGCCAAGCATCATTATCGGCAAAGTAATTACGGATAAGATAATCAGCACGTAAATGGTCGTGCTTCCAATCGCCTCGGATACGAAGTGTAAAGGAACTGCTACCGACACCTGCCTCAACATCTTCAAGACCCTCAACATTAACACTACGGTCAATAAGATTGACTATCTGATTTGCAAGGTCATACAGTTCTTGTCTACTTGAAATATCACTCATAAGCATCACTCCTTGTAGGCAGAGACTACAATGTAATTACCTTCGGGGTTATCCGAATTGTAATTGTCATCTGCAAACATGACATTGATGTCATCATCATAAGCCGAGCCTGCAAGTATCTTATAAATCTCTCGCTGTATTTTTATCTTGTTCGGCTTAGAGTAAATACAGAAGCTCAACTCGACATGGTTGTCATCGTTGGAGATTACTTTGTAATCATCTACATCATCATCAAATAAAGAGGTCAAGGCGGTCTTTATCTGAGCAAGTTCCTGTGCGGATAAATCCTCGACCAACATGGACTGTTCTGAATAATCAAGTCCGTTAAAACTCTCAGTAAGTTTCTTATTGAGATACTGACGGGTAGCCCTGTAATCGGGATTTCCATTAAGAAACTGCTCGAATGCGAGGCTCTCTTCGGTCGTCCAATTCTGTACGGTGTACAGGTCATTCAAACTCTCAACGAACCTATTCTTAACTACTGCATCCCTATCCATAGCAGTCAGCGTTTCGTTTATCTTACTCATTTGTAGTATCCTCGGTTGATGTTGACTTCTTGCGTCGCTTCGGTGTAACAGATACCTCTTCTACGCTCTCTACAGGCTCAGAAACGGCTTCTACAGGAGCAGGGGTAGTATCTTCCGTCTGTGTAGCGTTAAAGTGGTTTACAACGTCCTGTACGTTCTTAAATCGGGTAGGAGCAACCTTATCCCATACTTTATGGATAGCACTCTTATTGATTGCCGTTCCATTGCCAAACTGCTTGTTAAGTCTGAGGACAAAATCCTCATACGCCCCATCGACACCTGTAGCCGCTGTATAGATAGGGTCAACAAGCAGTTTGATTATTTTACCGTATTGGTAAATCGGTCCTTGATAACTGTATTTTGATATTTCACCCATAGTGTCTCTCCTTATCTAAACAGGTACTGACCGTGGATGTAGTCTACCTCATCCTTAACTACCTTCTTGGAAGCAGGGGTGGAGACTGTCTTCTTCTCGACTACCTCTTCCTTAACTTCCACGGGAGTCTCTACAGTCTCTGTGTCCTTAAACTCAACAGGGGTCTCTACTACTTCTTTAACCTCAGCCTCAACAGCCTTTGTTGTAGTCTTCTTATTAGCCATATCTTAATCTCTCCTTAAAAAAGAATTGTTGGTCGACAGTAACACTATTATATACAATTTCCGTGCTACAGTTCGCCTCTTGACCGTTTTCGCTTATACATCTTGGTGATGCACTCTTGTCGGTAAAGTTCATAGGGGTATTGTTTGTTAAATGCTTCAATGCGCTTTTGCTTTTCTGCTTGACGCTCATTTGTCCAATCAGTGTATTTCTGACAGTCCCCATGGCAACCTGCGTGTCTTTCAGTACAACCTTTACACGGAGCTTGTATACTCATAGTGTTTACTATACCTCATTGCTACGTATTGGTGAATACACACCTCTACTATTATAATACACTACTAGCGCAAGGATTGTAACAGATTCGGCATAAAACCGCAGAAAACCCTCACTTTGCGCGAGGGTTTTCTTACGGGGAGTATACATGAAATGACAATCGATGAGTTGAATGGGAATCGAACCCATATCTGTTCGCGGCAGGCAAATATATAGTAATTCGGAGGTCTATAAGTGAGTAACAGTGCCCAACTAGCCGCAAACTGTTTTGCCATTAAACTATCATCTCGGGGGTAGGGCAGGAGCACAACAACGTCATGCCCCTGCCGATATAGGAGAAAATTCCATGGACAAGATGTTAATCAAATAATGAATCAATCGTGTCTGAAATGGCTTTTGCCAAATCGGATACGCTGTCAACGAACTCACACCCGAAAAGGCATCTTGTCGGAGTTCCGTACTTCTTGGTGTACTCTTTAAGAAGATTGGTGTAGTCTGTCTCCGCTTTCTTAATCTTCTCTACGAGTTCGTCACGGTCTTTCTGCTTAGACTCTTCTGCAAGCAGTGCCTGCTCATGTGCAGTAGCCTTAGTCTCATCATTAAACTTCATTCCGTCCTTACAAACGTACCATGTTTCCTTGGTCATCAATTAGTCCTTCCTTTCAATTGTAGGTTTGATTTTGGTCGTTCATCTCAACCATACTATCTGCCCATGCGATAATCGCAGACGGCATCTCGTCGAAAGATTTGTCAAATGGATAGTTGTCAAGCGGCAGGCAGTCATTGAATACGTCTTCCTTAAAATCATAATTCGCAGAAACGTCTTCAACGATGCGGTCAACCTCGGAAAGCAGGTTTGCGACTTGATACATTCTATCGGCAACTTTCTTACGAGCGTTACGCACATCAGTTGCGAACAACGGACTTGTGTTTTTTGCCATATCAATACCTCACTTATTCGGTGTAATCTCAGCATAGCATACTGTAGGAGAAAAATCAACAGATTTAAAAATCTCTTATTTTATTTATACACGAATTTTGTCACGCTTGTTCTGAGTCGTCAAAATGTTCCCAAGAGTCTAATCCCCATTTAAGATAAGTGTCAAAATCTTTCATGAGGTCTTTGTGCTCAATCCTACGCCATGTATCGTATTCCCCGACTTTAACCACATCGTATCGGTCTTCTATAAGGGTAAGGAACTCATCCATCATCAAAATAAGATAATCATTATTATGTTGAGCGATGTTTCCGAGTCTTCGTGCCTGTTCTCTAATACTGTCGATAACAAGCGGGTGACCTTCTTTGGGGATTACACTTTCAAGGTCATGGTTGATACCCCGAACATATTCGTCTATATGGTTCATGTTGTTATGTCCTTTCGGCTTTTGCTTCCTGCTCCTTCTTGTACTGAGCATATACGGGATTGATGAGTGCAAGTAACTTCTTAGCCAATTCGGGTGTTAACAGGGATGCTTTCCGCAGTTTGTCAAACCTAGTGCCACAGACACGCACAGTAGTAATATCGTCCCACTCTTTTTGGATTTCCTCAGTGTAGTGTGTGATATAGTGGATGTACCATACCCCACCCTTTGACCGTCCGTTAGACTTAAAAGTGTCTTTGTACTCACTTCCATCCCACTCGATTACCACATCACCTCGTTTAGGAGTGATTTTAACTACTGTGGCAATTCGACCAACAGACTCTCGAACGCATACTCTGTCGCCTACTGCGAATGTCTCATTATGAACCATAATATTCCCCCTTGTTGATTGTCTTGTTAGCACCTATCGCATCAAAGATTTGCCCCATCCCTGTTCGTTCACCGATGTACGCTAGGGTTTCTCGTTCTATGCGTACCGTATTACGCTTGCAGGGGTTAGAGCAGTAATCTTTTCTGCGGCACTCTCGACATATCCCGTCAAGTAACCACTGCTCATTGTGCTCGGGTTTATACATAGTCGGTCACCTCATTTAATCGTCATAATCAATCTGTTGCGAAGATAGGCTTTATGACCTTTAAAATATCCTGCACCCCTATAGTTATAACAAGCAGGTTTAGTGGTGTACTCAAAATCGCCTGTACTAAAAGTTACGACAAATCCCTCGTTTACGAAGTAATTACCTAAGTAACCATCTTCAAGCATGTCCTCTTGCGTTATACCTTTAGGGCACGCAATGAGTACACTACCCTCATTAACTGCATACTTTAAGGGCTTAATCATATTACCGTACTTAGCAATAAACTTATCAGTGTTTGTCATGTTGTCGTCCTCTCATATTTATTTGCCTTACATTGATAGTATAACTCATGACAAAAAGAAAAATCAACAGATTTTGTTTTCACTATTTTCTGTCACTCAATTGGTACTCCACAATACGGGCAAAACTCCCAGTCTTCACTAGAAAGATATTCTTTGCAGTTTGGGCAAACAGGATACATTTCTGCCCTATCATCATAGTCACTATCTACAAATTCTACAGGCTGTCTTGTTGTTATATGCATAACTGCCTTTTCTTCTGTTTCCGTAAGTGGATATAAACTCGGTAAGGCTTGCACAATTTCTAATTCCTTAGTCATTAATTTATCATCACGTTTGGCTTCGTACCGTGCGTCCCACCAATCTTTAAAGACACGCATATCCCCATCGCCTGCAATGCTTGCAAACGTGCAATATCCTAATTCCTCAATAGCCTTTACAAGAAACAATGCTTTTATCACATCACCGTTTGTTGCATTATCGGGAATCAATCTGAGCACTTTGATTGCCTCATCAAGTGCAGTCTGTACCGTAGTGTTCCATCCAAAATCGTTCTGCATTTCCTGCTTATGCTTAACTAACTCGTTAATTATGTCTTTCTTTGTCATTCATCTACCTCTTCTTTCGCACTTTCTGCCTTACTTAAGTGTGTTCCACGCACATATATCACAAGCGTGGGGACGTACGCCACCAAATACAGCTCTCTCGCACATTTTTCTTTTAGCCTCATCACTGTTTTCTTTTGCTTTTTTCTTATTTGTAAAGAGAGATTTAAACCAAGCAACAATCTTTTCAAATATATTTAACTCTCTCCTTCTGATTCCTCACTTTCCGTTATGTATATGCCACCAATAGCCTTTAATATATTGATTGCCCTATCTGTTGACATCTTTAGCAATATTTCTGCCATCCTGCACTTTGCTTTCGCTTCGCTCGGACTTTCCCCCAAGCATATAATGTCTATCATGTATCTGTTCCCCCGCGCTTCTTCGGTCTTACAAGTGATAAATCAAAGCCACTGTGAATAAATTCGAGTGTCAGTGCATGATTTACTGCGTTACCGAATTGACAAGAACCTTAATGAGTTCCTTTGCACAATTCTTTTCCGCACACCCTACAGTTACCACGGGTTATTACTTTAACTTCATAATCCTTGTCTGCTTCGATGATTGGCTCTAATCCACATATTCTGCTACCAATTATTTTATAATTGCCGTTCACAATATCTCGTTCATCAAACAATCTGCCGTATCCTTTTGGGAGTGGAGTACCACTAATAATACTGTTATGTATCTTCGCGAACATAAATATATCAGGCGGATAATTCTTTGCATGTTCTACAAGGTTGTAATAATCTTCTTCATCGATGTTAATCAGTAACTGCATTGTTATCTCCTTCCTCACTTTCTGCCTTATAAAGCACTTACTCTAATCGCTATTACATCTTCCCACGGGATTGCCTTTGCCTTTTCGTAAAGCATTACTTCTCCCCACTCTTCTGCATCATATCCGTAGTAGTTAAGGCAATCCTCGTATTCGTCACCTTCTTTGGTAATATATGCGTTATCATAATTGACTGCGATTGTTTCAATCGTAGGCTCATATAGATTGCCAACCATATAACCATAATCATCATTTATTCCATCTGTATCTATCATTGCCACTACTCTTAAATCGGGATTGTTTAAAATGAGTGCTGATAACTTTTCAGCGTACTCTTTATTCTTTTTATTTTCCGTCTTCATTTTGCATCCTCGCTTTCTGCCTTGTAATGCACACAAGGACACCCTGCCCACTCTTCACAACCATCTTCATAATTGATACATGGTTTATGCGAACATTCCTGTGGCTCAATATCGCACGCTTCTTCGTAATGTATGCAAGCAATACCTATATCTTTTTGTACTTCACACTCCGCTTGACAATTCAGAAAATCTGTTCCTCTATCGTTATTATTTGCACACTTCGGGCAATGAGTACCCAACCACGCATTGATAAGCCTTTCTCTTTCTGCTGTCATTCCTCGTCCTCACTCTCTGCTCTAGCCGCTCTCCACTCTTCAAATGTTGGGTATTGCCTTACTGTTTTGTATTTTGCGTATACATATTGACCATTTTTTCCCTTACATATTTTTCGTAGCGCAGACCCTAAGCCTGTTTCTATTTCGTATAATGTGTATTCATAAGTATCTTCGTCTTGTTCCATTAGTTCGATATATTGACCACACGCACTTATAATTCTTTGTATTTCAATGTCTGTTAAAGATATTGTCATTCTTTATTTCTCTCCTTCCTTCTTTCGTTGCGGATATCCATTTCTCATATCTCGCTACGCATTTCCTCTCCATAAAGAGGATACAATCACCTGTGTCATTTCTAGGCTGTCCGCAAGTCGCACAACTCTTTTCTTCCATTGTGGAAAGTGGCGTGCCGTTCAAAATCGCATTTCCAATCGAATCGCTTAAATGATATGGCACTCCTTTGTTTATCGATATTGCCCGATATTCTTCTTCGTCTATATCAATTACTATTTGCATTTTCTACCTCACTTTCTGCTTTGGAGGGTGAATTCAATTTTCTTGGTGTTGGAATTCTTCTCACGTATTCCGTACACTCTAATGTAACCTTTACGTATGGATGTGTAGTTTTTATTTCGGTTTCAACAAAACATTCCTTGACTGCGCATACTCTATTATGAGCGCAACTATCACAGGGTATTTCGTGTACAAATTCGTTCAGCATCATTTCATTTTTCTTTATACTTGTCGATAATATCAAGTAGGTCATATCTACTTACATATTCATCGTATCCATCAGAACCATCCTCTATACTCAGATACTCAAATTTTTCTATCTCTGTCTTTATCTCGTCAAGCACCGAATCAAGTGTAGTACCTTTGATAATACTGCTCTGTGCATTGGTGAACATATCAATTGGGTACTGTTTCGATTTCTCTATAAGGTCATAATAATCCTCATCATCTATATCAATCACAATTTTCATTCCTTAACCTCACTTTCTGCCTTATTCTCTTTTAACGGACATTTTGGATTCACTTCTTTTCGCCAAGGTTGCACTCCACGTACTGCCTTCGGTAGAATTTTGCACCATGAACGAGAAGATACATAGCCAACTGAGACAGTTTTACAATGTTTACAATCACGACACAGTATCATTTATTCTTATCCTCGCTTTCTGCCTTTGCTACTATGTAACTTGTAGCGAAAGTCGTGTCTGTGACCATTACGAGTATAAACCCTGCGTCTTCAAGTGCTTTCACAACCTCGTTGTTATAGTCCACACTCTTTTTTACTAATAAGTCAGCATACTTTGTGTTCATACTTCCTCACTTTCTCTCTTATAAGGTGCATCCCACCACTCTACCGAAAATGAAATATCCATGTTGTCCTCGAAGATACGACGAACTGTACTGTCGTATCTCCATTTGGCATTAGGGTATAGGGTCATCATTACAGCCCCATTGGTATCTCCCCTCTGAATACCAACAAGTCCGATGGCATCATCGGGAATCCTAAACTTAATCGGGCATTTTTCATCCCGTTCTCCCTCGGGAACATTCCAAACTTCTCGGTAGTTCAAATGGCAATAACTCGTTAGTTCATCGCAACCATCACAGGTTAGATGACAGGTATTGCAACTAACAGGCATTCGTATATCTGCAACGACCATTTATTTCACCTCACTCACGAATTTTTGTGTAATTTAGTTCACTATTAACTAAATATACTAACTTTGAGGCTTCTACAAAATGCAGGAGTCCGTCTCGCGGGTCTACCGAATTATATGTCGTAGTGTGTCCTGCTTGGTTTGTATTTATAGTCTTGATGTACAGGTTGCCCTCATCTTCAAACGCATCACCCCTAGAAAGTTCCATAAACTGTACCTTCTGATACTCAACAACTTTAGTTTTATCTACTACTGTCATGTCAACTACCTAAGACCTAAAGGTCATAGGCTTGTAACTATCCAGTAGTACTAACGATTTACAAAATCTCCTACCTTTATAACTTATCATAGATAAGTTGATGTTACATCATGGGCGAGTTGACAATCACCCTCGTTTAGAAATATATTCCTAAACGACTGTACAAGGTACTGAAGTATTAAGATACTCAATTCCCTTACGATACAGATTCATTGCTCCTACACGGTCATCATTTGATTTATAACCGCAATTTTTACAAGTAAACAAATGCATTCTCTTATTGCGATTAGATTTCTCAGTATGACCACAGACAGGACAACATTGACTTGTATGCCTCGGATTAACGGTTATAGTCATGGAATTATGTTTTAAAGATTTATATTCAATTTTCTTTCTTAAATCATAAAATGACCAAGATACCATGACATAACGATTGCGTTTAACAACCTTTTCCGTGGCATTACGAACACCTGTTAAATCTTCTAAAACAAACAACGAATGCTCAGGATTATTCATAACGAGTGCCTTTGATAAACAATGATTAACATCATTCATCCAACGGTTTTCTCGTTGACCTATTGATTTAAGCCTTCGTCTTGAAGAAGATGTTTTGACCTGTTGCAACTGTTTTCTCAAATCCTTATAATGAGAGTGTTTTTGCTTAATCTTTCTTCCAGAATAAAAAACAGTTTTATGACTTGAGTTATAACTCGTTACAAGAAAATTAACGCCAAGGTCAACACCTACAACATTTCTGACTTGAGATGATTTGCATTCATCGATATCACAAGTAACAGGAATGTGTAAGAAAAATTTATCATGTTTATAGACAAGTTTAGCAGTTCCAAAGCTATAAACAGATTTATCAAAATACTTATCCATTTGATTATCATAATAATCAAATTTCAAACGACCTTGCAACGTATTCACAGAGAATTGCTTAGAAACCAAAGAATAATCACGATTCCAAACCAAATCATACGATTGCTTTCTAAAAACAGGTTGAATCCATTCGGATGTAGTTTCGGTAATTGCTCGATAACGAGCAAGAACCGTCTTAATAACTGATTGTGACATTTGAGATTTCAAACCAAAAGTATCACGTAAATCGTAATATAATACTTTATTTATGGAAAACTGTTGCAAATCATGAGTTCTAAAGATATATTGAGAAACATAATTACAAGCATCTGTGTATACTTTCATAACAGATAGCAATGCTTGCTTATATTCAGCAGGAACTATTATTTGAATTTTTGCAGTAACAGTATATTCCATAAAGATTACCTTCTTTCACTATTTATTATATCATAGCAAATAGTGAAAGTCAACAACTGATTAATCCTTTTTCCTCCAATCACCTAAAGGAAATTGGTTTCCAAAAACAGGAGAAAATTATGAATCCCCTTTATTTATCCCAATTACTCTGTCGCCATGCCTCTGCTCCATGCACAGGCTCTACTACTTTAATTGTTCCGTATATGTTGTATCCACCGTACCTTATATCGCGTTCAGATTCTACAGACATGTTAGGGGCAATACTTTTCGCAAGTTCATGTGCGATTGAATCCACAGCCCAACGGGACAATGAATCCATATCACCATTAAATGCCCGCATATCATATTCGGAGATAGACACTCTTGCCGTATAGGTATTAACGGGATTTTGGAATGTTTCAAGCCTTATAGGTTTCGCCCAATAATCATCATTGCGCTTGTACTTTGTACCACAATACTCACAGGTCATTGTACGCGGGTCTATCGCACCACCACAACAATCACAGATGTATTTTTCCATTAGTAATCACCTCTTAGTCTTCATCTTCGTAATCAGCAGTAAGTTCGTCGAACTCTTTTTCAATCTTACTACGATACTCGCTCAGAGCGCTCATAAGGGCGTTCACAAGCCCGATAGGAACATCCTTACCGAGAATGCGTCCGCCAAGATGATAGTTACCTATGTAGGTGGTATCATCGCTATACTTGTCTGCGGTGACCTCTACGTTATTATAACTGGCAACATCCTCGTGACTCATGTAGCATAAAACCATCTTATCCCGCTTTACGTGGTCGTCATGTGCCTTGTATTCTTCCAACCCCGACAGTGTGGAGTTGTTGATGATATCCGCCATCTTATTGATAGCGTCAAGTTCGTTGTTAAGTTCCTGTGCCTTGTAAAATGCATTTCTTGTCATTATTTATTTACCCCCTGTAATATTTTCTCACAGTTCATATGTGCTATTAGTACATAAACCAAACAGTCGTCTGAAAGTTTTGGATACGAATAACCCGTCCGTAAATCTACGACTCCGTAGACGACATCCCCGTCAACCCGTGTTACTGTAACAGGTTGTATTTTCATTAGTACCTCATTCATGTACTCGAACACATCACCGTAGGATAATGTGCCAAATTCACAGACTTGAAACTGAGGCTTGACATCAACATTCGTAATCTGCATCATTTCTTACCCCCTAGTTCTATTGTTACCTCACTCTCAGCAATACGAATCTTGCGGTCAATGCTGTTTGCCGCGTCCTCAGTGAGTTTCATTAAGTGAACAAGTTCCTGCGGTGTAAAGGTAATACTCACATTCTCACCCTCGCAGTTCTGAAAAGCATCCCACACCTTACGATGGATGTCTCTGTACTGTACTGCTATGTTTTTGTGCGCTGTCTTAGCCCAATCAGTCATGTTATCCCCCCCCTTAATTAATAATAACCTATCACGGATACGTCATGGATAGTAATCATACGACCATCCTTATAGCCATGCTTCTTACCGAGTTTCTTCTTAGCACTCTTAAGGTCTCTAGCGTCTACACTAGCGTCGAGCCATCTGTCCTGCTCGTTGCCACGTACTGTGTACTTCACGTAATATGCTACCATAATTCGTACCCCCTTGATATATTGTTGACTTACAATAACAGTATAACTTATGAAGAAAAGAAAAATCAACAGAATTACTTTGCTTCCGCTTCTTCCTCTTCTCGGTCGATTTCACGAAGAAGCACAAACGCCTCATGGACATTCCTGTTGTACTCATCGATAACTTCCTGTGGTACTTCTCGGTAGGATATAGCGGGTTTGCCGTGGATTCGCCCATCGACCGTACCCTCATGGGTTTCTTCGTGTAACTTATACCCTGCGTTGATTATGGTGTCCTTTATCTCTTCAAGGGGCATCGGTTCTCGAAACGTCGGTTTAGTGCCCTCTAAATAAGTTAACATGCTATTCTCAAATAAAGTCACCCTTATGGTCGGTTTATTAGGGTGTGTCCCGATTAACTCAGTGTACATATTACCCCCTTACTGACCTTACTGTGATTGTCGCATCTACAGGAGATACAGAGACACGTGCCCCGATAGGCATCTGAAACCCCGTTGTAAGGTCAACCGCGAGCACATCCTTCTTAGTATCGGATTCATGTATCTCCGTCTTAATATAGAAACCCCCGCTCATTTCAAAAATTGTCCCTATCGCAATGTCTCCATAGGGCACGTCTAAAACATATCGCTCATCAATAATCTGTGTTGTACTCATTTTCTTACCTCACTCTCTTAACAATAAACTTATTCCGTCTAAAATACTTGGTAATGTGTAACCACAGGTATAGTGTAGCATACAGGAAAATGGAAAATCAACAGATTTGAAAACAAAAAGAGCAACCCGAAACAGGTTGCTCATTATGTTAAAACCTTACACCTTCTTTAAGCCTTTTATTATAGGCTTCACTTTTATTATAGGCTTCAATATCCTCGGGAACTATTCCCCTATCGTAAAACATCATGTTATCACATATGACCCCGAAGTGATTATGGTGATAAAGTAATATAGCATTACTTTTACTGCAAGGAGCATCTTTAGCCTTAGAACATCTTTCATTATTGATTTTCAGTACCTTCATATTACCGTACTCAAGAGTGTGCATAAGTGGTGCGTCTTTGAAGCGTACCTTTGTCGGTACTGAATAATGCTTTGTAGTTGTGGATTCTACCGTTGACTTTGATTCTGTATCTGTCTTAACTGAACGGAACGGAGTAGTCCACCACGACTGGTCAAACGTCTGTTCATGTCTACCGTCAAATGATACAGTGATGTTACATTTGCTCGGGTCGTGGGAAAGTGTACGACCTCTGATGATTGTCTTGGGGAATGCATTGAGTAGAAATTCTCCACGGGTTTCGGTCGTATTAAGACTGTCACTCTGCTGACTGCATTCAAGAACAACGGATGATTCAGTGCCCACCCCATCCATCACCTGCTGAATGAGTTCATAGATATTCTTTTCTGCCCACCCCTTTTTACTGAGTTGGGTCATTATTGCATATTCAATATGGAATTTTTCCTGTGGTGTCATTTTGTCAACTCCTTTACTTTTGGACACTCGGGACTACCCCCAAGGTAGCAGTCCGCACAAGTGTTACATTTACTATAGTTACAATCAGAGCACGGGATTTTATGTAACCCCATGTCGTCCGCGATACCATATCCCCATCTATCGTCTGCAAGTTCCGACAGGATATTCGGGCAGTCCTCACAACAACAGTGATAGTTGGTAAACATTTCGCATTTGCTCATTATTTTGTTTCCTTTCCAAGCATCCACCTTTCGCATACACATCCGTGGGTAGGTCGAAATTCCGTTACCTTTTGTGTTTCGTCCGTATAGCCAATGCCTGCGAGAGAGATTACAACAGAATCATGCTGTACCATCTGTGCCACCATCTTACCCAACCAAGAATCACTTAAGGTTATAACCATCTTATTTTTGTTGGCATCATAATCTCGCACGAATCCTGCGGACATACAATCATCGTCTTCACTGCCTGCGAGCTTTACAGGAATGTGATTAGCCACAGCGTCATGTAATGCTTTGTCAAGCACCTCGTAAGGATAGACTCTTCCACTTGCAGTGACAACCTCAGCTTTGGGAAAGAAATCAATCTCAACGTTCGTCATTTTCTACAGTATCCTTTCTGAAATAGTTTTGGTAGGGAAATGGCTTTTCCACAGACATGTCAGAATCCTGCCACAGACTTAATTTTCGTCTGTCCATAAACACCACCGTATCGGGGTCAACATAGTCAGTTGCAACAACAAGCACACGACTGTCACTCAAGACGGTGCGTATCTCTTCTTCTTTGCTCGGATGACAGGCAAGTAAGTATGGGTGGACTTTTAAGTCCGCCTGCCGTAGCCATGCCTCTATTCTGTGCTCACTCTCTGTGTGGTCCATAGATAACCTCACTTATTATGGTCTTCTTCGTTGTGGTCTTCCCCATTATAGAGATAGTCCTCAAACACATATCTCTGCTTTGCATCAGGATACTTCTCATGGTCAACTTCCCCAAAAAACATATCTACAGGGCGTGCCCACCACTCACCGTCGTTCTCAATAGACCTGTAAACTACAAGTTGTTCACCTGTCTCTGTGTGGGTAACGAACCCCTCAATCGTATAAAGATACTTTGTTCTTCGGGATTCCTTTGGAAGCATTGTGCGCTTGAAGTGCTGTACCAAGTCCCCACGGAAAAAGGTTCTACCATTACGTGTCATGTCTCTCAGTCCCCCTTATCATAAACTTCAACAATGCGCTTTGCCTTTTCAAGTCTTGCCTGCTTGTATTCGTTTGAGCGTCCGTACAGCGGGTCAGACTTACGCTTGTCGTTGATAAATTTGGCTGAGCGGGAATTGAGTTTCACACGCGCCGATTCAAGTTCGCTCAGTGCCGATAGAGCATCCAAATAGATTGCCTGCTGAGACCTTGCTAAAGGCAACTGTCCAAGCAGTCCTACAGCCGCACTAAGGCGGTTAATTTGGTCGTTCTTAATGTTCATACGGTCTCACCCCCTCTCATATCCTTAAACTTGCGTATAGCCTTTAAAAGGGCTTTAGCACCTGCAAGGTCATCGTTGTCTAAGCACTCGTCCGATAAATCACGAAGAGTGTCAATGACAATGTTTTCAGCCGTATTCGACTTCTCAGTCTGTTTCACAGGCTGTTCAGAGGCTTTAACGAATTCTTCAAGAGTACCCTTCTGCTGTTTAATAGTAACTATGTCTTCAAGGGCTTCCTTGGCAGGAGATAAAGGATTGTCGAACTTTTCCTTAACTTCCTTCGCTTTTCTCGGCTTACGCTTGGTAGGCTCATCTGCAACATCGCCAACCTTACAACTTGCGTCGATGTAGTACATGTGAGTTTTTACATCGTCGCACTTTAACTTGAACATACCTTGGAATCTTGTTAACTCCGCAAGGTACTCGGGCTTGGAGAACTGAATAGTGTCTTTGTCCCCGAGCAACATTCCCTGTGACGGAGTGCTCGTATATAAGTAGAGCCTGTCTGATTTTCGCCAAAACTTGATGTACGGACCGAGATTGAAGTGCGGAAGTGCTTCTTTATAGAACTTAATAATTCCCTTATTAAGGTCTTTGTAAATCTTGATTCTTACATCTGCCTCTACGGTTGACTTACCTGCCACGGTTAGTTACCCCCTTCTTAATATTGAGAATGGCTTCTGCCCACTCTTTACATTCTTCGTATACTGCCTTGATTGTGCGAAGACCTGCTTCCCATCTACAGCCATCTGCGGTGTAGAGGTCGTACAGTTTCACATAGTTACCTCTCATGTTAAAGTAGCCGTTCTCTACGATGGCTACACCGTATTTATTTTCAATCTGTGCCTTGCTCATAACCGTTCCCCCTTTCAGTCTTCTGTGTACGCTTCACGGACTTCAATGTTTCTGCCCATGCAGTCCATGCACTCTTTGATAGCCGCTCTCTTGCTCGAAGCGGAACATCTGAAACGATTAAAGAAACAATCACCTTTTACTCGATAAACTACACACCAACATCTCATCATGCTTCGTACCCCCTGTGGTTTTGTATTAAATTCAACTTACAAGGTTATTATAAACCATGACAAAGATAAAAATCAACAGATTTAGAAAGTCGGAGTGAACTACCCCGACTTATAGAAGTCGGAGCTTCCTGCTTCAACCACTACTGCGCTCCTAACAAGTTACCTTGTCGGCTCGTCTTATACAATATCCACAGGCGTAAATTCGGATAGTTCCTACCCTATTGTTTTTAGTTACGCTGACTCTAAGATTCTCAATCCTTCTACCTTGATGTTGATAGCGGCGTTCCAATCCCTATCTATTCCTTTATGACCACAATGAGGGCAATCCCATTTACGGATTCTAAGGTCTTTGAGATTTTCACTTCTATATCCACACCAATGACAGAGTTGTGAACTCGGAAACCATTTGTCTACCTTTATCAGATAACCACCTCGGTCTTTTAGTTTGTATTCCAAGAAGTTTACAAACATTCCGTAGCCGTTATCCAAAGTAGCTTTACCATTTCCGAAGCCTTTATTTGCCATAGACCTCATATTCAGATTTTCTACGCATACACAAGTGTACTGATTGGCTATCTCAGTTGACTTCTTGTGCAGAAAATCTTTTCTTTGATTAGCTATGTGCCTATGTATCTTGGATATCTTCTTTTGTTGTCTACGATAGTTATTGCTTCCAATAGTCTTATGTTTCAGCTTACGTTGTGACTTTGCCAACTTACTTTGTGACAATCTGTAGTAATGTGGCATATTACAACCATTACCATTGCTGTCTACATACAGCCCATCTGACTTGTAATCCAGACCTAATGTACTCTTTAATGTAACAGGAGCGTACAATTCTTTAGCTTCATACTCAAACAGAATGGAAATACAGTATGTACCATCACTTTCTTGTGATACTGTAGCCGATTTAATTACCCAATCATCTTTGGGTTGCCTATGTATCTTAGCTTTGACAATTCCTATCTTTGGAAGTTTAATCCCATTTTCTACAATAGCCACAGTTCCTTTTTGATTATTGGTCGTATATGACTTACGACTATGCTTGGCTGATTTGAATTTGGGAAATCCTGTCTTTTTATCCCTAAAGAAGTTTTTATAAGCGGTCTGCAAGTTTATTTGAACATTTGCAAGTGCTAATGAATCTACTTCTTTTAGATAGGGATAATCCTTTTTGTACTGAGCAGGTGTAGTCTGTAATGTCTTTTGATGTTCTTGATAATAAGCAATCTTATCTGCAAGCATCAAATTGTAGACCTTTCTACAACACCCAAAGGTTTTAGCAAATAATATACATTGTTCAGTTGTCGGATATACTCTATATTTTATTGCTCTATTCATTGACTACCTCACGCAATTCATCCCACCACCTACGCTTCGCTTAGAGGTGGGGGATTTCTTGCTGTTTTAAGTTAAAGAATGGTGCAGGGTCAGACGATACATTAATCTCCACAACTTTGATACCTGCTCTGTGTGCTTTGTTAATGGTATCCCGTGTACCGACAGAATTAACGGTAACAAAAGCAATTACGATAGGAGTAGCAGTTGATTGCTGTAGATACTCTATCATCTGAGAATTGCGTCTCGGTCCTGCTGACCGTCCGAATCGTTCCCAATCAGCAGGAAACCTAACACAGGGAATGTTATGAATGAGCGCATATCTCTCACCCAAACTATCAGCCCCTTGTGCCGCGCCGCTTACAATCTCTACAGATTCATAGGATAGATTATGATTACGTAATACTGTATCCGTTACCTGTGCAAGTAACGGATAGTCTGTGAAATGTCTGCTTCCGCAGATAAGAATAGGAACTTTTTCGTTGTTCATAGCACCTCACACAAATAAGGAAACAAAGTCAGATTTCGGTACAGACTTCTTTACTGCGGACGGTATTTCATCATAAAGTAATTCAGAAGTATCTCCGATAGCATAATCAATCCTAGCCCTAGAGATATTCAGATACTCATCTGATAAATCAATGCCGATATATTTGTACCCTGCGTTACGGTCATTGTTTTCATACATAGTAGCCTTGCCTGTGCTTCCGCTACCGTTAAACGGGTCAAGCACTGTTCCCCCTCTAGGGGTAACAAGACGAACAAGGTACTGCATAAGAGCAGTAGGCTTTACTGTCGGGTGGGTATTCTTTCCTTCGGTAATAAAACGCTTTTCAACATCTTTCATATTTTGTGAACTTGTATTAGATTGTCCATTAAATACTTTTGTCGATGTCTTAAAACTATCTAATCCTTCATTTCTATCTCTTTTACTTGCTTTTGCACAATAGAAATAACGAGCGGCTGAACCCTCGTCGTCATACGCTTCAAAAGGCTTAACTCCATTATACTTACCATACACAGTATTGGTACTTTCATAAGGTTTGCCAACAGTACCATTTTTACCGCCTACAGGAAAGCCGCCACAAACCTCTTGTTCGTCTGTTTCATCGTAGGTAAGAATTACGTTTGCAGGAAATCTGCCATTATGTATGTTATTTAATGAATCATTACTTTTAGAATAATTACCATATATTTCGGGATTTGATAAACCACCTTTACCATTTGTAACAATTACTTCATCGCCTACTCTGCACTCGTCAATATTTATCCCGCCTACTCCGTATGTGAGAACGTTATCCGTTGTACTTCCTTCACAAGGTTTTCTTGCTACTATAATAGGCTCGTAGGCAGGTTTGAGACACGTACCCCAACCATCCCACTGTTTGCCCTCTGTGGTCTGATAGTTAACCTCAACTGTGCGTAAATGCCCGTCTAAATCATAGTTGGTCGGTCTAAATCCCTGTTCCTCAACGTTGGTATTTATACCCCAACCACCAGCCTTAACTTTCGTTCCGTCAAGGTTTTTAAACTCAGTCTTATTGCCACTCCCTGTGAGAAGTTTAGCCTCAACCGACTTACCTATATTCATTGATTTGGGAAACCCACTACCATACAGCCACATAATAGTATCACGAATCTCGAATCCTGCGTCCTCTATAGCACATGCTATACGATGGAAAGTACGACTGCCGCCAAAAGCCAAAAGATACCCACCAGGCTTTAACACATCAAAACACTTTTTCCATGTCTCTACTTGGAAAGCAATCCCGCTATTATCCCAACCCTTACCCATAAAGTTCAACTCATAGGGCGGGTCCGTTACAATACTGTCGATGCTCTCTCTCTCCACAAATTCGTCCATTTCTAGCATACTGCCCATAAGCAGTTTATACTGATTGGACTCGCAAAACAACTGCATCTGTAAGTGTCCTCTCTTTCTTCTAGGGTATAAAAATCCCTACACCATACTACTATTATAATATGATGTAGGTGAGAAAATCAACGGATTGTAAAATATTCATTTTGAATAAACGTGCTCACCATCAAAGAAACCATAGGTTAAGTGCAATCTCTGCCACGAAATATACTCACCGTTCTCATCCTTCTTATCATAGCTTTTCTGTGTACAGAAGAACGTGTAGTCGTGTGTAAGACCTTCGGTAAGTGTTAACCATACTGCTTCATAGGTAGAAGCAGATATGGTTTCCGTGGCTGTCCAATACCTCTTGTCGCCTATCGGGGAGAACTGATAACAACCCCCACTATATTCAAATACAACAGCTATGATTGAATTTGGAAAGTCTTTGGACATTACTCTTGTAAGTACACAGGATGCTACGTTGCGCTTCTGCTCTACCGTACCGTCCGTTACCTCTGCTTCAACAATCTTTAAAAGGCACTCGTATTCTTCTTCGGTAAGGCAGGTGTTAGGGTACATAACCTTTGGCTGATACTTACTATACTCGGCAAGTTCTGAGCCGTCGTGGTCTTTATAATAATCATCAAGTATCTTGCTCACGCCTGCAAGAGACTCATCACCTGCAAGGAAGTAAGTACGTTTAGCACACTGCTTAGGAACTTCGGCAAATCCTGCATTGACCATCTCAGCAGGATTTGCGATAACAATGAAAACAACAAATAAGATGATAACAAACTTCTTCATTTCCGCACCCTCGCTTCTCAATGTTTTTCTACTTCTAATTTACGCCACTCAGCAACACCCATGCCACAACGATAGCCAAGGAACTCTCTTACGAAAGAATCTACATGGTTCATAGTTGTACGGCTCTCGCCATCCCACAGTCTATGCAGTTTCTTCTCTGAATCGATGTAGCAAACGATGGTGGCGTAGGACTGTAAGTAGATGTTACCGTCATCGCCCTGTAAAACCTTTGCCTTGCCGTAGAAGGACTTCTGACTACGAGCAGGAATCAAGTCCGTTACGGATGTAACATTGATGCCGTAGAAATGGCTGTTGAACTGCGGGTAACCATAATAGTTCTGAGAAATCTTACACTCTGCTGTATACATTCAATCTTCCCCCTTGTTAATGTACTTGATTAACTGTTACAAGTTCATTATAACATAGTGATAAAATTAAAATCAACAGATTTGGTTTTTAATTACAAAAAAGGTGAGATAAAAATCTCACCCCTTTGCCTCTTTAAGTTTATGCCCTAAACAAAGCAGGCACGTCAACTTGGTCAATCTCTCGTTTGGCGATGTCAAAGTATTTAGGAACTATCTCAAATCCTATGAAGTTTCGACCTTCACACACGCTTGCAACTCCTGTCGTGCCACTTCCCATAAAAGGGTCAAGCACCATGTCCTCGGGGTCGGTGAGCAGGTCAATAAAGAATCTCGGAAGTCCTAAAGGGAACGTAGCAGGATGTTCGTGGTTTGTACTGTCAATCGGTAAGGATAGCACATTAGACGGTCTGACCATTTCGGCTGAATATCTTACACTCATGTTCATTCCCGAACCATTAGTAGTATTGTGCTCGCCCTTATTGTTCCTTCGCTGTTCGCTCTCCAACCATTTGCTCGTGCTCTCTACAAGCACGTTGTTAGGATTAAACTTGTACTCGGGAGATTTTACAAATAGATAACAATATTCAAATCCATCCTTAAGCCGTTTGCTGTTCCCTGTAGGAAATGGATTAGTCTTATTCCATATGTAGGTATCATTCCATAAGAATAACTCTGACAGGGCAAGTACGGTCTTTAGCGCATAAGGGTCACGCGCTCCATTGCTAACATGCTCCTTGATGTTTAACACAAACGACCCGCTTGGTTTTAACACCCGATAAATCTCTCTTCCGATACTCAACATGTATTCGGGATAATCCTCGGAGCGTATACCGCCATAGGTATCAATCCTCTGTTCTGCATACGGTGGGCTTGTCACCACTAAATCAACAGACTCCGAAGTAACTCCCTTTAGTAGTTCCATGCAGTCACCAAGTTCTAGCCTGTACATCGTTCAGTTTTATTCCTTTCGGCATCAGTCAGTCATACTCCCTTCAATATACTGCTTACCGCCTCATTTGAGCGTCGGTAAAATGTCCACTGTACCATACACGAAATAGAATCCTACGTAATCCCAAAGGCAACGAACACATAGGGCGTTCTTTAGGCTTGCCTGTACGGGATATGATGCACTCGACTTCCATGTTTTTCGGATAATTGAACGGACAGCAAGCACACCTGTCGTTCGGTCCAAGTGCAATTGGACAGTAATTCGCGTAAGGGAATAGGTAGCGTTTTCGTTTCCGAGCCAAAAGGCAAACCCCCTTTCACTTCACATCATTTCCAACTTCTTAATAAGCAACTTATATTCTTTACGGGAGACACAAATGGCTTTCAAAAATGCATAGAAGACACCTTTAATCTCATTGAAGGTATCATCCTCAGCACATTTTACTCGCGATACTGTGCCGTCCACAAAGACTACCTCTGTGTACGGGTGATTAAAATTCACAGCCGCAATAGCGTCTGCGGTAAGTCTTGGTGTAGAGTTGGATATGATTGCCTCATACTGAGCAATCAACCCAAGCAAAGCCAAGTTCTCATTTAAACGTGCTATATCCGCAATACCGCAATCCTGCCCCCGCACTGCTGACAGAGGACAGGAACTACAGTCTGTCATTTTGCAAAAGTTTTCAAGTAATCTCAGTTTTAATGAAATCTCTGTCACAGGTGTAACATTTTTCATCTGTTAGTCCACTCCTTATGTTATATTATACAACAAAAAGGGGATGGGCGTTACCCCACCCCCTTTATCAATACCTTACGCGGTAAGGATTTTCTTAAGGACTGCCTGCCCCTTAACAACATCGTTGGTGTTTGTGATAACAGCGTCCATACGGCGGTCAGCAAGAGTAGCGGTGTTACGCTTTGCATCTCTGTGCTGAGTGAAGTCTGTAAGTGCCATGAGTACGCCCCATGCACTGCCATCGAACTTCTTGATGTCATCACGCTGTACATAGCCCTTGAACTCATCCTGTAAGGACAACTGAGTTCTCTTCTGACGCTCTGACATCTTCTCGTCGATAGTCCACATCTCGTTGACGAACTTATTCAACTGAATGCTGTTGACCGAAGTATTAGCCATCTCGTCGCCGTACTCAGCAAGAGCATTGTTGAACTTCTCAGCAAGTTCAAGAGTAAGAGCGGCATCCTGTAACTTACCTTCAAGAGTACCTGTGTGACGGGTTGACCAAATGCGCTCAGCATTCTTAAGAGCAAGGTTAAGGGTGTTGTTACATACAACTCTTACATTGGTCATTGCAACCTGTACAGCACTCTTACCATCATGAGAGTTGCTGATTACACAATAACTCTCTACCTTATCGCCGTTGATGGAGAACTCGGGCATACGTGCGAGCATCCATACCTTACGACCATCGAAAAGGCTACCTGCGGTCTCATACTTAACGTCACCGCCAAGCAGGTTATCAACGAATGCAAATGCATCCTTGTTCTGTACGACTTGATACTTATCAGTAACCATGCCGTAAACCTTCTTATCGGTGCTACGTGTTGTGGCGAAGAACCCTGGGATTTCAATACCTGTCTCGGAGAAAACCCTTTCCTTACGAACTTCCCAATCGAGACCTGCTACCTTAATAGCCTCTTCTGAATTAGGTGCTTCTTCAATACTAACACCAAGACCGTGCCAAGGTGTCTGTCTTCCTACGTACATCATGTTTTCCACTTCTGCGCTCATATTGCCTACCCTTCTGCCGAACTCTGTCGGCTATGTGATTGATTTATCTTACAAGTTCATTATAACCTATCATCAAACCAAAAATCAACAGATTTGAGATTAAGTTAGAAATTAACTTGTCTCGACTACTCAACTTTGAGCAGTCAACTGACTTACAAGTTCATAAATAAAATCCTTTAGGTTGTCGTGGGCGGAAACCCACTGCCCTTGGACGGTGGGATGAGCCTTGTAAATTCGTAGCCATTAACCTTGGCTTTCGATGTACTTTTGTATAGTAGCTGATGATGTCTCACCAATGCTACAGGCAAAGTATCCGTCTAACCAAAATATCTTATGTTTCCAATAACACTTAGATAAGAAATTTGGATATCTTTGCCACAGATAAAATGTTGTCTGCTGTTTAATCAATTTTACAATGTCACATACTCTGTCCGTGGTATCGTAGCTTATCAGAAAATGTATATGGTCTTTATCGGTTTCCATTGCAATAATGTCATAACCTTTAGAATTGCAGATATCGTATATCTTTTGCTTTACATCATCAGCAATAGAGCCTTTAAGAATCTGTTTGCGGTACTTAGTGACAAGAACGATGTGTACTTTTAGGCTGTATTTACGCCTGTTACGGTGATTGTATCTATCATCCATTAGCACTTGTGCGTCCTTTATATCTGATACTATATGTTGCAGAACCGCTCATGCAGATAGACGGACATTTTACACCACATACCTTTTCAAGTACGGTGATTTCTTCTTCTGACAGTTGCCCTGTATAGAAAATACTTACAGGATATTTGTTTTTTGCTTTCTCTATAAGTTCTTGTACCATACGTTGACTCCTTGAATTAACCGCTTGACTTTCACTAATAATTATTATATTATATATTTAGTGAAATATCAACGAGGTACATTATGGAACAGATGACAGTTACAGCTAAAGTTCAGATATCTGTTAATGCAGACAGTAAGGTTTTACTTGATGAAACCATGTCTGTTTATTCTGATGCATGCAATTATGTATCTGACTATGTGTTTCGTACTCACGACTTAAAGCAGTTTTCACTTAACAAGGTTTTGTATTCCACGCTCCGAGAGAAGTTCGGGCTTAAATCACAGATGGCTCAGTCTGTATTTAAGACTGTTATTGCAAGATATAAGACCATTCTCGAAAATCAGAACGAATGGATTCAGCCATCTTTCAAGAAGCCTCAGTATGACCTTGTTTGGAACAGGGATTATTCTATTACTCAAAACTGTTTTTCAGTAAATACTCTGAACGGTCGTGTTAAACTGCCATATTTCTCCGAAGGTATGTCTAAATACTTTGACCATACAATCTATAAGTTTGGAACTGCCAAGCTCGTAAATAAGCATTGTAAGTATTTTTTACATATCCCTGTTACCTATGATGTCGAAGAAAGTAATATCTCCGATATCTGTAATGTTGTCGGTATCGACAGAGGCATTAACTTTGTCGTTACTACTTATGACAGCAAGCACAAGTCTGGATTTGTAAGCGGTAAAGCTATCAAACAGAAACGTGCAAGCTATTCAAAACTTCGTAAAGAACTCCAAATGCGTCAGACCCCATCATCAAGACGTAGGCTTAAAGCTAT